CGAGCTGTCCGAGGCGTCACCAGCGTAGAGCTCGAGCTTCACCACCGCAGCGATGTTGCCGAAGCCCATGCCCACATCCATCCAGGCCTGCCAGAAGATCCGGTTGGCCTGCTTGTCGATGTAGAACTTCACGTCGTTGAGCGTGTAGTTCCGACCGAAGAACTCCGGCGCGGTGAAGACGTAGACGTTGCCCTCGCGCAGGATGTCGTTCTTGATCGTGCGGACGATGCGAAGGCCGAGCACCTTGTTGTAGGTGAAGCCGTCCAGGGCCGTCTCGGACTGCAGCTTGTCGCCGTAGTCCTCATGCGTCCACTGGTCGAAGTCGTCGGAGTCGCTCTCGGTCATCAGCATCAGGACGGGGCGCAGGCGCCCAGCCCGGACGATGTTGCCCGACGAGTCGAGCACCTGGCGCTTGAGCAGCTTCTTGATCTGCACGATGTCCGCACGCTGGATGGCGTAGGTCGTGTAGGTCGTGGCGCTGTCGCCCGACTGCTGGGCCAGGATGCCCTTCACCTTCGAGACACTCGCCTCTCCGCCAGTGACGGAGAAGGCGGTAGCACCGGTACCCTCCTCCTGCATGGCGTCGATGCAGGACTCGACGTGGTTCAGGAACTCGCGGTCCTTCACCTCGACCATGTCCTTGAGGCTGTTCTCCTCGATGATCTTGGTGACGGGCATCTCGTACGCCATCAGCTCCTGCTCCACGATCTCGAACTTGAGGCTCGAGATGGTGAAGAAGCCGATCGCGAACCGCTTGCCGTTCACGTACTCCGCGGTCGGCTGACCACGGAAGTTCACGGCCATCGCGCGGGAACCGGGCTCGATGTCGACGATCTTCACCATCGTGTCGTGCTCGGTGCTCCGCTGCAGGTCGCCGCGAACGACACGCTCGTTCGGAACGATCATGTCGGCGAAGCTGGACTCGCGGAGGCGGTCCTTGATGTAGTTGAGGGAAGCGGCAGCCGTCTTCGTGGCGCCCTCGGTCTCGAGGCGCTCGATGAAGCCCGAGTTCACCATCTCTGCAGAGTAATCCATGATGTCCTCCTAAGGACGGTGAGGGATCAGATCCAGCCGGGCTGGAAGAGGATGGTGGCGTCGCTGGTGCCGTGCGCCTGGGTGATGACGCCGGCGAACCAGTTGCCATCTCCTGCGACGGGCGCGCTGCCACCATTGGCGTTGGTCGCAGCCTCGATGACGCTGGACGAGACGAGGGCCTGGACGAGCCGGCCGGAACTGTCCTCGCAGATCATCACGTAGACCTTCTCGCCATCATCGTCCGCGGCACAGTCGATCATCTGCGTGCGGAACTCGAAGCCCGTGGGGCCGATGAGGCAATGCGCCTTCTTGGTGAGCTGGGCGTCGTAGCGGCCCCGCTCCTGGAAGTACATGTGCCCCGGGACGGCGAGCGCGTCGTTCTGAGCGTCGTCCACGAGCGTGACACGGGTTGCCCCAGTGGCCGCCGTGACTGCGCCGGTGGCACCGGCACCGCGGGTGAACTTGCCCGCGCTCATCGACAGCCACTCACCCTCCTGAAGGGGGTTCGTAGCGTCGGGGTCGAAGACGTTCGCACCAGTGGCGTCGACGTAGGTGTTGACCAGGAAGGGCAGGTCCCGGGTGTAGAGGGCCGAGTAGCCAGGGTTGAGCAGCTTCACGAAAGAACCAGCCATCGTGATCTCCTATTGTCAGTCGCCGGAAAGGCAGAAGGAAGTGAAGGGGTCCAGGGCAGAAGTCCCAGGATGGTCAGAGACGGCGGCCAGGTGGACGGAGCCTGCGCTCGCCATCTTGACAGCTTCCTTGACATTCTCGAGATGCGCGTGACCCCGGAGATGCGCGATCTTCTCTTCGAACGTCATGTCCGCGTTCAGGCCCTTCTCTTCCATCTCGCGGGCGAGATCGGAGATCTCCGCGTCGCGGCCGTTGGAGGCGAGCTTGGTGCGCAACTGAAGGTTCTCACCCTCAAGGCTTGCCACCTTCTCGGAGAGGGCACGAATGGTGCGGGCACTCTTCGCAGAGACCGCCGCCAGTTCAGCCTGACTGATTTTCAGCATTGAAGTCCTCGGTGTCAGCGACGAAGGAGTTGATCGAGACGGGCCTGGCGGGCATCCCGCTCAGTCGCCGCACCCGGCGCAGATGCGATCTTTGTACCAGAGTGTAGCGAGGAATCCAATCCCTTGCACACACCGGCCATGGCCTCTTTGACGTGAGGACCGAGCTGGCCCTCCTCGATGAGATCGTACAAGACCGAGTACTCGGCCAGGGAAGCGATCTTCGCCCGCTGACGTGCGAAACCCTGCCGGGTCCTGGTCAGTCCTACGAAATCGGAGAGAGACGTCATCAGACCTGCCCGTCCACAACGCGCTGCAAACGATCCTTGACCGCCGCCACCTTCAGACTCCCGCGACTGTGAGCCTGGGGCCAGATCGCACGAGCCGAGGCATCACTGGTGACGTCTCCGACATTGGCGAACGCCTCGCGGAGACGCTCACGGGTCGGGGCCTTGAGCGCCCGCTTCTTGGCCGCGACGGGCGCGGAGTTCGAGCCCAGGGCACTACGAAGTCGGTCCTTGAGCGGACCCTTGGACTCGGCGCAGTACTCGGCGGGGCCGCCCGCGGCGGCTTCCTTGTTGTTGGCCATCAGGATGTCGTAGAGCGACTGACCCTCGGCCTCCTTGAAGGACTCGAGCAGGGCCTTCTGCCCATCCTTGCCCGCGGGGGAAGCCGAAGACTCCGCCGGGGAGTTCCCGCCGACCAGGCCCTTCGGATTCAGCTTCTTCTTGCCTGCGGCGGGCGCCTGGCCCTGTGTGCCCGACACGGAGGTCGAGCTCTCAGCGGGCCCGCCAGCGGCGGCCTGCTTGTAGTAGTCGCGGACCATCTCGGAGCGGAAACTGCCCACCGCACCATCGCCAGATGCACTGAGGGAGACGAACTCGAGTGCGTTGGCGAGATCGGACGCCTCCTTGAGGAGGCCGTCATCGGCGGAAGCGGTCTTCTGGAGATCGGCAGCAGGGGTGCCGACCCGGGTACGAGCAGCCGCGAGGGCCTCGTCGATCATGCTGCGGTACGCACTCATTTGGGGCCTCGTGGGGTAGTCATGGGAGCGGGAAGGGACAGGGAGCCGGTCTGCCCAGAAGTGGAGAGAGACTGCGACGCTACGACTGACTTGGTGCCGCCAGTCATGGGAGTCTTTCCGGGCCCAGCGAGTTGAAATTTGGCGAGATTCTGCCCGCCTGCGCGGGTGGGGTTCACCAACCCCTTGGGTATGCCGGAGTTGGCCATGCCCGGGACCTTGATCCCGTCTGAGAGGCTATTGGCCGCTTCCTTTAGCAAAAGGCCCTGCTGTAGGAGTTCATCCATGAAGAATCCCCATGCTGGGTCTTTCAAGCTCACGAAAGAGACCTCAACTGATCGTACCAGAAGTAGTAGTCATCCGAAGTGATCTGCTGGCTGGCGAGCTCGTGGAAGAACGCAGCGGTCTTGATGAACGACGCTTCCTTGACTCCCCCTGCGACCGCACGATCATACGCCTCCTTCAGCTCGGCGAACCGCTTGTTGGCCGCGGACTCCGAGAGCCCCTCCCTGATGGCGTGATCGGGGTGGTGCTCCCGGGAGAGCTTGCGGTACTGCTTCTTCATGTCCGCAGGAGATCCAGTGAACTTGAAGGCAGCATCGTCAGCAGCAACCTGCTGGACCTTGGCGGCCTTGGCGGCTGCATCGTTCTTGGCGATGTTGTTCTTTATCCCCTCAACTGCGTCCCCCAGGGACTTGCGACTCTTCGTACCGAGGGCAGCATCCTCCAGGGTTCCGAGGCCCTTTTGGAACCCGAGATTCTTGGTGAGGCCGCGGTACCGGAGTCCGGTGTGGACTCCGGTACCCATGCCTGCTCCTGCCATCCCCCCAAGGATCCCACGACCGACTCGATTGGCTACGGACTGGTTTTTGTCACCAGTGAGGGCGCCGCCAGCTGCTCCAGCAACTGACCCGATTCCTGCACCGATGAGGGTCCTTGGGAGGGGCATCAGTCCACCAGCTCGAAGCCGTGCTCGTCGAGGATGTCGAGCGCGCAGTCGTCGATGAACGACCCGTCGTAGTCGTCGATGCTGCCCAGCTTGGCGAACTCATCCGCCCGCTCGTACGCCATGTCGAAGAGATCGTCGGCGGACGACTTCTTGTCCATCAGCGCCTTACCGCCTGCGGCAGCGGCGATCGCTCCGCCCGCGACCAGGCCGCGCTTCCCGTAGCCCTTGAACCGCTCGGCCCGGAAGACGCCCTTCTGCCGACGGAGCTTCGCAGCAGTGCTACGCGCACCGTCGGAGTACCGAGCTGCCGAACGAGTGCCGCCGCCCCGGTTTCGGCTCGCTCCGATACCTCGGCGCGGGAGGCTGCCCTCGTCGCCCAGGTTCTTGGCTTCGTCCATGAGCTGCTTGCGCTCACGCGCAGTGACATTGAGGGAGGCATCTCCCTTGATCTTCTCACCGGCCCGTGACGCTGCTGCCTGGTGCCCCGTCACCAACTCCTTGAGCTTGCCACCGAGGTTGGACGTCATGCTGGAGCCAATCTGCCGGCGTCCCCCGCTGGCGGGGTCCTGGCCGCGATTCATTGCCCGAACGCGCGGGCCGAGGCCCGTACGGTACTTCTTCTTCTTCTCTCCGGCTTCCTTGTCCATCTCGTCCATGTAGGCACGCGCCATGTGACGACCGAGGATCTCAGCCTCCGCCAGCTTCTCGTACGCCTCGTCCTCGTACGCCTCGTCCTCGTGGGAGGCCTCCTTCTCGTACTCGCCGATCTGCTCGGGGAGGACGTTCTCGACGTAGTGGTTGTAGAGCTCAGCAAGCTCAGCGTCTTCCATCACGTCGAGGTCGATGCCCTCGGCTGCAGCGGTCTTCTCGAACAGGTCGACGATCTCGTCATTCATGGCGGATGCCTCTTTGGAGTGATCGTCCTCGACGGACGAGTGGTTGTGGATGAAGGAAGCGTACAGCTCTTCGACCTGGCTCTCGCCAAGCTCGTCGAGGTTCACGCCTTCAGCGGCGGCGGCCTTCTCGAAGAAGCGGACAGACGCCGCCTTCTCCAGGTCTTCGGCCGTGACGCCCCGTGCCTCAAGCTCCGTAAGGAGGGACATGGGTACTCTCAGGATCAGGTTCGTGTGATTGAGAGGCGTCTTCGGGAGGACGTCCCTCGGCCGGCTGACTCAAGCCTAATGCAAGGCCCGGCCAGTAGGCAACATGTAGCAGAATATTTGAGAGTTCGACGGCATCTTCCGCCGTCTTCACATCACTGCGAAGATCTCTCGAATACCCACCAGGGACACGAATCGCCTGGAGGTCAGGCTTTTTCGTGATGATTCCCAGCCGGTACGCATTGTACAGCCGAGAGATGTGATCCAACCCCGCCCGCTCACGCAGGGGGGAGAAGCTGTCTTCTGTGGGACCTCGGACAAGCCGAATGCGAATCGCCGATGGGGCGAACGACCGTTTCGGAAGAAAATCCGTCAGAAGAGAGATGATCCGAGACATCGCCTCTTGAGGCACGAAAGACGCGGCGTCGAAGGGAGACGCCTGAGACTTCAGCGCACAGGGACGGAACACTTCCCGGTTCTGGTAGAGCTCATCCGCCAAGGCGGGGTTCTTTCGTGAGAGAAGGATCCTCTGGAATTCGTGCGGACGTACCACGATCCCCAATCGCGCCGCGGCGCGTAGGTTGGGGCCCGGAGACTCCGCCATCTGGTCCAGAACCTCTCGTGGGAGCTCCGGGAGACTCTGCTCTTCTTTGCGGAGCAGGCTCATCTGCGCAGCAGTCGGGGCGGGGATCCGCTTGAGCATCTCCGCCCACTTGGGCATCTCCGCGACCTTCGTTACCCCGGAGAGGTTGACCCTCTGGTTGAAGACGTCCTTCAGGTGCGAAAGATGGTGCGGCGGGAGTCCGTACTGGCGCGAGAACGTGTTGACCGCGATCTCCTTCCACATCTCGAACTCAGTCGCAGACATGGTTCCGATCAACAGGCGCTCTTCAGCCAGGCGTTCCTGCATGAAGAAGCGCAGAGCCTCCCGCTCCATCGGGGTCGATGCCGGGATCGAACCCAGGGCACGCGTCAGCTTCTCTTCAATGACGAAATCGGGCATAGGTGCCGCTGCCGGCTCCTCTGCTCCTGCGGTCTTCCGCATGCGGGGCGGGATGAACGGGTAGATCGTCTGGGAGTACCCGTTTGAGCCGAGCACCTGGTCCGTCACATTCGACATGACCTTCGCAGACCGCTCCGCTCCGACGAACACGTAGGAGTCATCGAAAAAGCGAGGGTAGTCGTTGTAGACCCCGCAGATGCGGCCGTCTGGCAGAAGGGTCTTCATCCCATACGGAGCTGGGGCGCCTCGCTGGACGTGCTTGCAGTACTCGAGTGGGGTGCGTGCGTGGTTGTCGCAGATCGAGCAGCGATCGTAGGGCACCTTGGAGCCCATGGATGTGTCAGGAAACTCCCCATTCCGGATCCGATCGTAGAGATCGAGAGCGCCCATTTTGGCGCACATGTCCCTCACGAGCTCCGAGACCAGGATGACCCGCTTCATGCGGTCGTCCCAGAAGGCGCCGAGGATGAAGCCGTACGCCTTATTGGGGTCCTTGTTGACGTGGTGCCGGAAGCGGTGCGCGTTGTAGAACGTGGGGTATCCCCAGGTCAGGGACCCCCAGCGAGGGAGGGCCTCAGTCTGGTTCGCCGCACGACGCCGCGCATCGATGTCCCACACGGGAATGTCCTCGAAGCCGGGAGGCGCTCTCCGCAGTCCAGCTTCGGTGAACCAATCGCCGCGGAGGTTGAACCCCACGTACTCACCGGCCCCCAGGGCGGAGTTCACCAGGTACAGGCGGCCTGGCTGGGCCTCGATGGACTCCAGAAGTTCCAGGACTTCAGGAAGGTGCTCTCCAGACGCAGTCTTGCAGAGACCTCCAGTTTCGGAGGCCCCGTGGGCGGAGCCGGGCTCTACTCGATGGATCAGGGGAGATCCATCACGAGAAGTGCCTCTGAAGAGGGCTTCCTTGTCCATCAGTCCCCGCCGCCAAATCCGGCCATCATCTGCTGCGGAACACGACTCACCGCCTTGCCTGCCTCAGTGGCCGCAGGGTCCGACCCTCGGTTCTGGAGCTGCTGCAGGAGAGCCGGATCGAAGCGCGGAGCACTCGAGGGGTCATCCGGGTCCATGCGGTTGGTCATCACCATGTCGAGGATGGTCCCGGCGATGAGCGGATCCTTCGAGTAGCTCGGATTGGTACTCCGGAGGGTCTTGAAGGCCATCCGAAGGTTCGGGTCGTCCGGGGCACCCAGCTGCGGGTTCACCTTCAGCATCCGGTTGTAGTCCCGGTTGAAGGTCATCGCACTGAGCGTGTTGTCGAGGGCCTGGGGGATCTTGGATCCCGCCCACACTGCCGTGGGAGCTGCCAGCATCAGACCCCCGAGCTGGGCGGTAGACAGTCCGCCCATGGGGGCCCCCGCCTCCTTGTTGAGCGCGTCTGCGAACTTCTCGAGCTCGGCCAGCTCGTCCTGGGAGATCTCACCGCGAGCGTAGGCGGCGTAGGCATCGGCGGGCACAGAGACAGACATCAGGAACCTCGAGTCTGGAGAGCGGAGATCTGGCGGATACTTGCGGTCTTGTCCCCGAAGAGGGTCTCGGAGATCTCCTCGTTGAGGTACTTGCGATCCCGCTGGAGGTCACTCAACGCGATCTCCATGTGAGCGCGCTGCGTCGCCAGGGCAGCCATCTTGTTGAAGCGGGATGGCAACGGATGGTCGGGGTCGATCTCACCCAGGCGCTGCGTCCGGTGGACCTTGAGGCCTGCGGTCTTTTCGACCTTGTCCGCGAAGAACTCCGCGAGCTGGGAAGCGACCTTGGTGGCCTCAGCATGGTTGACGGAGGAGTCCATGCCGGAGAAGCCTGCGTGCAGAACCTCCTCCAGGGAGTGCCCGTCTTTGTAGGTGTTGTACGCCGTCTTCACCAGCGCGTCCCACGCCATGGCGGACGCCGTCTTGCACGCCTCGATCTGCCCCTCGAGGGCACTGGAAGCCTCTCGGAGATTCCGATCGAGATCCTGCACCTGGCGGGCGAGCTTCTTGTTCTCGAACGCCTCATCCTCGCCGCTGGCGGTCTTCATCAGTTCGTCGAAAGCGTTGGCCCGCTGGAACTTGACGCGAGGCTGGGCAGAGGCGATTTTCTCTGTCATAAGAGATCCCGAGGTGGAAGTAGTTCGCGCCTGCGCGGAAGCCACCTTCGCAGCGTTGAGCATCCCTGCCGCGACACAGGGGTCGGGCGGGTCGAAGACGATGTAGCGATCTGCGCTGCCCGCCTGCTTGTGCATCCGCTCGTACGCGTCGTGGTACGTCATCTCACACACACGCCGGACGTGTTCCGCGGTGAGGGTCGCGTCTACCGCACTCGCCTGCTTCACCACGGCTTCGGTGAGCGGAGTTCCGTGCGTGAGGAAATCGGTAGTCGCGTTGCGAGCAAGGCCCTGAAGGTAGCTGCGCGTGATTGTGGGCCCGCTGAACATTCATCATCCGGGGAGAGAATGGGCACTCAGTATACAATGACGATCTCAGAAGCTGCGCGCGTTCTGGGTCGCTCCGAGCGTACTATACGCAACTACATCAACTCGGGCCAGCTGTCGAGCCAGCGGTCTGGGCGGCGCCAGCACCTGGACCCCGAAGAGGTCCATGAGCTCAAGACAGAGGGGATGCTGGAGCGGCCGAAGTTGGCGGAGATCCGAACGCTGCGCGCGAAAGTGCGGCGATTGGAATCCCAGATGGCTGTGGTCCAGCAGATCTTGGATCTACGGAACGCCAAGCTGGGGATGACCCCGGACTACGCCAATGCCGTGATGGGACTGCTCCGAGATCAGGCTGCGCGTCCCCAAGGGTCGTACACCCTGAGAGACCTGGAGAGCTGGGCCGACATCTTCGGTCGCGCAGATGAGGAAGACCTCGCGGTCTTCGAGAGGGCGGGGCATCCGACCGCGTGGGTGGAGCTCCTGCGCCTGAGCAGCCGGATGATCTCCGAGGTCGTGGCGAGGGCGGACTACAAGAACTCCCTCGCTGCGCAGGAAGTCCACAAACTGCTGGCAGACGCGCGCCGCCGGCTGCGAATTTCCTGCTTCGTCTACCGCGAACTCAAGGGGGCGCTGCCTCCGGAGTTTCGAGAAGGCGCGACTGTGAAGGAGGACCTCTTTCACAGAGTAAAATTCGGGGAATAAACGGCCATAACCTCTGTGGCAAAGGAGGTACCTAATGCCCAAAGTGACCCTGACGGCACGGGTGGAGGCCCTTGAGGGCCTCTTCGAGAAAGAGAAGGAGAAGAGTGCGCTCCTCGAGGCGCGGGTTGCCGTGCTGGAGCGGAACGCCCTCCAGATGGCGTCGATGATGGGACCGTTCGAGGTCCTCTTCCTCCCGGGCAAGCCGGCGGGAGACCTCCTGGCGGCCTGCCTGGAGAATCCGGAGAACACGGAGAAGATCATCACCGCGTGGCTCGACAGCATCGTCGACCACGTCGTGGGGATCATGGAGCAGCACACACACGCCCTGGCAGAAAGCCACGGCATCGATCCCCGCCCCCCGAGGACGCTTCACGCGGTCCTCAAGGCGGGATTCATCACCACACAGAAGCAGAAGCGAGGGTAGAAATGGCCAACAACAAGGCAACCACCGAGATGAGTGGGTACGCGAAGTACAACCTGTTCGTCGAAGACGGGCTCGGGGTCGGTCCGAACGGCCGCCGTGCGCTCCACGGAGTCGCCGTCGCCGGTGGAGTCTGGGCCGCCGGCACGTACGGCGGCATCGAGATCATCCAGGAGAACATGATCCCGGCCATCGGGGCCGGGTTCGTGGGAGGGTTCATCGGCACCTTCGCGGCGGATGCGATGCTGCTTGATGACGGACAGAAGGCGCTGATGGCGCTCGAGCGCCTCCGGAAGGCGGAGGCCAACAACCCCGCGATGGCGAAGGCCATCGCGGAGGCGCGGGACATGCGCAGCGCCATGGGCATGGATGATGGGGGCGCCCAGCAGGGGCCCGAGGTGCTCCGGAACCGCGGTGGCGGACGGGGCTGAGAAGACCTGGCGACTGGCGGCCCTTCGGGGCCGTCAGTCATCCAGTTCCCGATCGATCTTAGCACTCGGTACCAGGATGTCCGGACGCGGGTTGTCGATCATGGAGACGATGAAACAGAGCAGCAGGGCGTGGAAGGAGTCATCCGTGGTGTTCGGAGACTTCCGGTACTCCGTCATCCGCGTGCGCTCGTTGTACTCAGAGAAGATCGCCAGCATGTCCGACGCGAAGGGGCTCCGGAACTCCGACCATTTCGGGAATCGGAAGACCGACCGCCGCTTGATGGCGTTGAAGACCGCGCTCATCACCTCAGAGCGGTGAATCAGGAAGCGCCCCTTCGAGGAGTCGTACTTCATGATCGTCTTCGGAGTGGAGTACTGGTACCTGACGACGCGCTGGGATCCGTACGTCCGCAAGAGCTCATCATTCGGCCAGTAGCCTCCACCGTAATCGACCCCCACTCGGTCGATATTGAACGCCTTGAGGAGCTTCTTGATCTTGGTGATCTGCTCCTTCGGCTCCGCCTCCGCACCGCTGAATCTGTGCGAGAAGATGATGCGGAAGAACCCGTCGATGTACGCACCGATCATCAAGATCGTGTACGAGTTGTTGCTGTCCTGCCCCCAGTCGATCCCAGCGTAGACCTTCTTGCCCCGGACCTTGCCCATCGCCTCCTTCAGCTTGTCCGCGGCCATGCTGAATTCGGGGTCGCAGTTCGCCTGGACGTCGCTCTGCGTCAGGGGGCGCTGGCCGGAGTCAAAGCTCTGGCCAAGGACCTCATTGTAGAACTTGCCTCTCGAGTACCCGTTGTACTTCGTTAGAATGTTGCTCCAAGAGATCCAGGGCACCATCAACTGAGGGATGCGGAAGCCCTCGAAGGTGTCGAACTTCGGGTTCGGGTTGCCGGTCCGGATCCACTGAGCCATCGGGTGGTTCGCGTGGATGGGCTCCCCACACCGATCACAGGAGAGGCCTCGAAGGCCGATGTTCTTCTCCCCCAGGATGTTCCAGTGCCACGACCCGGGGTTGTTGGGGAGGCCATGCCTATCACAAGGCACCACCCACTCGTTCTTCGTCGAATACGAGTCCCAGTAGACCTGGATGGGGTTGTCCAGCGACTTGGGGGTGCCGCTGTAGATGAACCACTTGAAGGGGCTGTGGGATGCGGCCTCTTCGATGACCGGGATGTTGTCGAGCAGGAGATCCTGAAACTCGTCCATCGCGATGAGATCGGCGGACAGCCCACGGCACCGGTCAGCGTTGAGGAAGGCGTACCGCAGGGTGAGCTTGCTACGGTTGATCGCCTTCTTCTCGAAGACGTTGTCCGTGAGGTGCGACGGGAACCAGGTCCGTAGATCTGGACACGTATCGATCGACTCCTTCAGCCGCGTCTTCGAGAACTCCTTCGTCTGCGTGCTCGAGGGCGAGACGTAGAGAACCTTGAAGTGGGGGATGAGACACGAGTAGGCCAGCATCTTGTTGCCGAGCGTCGTGCTCTTCTCGACCTGTCTGCCGCACATCAGCAACGTGCGGGGTGCCTGGATGTCGTAGATCTCCCGAAGGTACCCCCGCTCTGCGAACGAGAAGTTCGTGAGGGACCGGGTGTGCGCGTCCGGCATGAGAACCGTGGTCTCGACGAACTCGGAGGGACGCACGGGGATCGGCGCACGGCGTAGATCTGCCGACTTCTGCCTCTCCCTACGCGGCGCCTGGTACTCCCATGGCCCCGAATGGTCTTTGGAAAAACTCATAGAAATCCGGCATAACGCTTTCGGAAGACACTATACACGGAGGATTTTCCCATGAATGATGACTTGAGTGTCCTGGTGGTCGGCGCAGAGGTGCGCGCCATCAGGAATACGGGCGAGCACATGCTCGCCCTCGTAGTGGAGGACCGCAGCGGAAAGCTGCACACGTGCATCCACAGCACGGGAGAGCTGGGCGCCCTGCAGGGCGCCCTCACCGAGAAGGCGCAGGATCCGACGAAGTTCGGGTCCTGCATGGTCGCAGAGTACTACCGCCGCAAGGCGCTGCACCGTCACCACCGGCAGACGGCGGGGGATGAGACCACCGGCATCTGTCGCGGGTGGCGGGTGACCTACCACAAGAAGCACGGGATCCAGCTCTGGGCGGCAGCGGAGATCACCGACAAGTTCGGCTCTTCGGTGGTCCCCGCACTGGTGCAGGAAATCCGGGAGGAGAACATCGAAGGGGTCCTCCAAGATCTCATCGGAGAGGAGATCCCGGAGGATGGCCGCTGGGGGATCCTGGTCCGGGAGCTCATCGGGAACCTGAGCGAGGTGCTCCCCCTGGGGAGCGTCTGGCCGCTCAAGGTGGGCTACCATGGGAAGTATGTCGTCAACGACCAGTCCCCCAGTGAGTCTCCCGATGAGCCTACGCTGGTCGGAGCAGGCGGAAGCCAGCTTCCGGAGATCTCTACTTGGTGACCTCTACTCGTGGGAACTGAAGCCGCAGGTGGACCCCCTTCGCTGGGTGGTCCACCTGCGGCTCAAGCGGTGGATCCGCAAAGAAGAAGTACCTTTTCTTAGGTCCCTCCTCTCGGAATGGTGCGAGGCCAACGACGCGGTCTACCGGAAGTCAACCTGGAAGAAGTGGGACTTCCGGGCGCTGATCTTCATCAAAGGGCTGGGTCCCGTGCAGGACAACAGCCCTTTTGACCTCTTGTAGCGAGACGCTACCGCAGCAGCTTCGCTTCCTTCGTGGCGCCGGGTCCCGCCAGGTAGTGGGCAGCAAGGCCGCCCGCCACGCCGCCAGCAACGGGGGAACCCACCGGCGAGGCCATCAGAAGTCCGCCAATGCCCCCAGCCATCGCACCGACTCCGGCCCCCCGAAGTCTATTTCCCTCGTGGGTAGTCATGGCGCCTGCAGCTCCTCCGGCTGCTGCCCCCAGCGCAGTAGCAGCTCCCAGCCCCGCAAGGATCAGCGCACCCATCTCCGTCACGGCAGTCTTCTCCCACAGCGGATGCTCGGCGAGAATCTTTTCGTACGCGGCAATCTTGTCCATGTCAGGACTCCTGAAGGCATCGATCCACCAGACCCAGGAAGTCTGACGTGTAGTGGTCGTAGCTGAAGAAGGGAGAATCGGTCACGCCCTTCGCACGCAGTCCGTGTGACTGGACCTCGGGGATGTAGTCCGCACTGAACGCCTCGGTGGAGCCGAAGTGGGACTCGACGATCTCTGCGAGGAAGCTGCGGAAGTCCGCGTTCTTGACGTCGAAGAACTGGTAGATCAGGTCCCCGTTCTTGGCCACGATCTCGGCGCGGAAGTGCGTGCCTCGGTACTCGGCACGCGGCGGAGTATCGAGCTTGACTTCGTGCCCTGGCGCTGAACGGTCAGGGTCTTTCATGAAGTCGGGAGTGTGCATCAGGCTGTAACCTTGGTGATGGTGATGGGGAGCTCGACGAACTATCGCCCTACCTCGTGACCCTGCCGCCGGGTCTGCCCGTCCGCCCCTTGAGCGCCTCCACGAGGGCGCGGGTCTGCTCCTCCTCGGGGTCGCCACCTACGGCCTCCAACAGCAGCACGAGGCTCGTGCGGTTGGCGAGGCCCGTGCCCAGGTCGATGTGGGCAATACGAGTGCTTGCGTCGACATGGGCCCCAGCGAGGTTCGCGCCCTCCAACGCGCAGTCCCGTAGATCTGCACCGTGCAGGTCGCACTTACGCAGGTCACAGTTCCGCAGGTCGGCACCCTTCAGTCCCGCCATGCGGAGGCTGGCCTCATTGAAGTCCAGTCCACGCAGGTCCTCGCCCATGCAGTTGAGCCGGCGCGGCGCGGCGCGCTCCCACTCACGGTAGGCGATGGACTCAGGAGACGCGGGATTGGAAGGGTCCCCGGTGGGCGGCCGGTCTGTGGGGGCGAGATAGCGCCCGTGGTCGGCGATGCGGTCGATGATGCTCACGAGTCACCTCACGTCGGTGCGGCTGTGGTGCGCGCGCGGATAGCGTTGATCGTCCCGTTCACCCCGGCCGGCAGTGTCTCCGCCGTCCAGGTGATGCCGTCGGACGACGTGATCACCGTCTGGGTCGTGCCGACGGCGACGAACTCGCCTGCGGAGGCGTCCCACGCCACGCCACGCAGATCCTCGGCCGTGCCACTGGTGCGCAGATCCCACGATAGCAGGGTGGGGTCTGCGGTCGTGGCAACGGCGCCTGAAGCCCCAACAGCAACCCACAGGCTGCCATCTGGCTTGCACGCCACGGCATAGAAGTTGGTTCCGGCAATGGCGCCGCCCGTGGCCCAGGTGGTCCCGCTGTCGGCGGAGTAGCCCAGGACACCCCAGGTCGATGAGCCTCCAACGACGACAATCAGCGTGCCATCTGTTGCCATCATTCGCGGGAACCCGACTGTCCACGTACCGATGGCGCGTTCGGTCCATGTCCCGCCGGGGCCGGTATCACTCGTCGAGAGGTGAGGTTGACCGTTGCCGCTGTTCCAGTGCCACCCGCATGCGAGCATGCGCCCGCTGGCGAGGGTGAGGAAGTCGTCAGCCAGGGAGTAGTTGTTGCCAGTCCAGTGGCCGCCGGAGTTGAACCTCATCTCGACCGAGCTGTTGAAGTTCCCGTCGGCGAGCACGTCCGCGATGGACTTGTACCTGCCGCGCCCATTGTTGTGACCGGTCAGCGCGTACCCGTTCACGCTGTCGATATAGACGGTCTGCGTGGCATAGCTGGTGCCACCAATGTTGGTGTTCCCGCCCCAGGACGGAGTGACGAGGTCCGTGGTCTGGGCGGTGTCCACACCGGTTGTCTGATCGAAGCGGCACAGGAACGAGAGGAGGTTGCCGTCCTCGCTGGTGTCGATGCCCAGGAGGTTCTGTCCTGACCACGTTTCGTGGACGGTCCACGAGCCACCGCCGTGCCTCCAGAGGGTCTCGCCGTCTGAGGTGACAGCCGTGAGCAGCGTGGCGGTGTCCGGGTACGTCTGGATCTCGATGTTGCCGGTCGTGTAGCCACCCACCGTCGCCGTGATGATGCGCGTCGCCTCGGTGAGGTCTGTGGCGGCCACGATGTCGAAGCTGCCGTCGCCGTTGCCAGACACCGTGAAGGATGAAGCATCCGCACCGCCGAGCGTGGCCCCGTCCGCGTCCACGGGGCCGCGGAATGCGACAGACCCGACCGTCGTGCCCGAGGGCGAGGCAGAGACATTCAGCTCGAGGATGGATGGCGTGTTTGCGTCAGGATCGAGGCTGCTCCCGCCGCCCGCGCCCGCGATGCGCTCGGAGTACGCGAACACACTGACACGCCCGTACGCGTCGGTCAGCACATGCGACAGCTGCACCCCGTCGCCTGTGGCAGTCGACGGGTTGGTCCACGACGGAGACGCCGTCGTGCTGCCCGTCACCGTGAGGGGGGCTCCGTCGGAGCCCTGGGCGGCCACAGTGCTGTGCGCGGGGCTGTCGGACCCTCCGGAGTCGGAGAGCGTGGCAGAGCGCGCGCCGGCCGCGGAGTTGAACGCTTCGGCATTCGTACGGCCTGCCACAGCAAGCTGCGGAAGCGGACGAGTGCAGTAGATTCCCAGCGTCTCGATCTCACCGCCGATGTCCGCTTCCAGCTCATAGTAGCCAGGCCCCGGAAGGGTGATGGTCGTGCTGGACGCAGCGGCATCCGCGATGACGACGGCCCCGGTTGTCGTCCCATTCGGGAATGCAGGATCGTTGGCCGCCGGAACGACGGTGGCCGTCCATCCGTTGAACGTCCCCAGCGAGCCTGCCGGCGTGGCAATCGCATGGGGCCCGAGGGTGGACACCTGGAGATCCGCCCCCTCTCTGGGGACGATCGCAGCTCCGCCGCCCATGATTCCAGTGAAGCCCACCGCGCCCTCCTACAGAGTCCAGGAGACGAAGTAGTCCATCGACGCGGAGAAGACGATGTCGATCGCCCCGCCGACCGGAGAGACCAGTCCCGTAGGGGAGTCCTCGAACCCGCCGCTCGTGCGCACCGTGATTGGGTCTCCGCCGTCGATCGTGATCGTGCCATCTGCGCCGTTGGCGAAGGCCGTGATCTTCTGGACCGTGGCTCCCGCGGGGACAGTCACGGTCGCGCCTCCGGTGCCCGACGCGTGATCGTAGTCGCCGTCATGGAGCAGGTTGATGTGGCCGGAGGCATTGCGGTCGATGCTCAGGATCGCAGACGACGCGACGTCGTTGTCCGCCATGTAGGTCTTGAGCTCGAAGATGGTCGCGAACGACCGGGAAGTCTGTCCCATGTGCGGCTCCTGCTACGCGAAGTTCTGGGAGTGTACCCCGTGGCCGCTACCCAGGCCGGAGAAGCTGTCATTGGGCCGCAACGTCAGCTCCCCTCGGACTGGAGAATCTCGTCCCGGGAGCGATTGCTCACAGAGCCTGTGGGGGCCAAGTCTATCAAACTGGGCATCTCTTTCCGACCGTGGAGGACCTTGAACTTCTCGAACTTCTTGAGCGTCTCCTGCAGGGCACTATCACCTGCCTGAACGCGCTCGTCGATTCGCGCCAGGCCGCGCGCCAGGTTCCCCAGCATCTCCACCTTCTTGGACGAGAGCGGTAGTGACCGGGCCTCGAGGAACGAGTGGTACAGCTCCCGCTGCACCTCGACCATGATCTTCTTCCCGTCCAGCTCCCGGTGAACCCCCAGGCGGTAGGCCGCAGCCTCCGGACCTGCGCGCACTGCAAGCTGGTACGCGCTCTGCAGCGGGTAGGTGCGCTTTGTGGAGTCCGTCTGAAGGTACTCGGCCCAATCCCCCACACCCATGATGTCTGGATTCCAGAAGTAGTGCCGGAACTCCGCAACCGCGAGCTCCGGGACCGCGCACCCGAGCTCCCCCAGGTTTGCGGCGGCCTCGTGGAACGGGACCCCGCTCATCACCAGAGCCTCTGCCTTCTCCCGCACATGGGGATTGCCGAGGATCAGACGCTTCATCGCATGCGTCGCGGCGTCTGGGTGAACCAGGGAGAAGATCTTCTTCTCCCTTAGCCAACGAGTGGAGGCGCGGTGCTTCGGGTCCCAGGGCCGGAAGTCCTTTGGTCCCCCCGACACCTCCCTCTGGAGCCGGTCGTGGTCTTCCTCGGAATGCGCGGAGAGGCCGTGGATCTCAAGGTTCAGCACCACCTCTTCATACGACAGCGCCGCCCCGATCACGAGGAGGTACTTGATGAAGAATTCAGCCGGGTGCGCCATAGAGCTACTCCGTCATAAACCGATCGAGGTCATCCAGGGATTTGATCTCCTTCTCCAAGGAATTCATTTTGCCTCGAATTCTATCGACGCGGGCACTCGAGAGGTCCAACTCTCGCAGGGCAGCCAAGTGATTTCGATTGTCCAGGGCATCCTGCAACAGCCCCCCTGCGTGCGCGCGTTCCAGCGCCGCATTGGCCCGGCGGAAAGAGCTGGTCACATCTGCCATTCCCCCCGCGGTCATACCTACGGCACCGCCGAGCGCCCCGCCTGCGATAGTTCCGCGAACACGAGACTTCCGGGGCAGCTCTCGGCTCTTGGCGTAGCCAAGCGCAGCTCCGCCCACCACGCCGGTTAGGGCCCCAACTGGGGCCCAGGCTGCAGACTTTTCGAAATCCTCCCAGAGTGGGTGGCCTTCCAAAAGAGATTCGTATGCTGCGAGTTTGTCCACGGTGGTCCTCAGTAGCGGCTATGCCGATCGATGCGATCCAGGCGATTGCGGAGCTCATGGTGGCGATCTTCCGCCCGCTGCTCCTTGTAGAACTCGTTCAACTCCCGCTGGTGCTGCTTGGTATCGAGCTGCCGGCGGACGGCCCCCAGGGTGGCCCGGTCGTAGTTGTTGTTGCGGACGATGCTCTTGGCCGCCCGGATGTGGCTCTCATCTTGGGCAGACAGCCCGGCGCCAACCAGGGCCCCACCGAGGCCACCGAGGACTCCCCCGATCACAGCGTTGGGTGCCGCACGCCGTGACGGTCCGCTCAGGGCCGCGCCGAGCGCCCCGATGCCGCCCCCAACAAGGCCGCCCACCAGGGAGGCCTTACCCATGGGGGTAGCCTTCTCCTTGGCCTTGGCCTTGGCGTACCGAGAGTACTGACGCTTCCGAACGCCGTACGGGATTGCAGCTTCTGATACATCCGGCTCTTGGGCGCCGAAAATGCGTGCGAGCTTGTCCATGGGGGCGGCTCCCTGTTTCGCCAAGAAGGACTCCGCGTCCCTGCGGTGGTTCTTGTACTGCCGAGAGCGCCACCGGTGGCGCAGGGTGCCCGGAGGAGTTTCAGCGAGCTGCTGCTTCTTCTCCATCTCCATCTTCCGGAAGGAGTCGTACGCCTGCCGGACCTCGGCAGGCGTCATGTTTCCGATCTCGATGAGCTGCGGGGCCACTGCGGCCTCCTACACGGTGTATTTCTTGAGGCTCTTGAGGCCGGTGATGACGTCCTCAAGTGCGAACAGCGCACGGACCGCTGCGGTCTTGGGGATGGACTGCAGGCCGACCTGCGCCGCGAGGACTACTCCCGCCAGCTTCGTGGACGCATCCTCGAGCTGGGGCAGGAACTCCACGAAGGTGTCCACGTTCTCGGGGTTCAGGAAGTTGAGCGCGAGGACAGCATCCACGGACGCGGTGTCCACCATGGCGGAGGCCCGCTTGTCAAAGGAGATGGCGCTGATCTCCTTGATCAGGTTGACCCGCTTGGGGATCTGCACGTCGAGCATGTCCACCGCGGCTTCCTTCGCCGCCTCGACCTGGTACTCATCCCGACTCGAGAGCGGCTGGAGCCCGAAGAGGCGAACCGCCTCTCCCGATGCTGCGGCCTTCTCGAAGATCGCAGTGGTGAGATTCTGCGGCATGCCCGCCGCAGCCAACCAGAAGGCCCCGTCCACCCAGTCATGCTCCCCGGAGCCGAGCTTGTCGAAAACCGGACCGTCAAGCCGACAGCCGCCCTGCCAGGCGCGGATCTCCACCATCGTGGGGTACGCGTTGGCCTGCGCCGCCTTCATGAGCTCGGGCCCCGCGGTGAGCTGCACCGGGTTGTCCAGAGGGAGGAACTTGTAGTCGGCAGGGATTGCGATCTCGGTAGGAGATGACGCGACCGGAGACGCCAGGCCCTCCGAGGGGATGATCCGGATGTCCTGTCGGTTCATGTCCTGCGCTGCGAAGTACCCACGACCCTCCACCGTGACCTTGGTGAGGATCGTGTAGGGCACGGTGGCGACGATCGCCTTCTCGTTGACCTTCACGAAGACGCCGAAGCCTCGGACTTCAGGCTTCTGGGGCAGCGGCAGGTTGTGGCTCACCCCCACGAGAGATCCCACGATCTCCGGCTGCACCGAATACTGACTCCCGTTGGTGAAGAGCTTCATCGGAGTCGGCTGACCCGCAACCGGGTCGAACAGCGTGGGGAGCACAAAACCCACCACCTGCTTCCCGGTGGAGGCGTCAGTGACCTTGTAGATGCCGAACTGACTCACCGGAACCGCCTGCTCCTGCAGAGGGTCGGGCGCAGCCTGGACGTTGGTGACGGTAGCCGCTCCCTGCTGGTCAGCGGCCTGCAGCATCTCCGGAGGGAGCGCCTGCTGGGCCTGCTGAGCCGTCACCTTGGTCTCCTGCGGGGCCATGCCCTGTGGGGCAGCAGAGACCTTGATGACGTAGCCGTAGCCGTCTGGCCGCACCTGTACGACATCGGTACCCGGACGGAAGGCGGAACGAGCAGCAGAGGCCAGCTTCTCCGAGCTGGTGATGGGGCGCTCAGTGAGCCGGGCGAGACAGGCCATCACCGAGGCGTTCTTCTCGATGAGCCGGCGAACCTTGGGGTCTGCGAACTCCTGGTTGAACGCGCCGAAGTCGCTCTCGTTGAGCGTACCTGAGATGGCCTGACAGAGAGACCCTCCAGAATGCGTGGTCACGGGCTTCTCCTACTCAGGATTTCTTGGGGTATTCCTGATCGATCGTATCGACCAGCTTGAGGAACTTGGCAGTCCGAGATGTTTCGGCCGCACGGATCGCCGCAAGTGCAGTGTCTTTCGAGACCTTTCCCCGAGTCAAATCTCTGGCCGCCTGGCTGGCATACTGCTTCCGCAGCTTCAATTCACTGAGCGCCGGATCGATGGCCGAACTTGTCTTGACCTGGTCTCGCTCCACCCGGGAGTAGTCATCGCAGACACCCTCTGGAGTTGCCCCGAAGGAGAACTGTTCGCAGTACCCGCCCCCGGAAGCGATGGCCCGGTAGAAGCGGCAGTCCTCGCACTTCTCATCCCTCGACGAGATCGGGGTGTACCCCGGGGCGTCGGATGCCGCAGCCAGCTTGGGGTAGAACGGGAGCATCAGCGCATGCCGGCGATGGGACTGGGCTTGAGGTAGCGGTAGCCCTTCTTGGCCTTCTCGAAGACCATGAACAGGCCGGGGGAAGGGAGTCCGCTGCGTGCAGCCCGGATCTCCTCGCGCATCCCACCGCTGAGCATGCTGCGGAGCTTCTGCTGGTCCGAGACCTTCTCGAGCTTCTTCGCCATGCTCCGAGGTACGGCCATCACGAACTTCGTGCCGGGCACCTGGTAGAAGGCGAGGGAAGCCACCGTGGCCCCGCTCTTCAGAGGAAGCCGCTGGCTCCCCACTACTGCAGAAGCCGGGACCATGTTCGAGGAGCTGAAACTGAGGGTGACGGAACCTTCCTTCTTGAGAAGGCCCATCTCCCTACGCGCCGCATCTCGCTTCTTCCGCCGCCAGTTCTGGACTCCCTGATTGGCGGCGGTGATGGCCGCACCCGTTCCAGTACCAACAAGAGCGCCACCGAGGCCGGCTCCAAGCCGCTGCTGGATGCCCTTCTTGTCCCATTTGGCCTTCGATGCTCCCATCGCCCTGAGCGCCCCGAGACCGGCACCAACCCCGATAGGGATGGTGGACTGACGAACGGCCCCTTCGACCCTCTCCTTCCCGGAGAGCCCGCGCTGGTATTTGTCGAGCTTCTTCGTCCGCTTGAGCTCCGCCATCTGCTGGAGCTGGTCGGCACTCATGTTCTCGTAGTTCGGCGCCCCCGCAGACTTGTGGAGGCCAAAGCCCTGACGCTGCTGGTAGGGCGGGTGCAGCTGGTCGATCAGAGACTTCTGCCCAGACGGACGCTTGGCCGGACCGTCGAAGATGGCCGGGCTGGTGAGCGCAGACTGCACACGCTCCGCGGTCAGGGGGAACGCGTTCCCCGCGACCTCGAATACGTGGAAGGGCTGCAGCTGTCGGTCCGAGATGATGATCGGAATCCGGAGCATGTTCTCAGGATTCTTCGACTCGGTCGCCGCAGCGGGATCACTCTTCGGCAGCAGCATGGCGTGCCCGAATGCGAATCCGGCCTCCGGCTCCATGCGCTGGATGTCAATGTTGACTTCGAACTGGCTGAGGAACGGGAGCTGCTGGTGCAGGTTCGACAGCACATGCGCAGGCCACTTCGTCTCGTCGTCCGGCATCTTGGCGATGGACGCCGCCTTCTCGAAGAAGGAATGCGGGTCGACCTCGGGAAGGAAGAGGGCAGTCATCGAGGTGCTCCTACAGGACGGCTGAACTGGTGCCGGCGCGCGTAGCCAGGTTCGCCTGCCTCGTAACCTCCAAACAAGAGGTGATGTTCGCAGGCACGGGTGAACCCATACTACTCGCTCTCGAGCGTGGAGGAAAGGAAGGGCTCCCCTGTGATCTCTGATGCGGCGAGCTCGCCCAAGAAGACCGCCGTGTCCGGGGTAGGGACCCCCAGAGCGTTCAGGCCTGCTTGGATCTCAGCGAGAGACTTGGAGAGGGCGGAGAGGAAGGAACTGCCCCGGAGGACCGGCTCACTATTGCCGGTGTCTACGTCCTTGGCGATCCTGATCTTCTCAGCAGTCTCGAGGAGCGCCGCTCCCTGGCGGGAGATCCCGAACGTCAGGCTCTCGGCTGACACCGGGGCCATCTCGTCGTCGTAGACCCGGAAGTCCACTACTCGCGCTGCGGGGTCCGGTGCGTCGGGCCTCCGCACAGGGATCGTGATGGGCAGAGGCGCGAGGGCACCTGCCGCAAGGAGTGTCACCTTGGTCGAGACATCCTTCAGAGGAGGCCGGTCTACCGGCTCATCGAGCTCCAGTCGGGTCCCCTCGGTAGCCCCCATCTGCAGGCGGAGCGTAGAGCTGGGGGAATCCACATACTGGCGTACTTGGTGCTCGTACTGAGCTGTCAGCTCTCCATCTCGATCATCTTCTCTGTGGAGGTTTCGCCAGGAAATCTTCCCGCCGAATGTCTCCACCTCCCAGTTCTCCGCCAGGGTGAGTACCTGGTTCTGCTGGGGGTTGAAGATGGTCCGAGCCAGCGGAGTGCTGCGGATCTCTACGATGCCCCCACGCCGGATCACCACCCCGTTCTGATCTCGAGAGAGCGCGGCGATATCCCCCGGGTTCAAGTAGGGGCGACCGGAATGGAAAGAGCCCGCTTTGCGCGCATCCTCTGTCGTCGGATCCATGGTGTACGCGTACCCGACGAGGAACTTCTGCGACCCGTCTGACGGTACGGCCACGTACACCCGAGCACCGACCTCAGGCATGGCATGGATGCCTTCCCCCAACGCGCCCATGAACAGCGATGACACCAGAACAGGAGTGAACTCCTTCGGTGGGTCATCGCCGATCACGCGGCAGATCCAGCGGTCGGGGTCCACCTCGACCACTCGGCCGAGGTGGATCTGCGCTGAGACCGCCCGGGTTGGCGTGGCGGGACTCTCCATCTACTTCTGGCCACCGCCGAGGACGCGGTAGCCTCCGTAGCCGGCGGCACCCACTCCAGCAGCGCCCGCGGCACCGAGGGCTGCCTGGCCGCCGCCGGTCTGGAGGGCGCGACCAACGTGCATCTGGGCGCGGCTCCCGAGCCACTTGAGCTGATCTCCTGCGCCCATGCCCTTGTTCATCTTCCAGCCGCCACGGACGAACTTACCCCCCTCTCGGGTGCCCCCCACCCGAGTTCCGACAGTCTTCGCTCCCTTCATGCCAGAGCGGAACAACCCCTTCCCGAACTCCTGCAGGGCCTTGATGCCCGCCTCCTTCTCCATCTGGTCGAAGGCGAGAAGGTACGGGCCCGGCATGTAGCCCTCAGAAGTGCCGTATGCGTCGATGATCGCCTCGGCGGTCTTCTCTGCGTCGAGGCGTGCGAGAGCGGCTTCGTAGGCGGCGATCTTGTTCATGGTCATTTCCCGAAGAATGAGAACCTGGAGGGTGGCGAGGCCGGGGCCTTCTTTTGGGGCGCAGGCCGCGAGACAGGAAGTGGCTTGGGGGCCGACTTGGGCATTGTAGCGGGGGACGGCGGAGTGAGCCCGAAGGAAGCACCGTGGGCAGCTCCGGGGATGGGGTGGCCGTGGATGTCAGAGACCCAGTTCTGGGCCCCTCCTTCCACGTACGTCTCCTTCAGCCGCTGGAAGTTGAGCCGCGCCATCCAGTCCTCTGACCCTGCCAGCGGAGCCTGGTTGAGGGGCTTGAGCGTGGGGCTGTGGGTGATCTCCTTCCTGCCTGCCCGGCGCAGGTCTTTGTTCAGGTTCTCGACCTCACTCAGAGGGAGCATCTGCCCGCGCAGGATGTTGGGGGCGTCACCGGGGTTGTTCACCTTGGTGAGATCGGTCATCGCCCGGATCACCGTCTCGATGTTGCGCCTCCGCTCGTTCCCTGTGGTCTCCACGTAGAGGCTGTTCAGGTTCTCCGTCAGGTGGTTCCGAACCGCACCCATGCTCTTTGTGATCTCGAGGATGTGGTTCGGGTTCTTCCTGCCTGTGGAGAGGGCCTCCGCCTTCTTCACTTCCGCGCCTACCCGAATCTTGGGGAGGAGCTGGTTGGTGTGCGGGACCGTGTGCTGCTTCCCAGTGATCGTCACGATCTTTCCACCCAGGGCGTCGCTCATGATCTTCTCTACGCGGCCCGACACGGTCGCCAGCGTCGCCTCACCGCGCAGCTTCTTCGGGACCTTGAGGAGGTCTTCCGCCGCGGTGAAGTAGTCTCCGACATCTCCCGCACCGCCCACACCACCTGTGTGGAACGTCCGCATCTGCATCTGGGTGATGGGCTCTCCGAGGGCGTGCCCCGCGATGACCCCGACGTTGGTGCCGACCTTGTAGTTCTTCCCGCGCTCGCTCAGCCCGTAGCAGGTGGCGCAGATCCCCTTCACTTCCTTGCAGGCCAGGGGAGACCGGACCAGCACCTTCTTGGGGCCCGAGTTCTTGAGGCGCGTGCGGAGGGGCTCAGTGATGAGCGTGCCCTTCTTGAGGGAATCGCCGCCCTTCAGGGGGACATCAGCAGCCAGGTAGCGGCCGCCAACATCTGCATCCGTCACGGGGAGGAGGGTGCCCTTCGTGGTGCCACAGTCTTCCGACTTGATCGTCTGGTCGATGACCGTGTTGATAAGCTCCTTGGTGAGCGCGCCAGGCTTCGCCGTCGCGCTCGCGCGGTCGATGGTTCCCTTCCGCGCTCCATGCAGGGATGCCCAATACTGGGAGATGGGGAGGCCTTCTCCGAACGACTTCACGATCGGGAACGGGACCTCCTTGTTCATCGGATCTTGGACCAAGATCGGGCCCATCACGAGCTGGCCGAACTGGTTCCAGTTGCCCTTCGCCCCGCTCTGCGCCCAGTCCCACATGCGGTTGCTGTCCGTGCGGTTGTACCGAGCGGTGCCGACCTCACGGAGCTCTGTCTGCGCCTTGCGGTACAGGTTGACGATCTTCTGGTCCTTCTCCTTCTGGCTGCCGGAGCCCTTGCGGATCTCCCGCTCCTTCACCTGGTACTTCTTGAGGCGCTCATCTCGGAGCTTGAAGCCGTCATGGAAGTCGTTGAGGCTGACGCTCGACCCGTTCTTGTAGGCCAGATTGTGCCCCAGCGTCTTCCACTGATCGATCATCGAGGCGAACTCACCTGGGTGCGCTCGAGCGACCCGCGTAGCGAGACCCTTCATCTTCCCCTTGGCCATGCGGAAGCTGGGGTCATGCAGGAGCTCGGCATCTCCCTTGAACTCCGCGGGGAGCGTCTTGTTCAGCGCCAGGCGGCCCGGGGTGGTGGGCTTCGTCATCCCCTTGACTGAGATCACATCGTAGGACTTCAGCTTGCCCTGCTTCATGAGTTTGAGGGCCTCCTCCTGCGTGAAGGATCCGGACTTCTTCTTCCCCCAGCGGGTCGCCTGGTAGATCCCCAGGACGCCATCTTGGCTCGGGGCGACCATCAGGTTGCCAGAAGTGGGCGAGAAGAGATTCTTCGAGGGGAGCATGCCCTTCGCCTCTTCCACCGCCTTGTCTGAGATCGGGACGTACATGGCCATGGTGTCCCCATCGAAGTCAGCGTTGAAGCCTCCGACGACCAGGGGATGGATCTTGATGGAGCGGCCCTCTACGATCTTCGGGCGGAAGGCCATCATCGAGAACATGTGAAGGGCGGGGTCCCGCTTCATGATCGCGGGACGGTCCTTCACCACGCGGGCCAGCGCCTCGTTGGCGGCGGGGTGGTTCTTCTTGATCATCTCCCGCGCCTCTCGTGGAGTACGCGCGCGCCCCATGCGGCGCCAGAGCTCCCGGATGACGAACGGCTTGTACATCTCCATGGCCATGGAGCGGGGGACCCCGACCTCATCCAGCGGGAGGTCTGGATCTGGTGTGATCACAGAGCGACCAGAGAGATCCTGACGCTTGCCGAGTACGCCCGTCTGGAAGAACGAATATTTCGGCTGGCTGCTCGCCCCCGAAAGCTTGTCCATCAGACTCGGGAGCTGCTTGCCCTCGAGCGTCATCCCGGTTGTGCGCAGCGCCTTGACGGTCGTGTAGATCTCCGCCTGGAGCTTCTGGATGTCCCCCACCGGCAGACGCTCCTTCTCCGCGTTCTTGAGCTGCCTCACCATAGACCCGGTGATGGCGTACATCTGGTTGACGGGGTCGATGATCTGCGTGCCGTCAAAGCCGATGCTCACCTTCCGGAGCTGCGGAGGAAGCACCGGGATCACACGGTTGGTGTACGCGTCGATCGGCTTCAGCTTCAGCTTCTTCAGGGCGCGGAGATAGCGAACACGCTTGTACTCCACGTTGAGCTTGCCCTTCTTCGCATCCGTCAGGGACTTCTCGCTCTTCTTGAGCTCAGTGTCCACGTTCAACGCGCGGAGCTTCTCCTCGATGATCGTGAAGCCGGACTTGCGACCCTGCGCACCGGACTCGGACAGGAGCTTCCGGAACTCGGGCTTCTTCATCCGGAGCAGCAGCCGGACAGGCTCTTCGAAGACCGGGTTGGGCACGCGCATGCCCAGGTCCATGTGACTCCACTTCCGGCCGTCAAGCCCTCCGGTCTTGCCGCGGTCAAAGAGGCCGCCCCGCTCCTCTCGAGTCAGCGAGCCCTTGGCCGCGAGCGTCTTCTCTGGGAGGGTGAGCTGACCACTGCTCTGGGCAACGGCCTGGGCATCCGTCATGGGCATGAGGCTGTACTTTCCACCCTTCTCGGATGTACTCACCCCCATCGCACGGAGGTAGTGCTGGAAGTGGACCATGGAGCGGGGGACCTTCGGGGGCGGCGGGCGCTCTCCCCGCATGATCCGCAGCCACACATCCTCGGCCTGCTCTCGGTCAGACTTGTAGGTCTGCATCTCCCGAAGGTTGTGTACAGCTCCGTGAGCCAGCATGGAGTACAGATCCAGGCCACCAATGCGCTGGCCTCCCTGCCCGACGCCAGAGCCCTGAGCTGCCTCCCCAGTGGGACGGTACTTGTACCCGAATCCACCAGCGCGAGCCGTGACCTTCTTCTCCGCCTGATGGTCCAGCTTCAGCGTGTACTGGAACCCCGTGAAGATCTGACCGAGGCTCTCCCCCGTCTCCGGATCGAAGAGCTCTTCGGTGTCCGAGAGCTTGTGCTTCTTGAGCTCGTCCTTCACGAACTGGCTGTAGTCCTTGTCCGGGTCGAAGTTCTCAACCAGGAAGGGCTTGCCCGTCTTCTTCGCGATCTTGCCCGCTGCGGTCTCGAGGACCTGTCCGACGTTCATGCGTGAGGGGATGCCCGCCGGGCTGTGGAGAACCTCGACGTGCTTCCCGCTCTTGTCCCGCGGCATCTGGTCATCGGGGAGGATCTTGGTGACGATGCCCTTGTTGCCATGTCGACCTGAGAGCTTGTCCCCGATCTCCATCGTCTGCTCAGTCCGGACGTAGACCGCCAGCTTCTTCCCGGTGTTCACCACGCGAACGACTGTGCCGCCGTACTCGTGATCCCAGATCTCAGCGGCATCGACGTAGTCCCGGATCGCCTTCTTCAGCGCGGCCTTGACTACCTGGGTCTCCTTGGTGTTGTCCTGCTTGCGCAGCTTCGCGATCAGGACATCTCCGGGCTGAACCCGGGTCCCCTTCTTGATCACGCCATTCTCATCCAGCTTCCGAAGCGCCTCAGGAGTGGCCTTGATCGCCCCAGCGTACTGCCGCCACAGCTTCCGGTTCACCACCACGTTCGGCGTCATCTCGACTTCGACGCTGTGCAGGTGACTGGACACCAGGCTGGACGCGGCACTCTCCGAGATGACGATGCCATCCTCGAAGTTCAGGCCCTTGTACGGGATGTAGGCCACACGCAGGTTGGTACCCAGGGCCAGGGTGCCCTTGTGGGTGAAGTTGGAGTCCGCGATGACCTGGCCGCGCTTGACCTTGTCCCCCACCTCTACCAGAGGGGTGGAGTGCATCATGTGCTTCGCGCCGTTCAGCGGGTAGTGATCGTACAGGGGGTACTTCGAGGCCTTGCCGTCCGGGCCCTTCACCACGATGGCCTTCTTGGAGACAGAGGAGACCGTCCCATCCGTGACCGCTGTGATAGCGGCCATGGCGCCCACCAGGCGCTCGTAGGAGGCCTTCCCCTTCTGGACTGACTGTACCAGTGGGGCCTCCCGCTTCTGGAGCCCCACGGCCTGCTCCTGGTGCTTGGCGGCCATCATCGCACGGTTGCCGTTGTCGTTCTGGATGAACGGCACCAGGTTGGCGCTGATCGCGAAGAGGTTCCGAGCCGAGGGGAGCACGTACTGGACCTGATTCCATGGGCGCTTGGAGGTGTTGCGCTCGTCGTCGTAGACAACGACATTCGAGAACCGAGGCTTCAGGCTGTACGTGCCGTCGGCCTTCTTCGTGACCTTGACCTGGTCTGGGTAAGCGACCACCGCGTTCTCGAGCTCGGCGGCGCTCTTCTCTTCGACCCGACGGGTCTTCACGTTGATGACCTGCGCCATCAGCCGGTGGCCCTTCTTCTTGGCGCCGAGAGGTACATGGAGGACTACGCCAGTGGCGGAGTTCTCAGGGGTCTGAAGCGGATCGAGGAGCCCGAGGTGACTCGGGTTGATCAGCTTGTCCTGCATCATGTTGACGTTGTCGCCCTTGATGCCGCCGAACTCCGCTCCGAGGATCGTGGTCTTCGTGTGGTTCGAGACGAACTGCAGGGGGTTCGTCTGGGTGGGGAGCTGTCCCGCCTTGAACTTCGACAGGATGGCCGCGCCGTACCCCACGCCAGGTGCGGGGATGATCTCCGAGATGCGATCGCGGCGATCGACGTTGTTGCGAATCTTCCGCTGCAACGAGTAGATGTTGGCGCCCTTCGTCAGATGCTCGTGGATGAAATCCTCGGCCCCGAAGAGGCGCTTGTTCGAGAGGGACTGTCGATCGTCCTCCTTCACGCGACCCTTGCTGATCCCCACCAGCTTCGCCGCGGAGAGGAGCAGGGCCTCCCCGGAGATCTTCTCGAACTTCTTGCCCAGCGCGGACTGCATCGTGTCGGCGCTGACTTCGGCTCCCTCAAACACCTGCTTGGCGAACTGGGCAGCCTCTGCTGGGGGCGGGGGCTTGTAGTCCTGAGACTTCTTCCGGTTCTCGATCGCCTTGTGGAACCGCTGCAGGGTTCCGGGCTTTGCCGCAGCCCTGTTGGCCTCGAAGATCTTCTCTCCGAACTTGGACTTCATCTGCTCATCGCTGATGCCCATGGCCTTGAGCACCGGGTAGATCGCGATCTTCACGGTGGACGCATCCCCGCTCTTCACGATCAGGTGCATGCGCCCGACCTTCTTCGGGTCCTTCCGCTCGATGAAGATCTTGAAGGACCCGATCTTTGACCCAGCAGCGACATTCCACTTCGCGAGGAGGTCGCCGTTGCTGGCCTCTGCGTGGTAGGCACCGGGGTTCAGCCGAAACACCCCATCGAACTGCCGCTCGCTGCCTGCTACGATGTAGCTGTACCGAGTGGTGATCTTGGGCAGAGTGCCGATCGTCCGGGTCTTCTCGTCCAGAACCTTCTTGGTCTCGATGTCCACCAGGCGGAACTTCGCCTTGATGTCCGGTCCCCAGGTCTTCCCCGTCAGTCGCGCGCCCGCCTGGGACTCGTAGTTGGCCGAACTGAACTTCGGCCCTTCCTCAATGACGAGAGAGAGGAGCTCCAGGCGGTGCTTCCTGCCCTCAATCGGAAAGTGAGAGGAGATCGCCTCTTTGGTCTTCTGGACCAGGGAGCGGTGGGCTGCTTCAGGGTTCAGATTGGACACCTAAATACTCCACAGATCGAGGCCATAAGTATAACAGTCGGCAAGTAGCGCCGACGCTGGAGCAGCACATGATCAAGCAGCAGCGTACCAAGACCGATCCCGACCCCCAGCCCATCGAGCCGGAGTGGCCCGATGATTGGGGAGGGCTCTGAGATGCTGACGTGGGCCTTCTGGGCGGCAGTGATTGCTGCCGCCGTGAGAACATCGTCTGACGTCTTCGAGGATCACATCGAGGACTTGGACGATGCCCAGGATGGGTAGGAGGCCCCGGGAGAGTGTCCTTCGAGGTCGGCGTGATGCCGGCCTCGAGGGGCTTTCTCTCCGTCCTCCCGAGATTTCTATAGCCCCTCGAACCGCAGAAGAGGACATCCTCGCAGCATACTGCCCGATCGTAGAGGGACGCTGTGGGGACATGGACTGCAAGGGCTGCCCAGAGTTGAAGGAGGAAGTACCCGATGCCCTGTGGTTGTGCTCTGCCTGCGCGGGGGCCCTACCGGCTCTCCCCTTTTGGGGCGCAGGAGAATGTGCTGGCTGCGGAGACTACTCGAGTTTCCTGCTGGCGGTGATGCCGTGACCCCCAGCTACTACTGTGAGTACTGCGGAGCTCACATTGTGCGGCGGGAGGCCGCCCTCTGTCTCTCCCGACACCGGATTTTCCGACGGGCCGTGCGGTGGACCGCAGAAGTAGAGACGTTCACTACGGGAGATCACGAAGTCATGTTCCATGAGGCGTGCTTCGTGGAACATGCCCCCAAGATCTTGGGGGCTCTGCTGGAAGGAATCCAGATCTCAAAGCCTCGCAAGTGGGCGATCAACCCACCGCAGTGGGATTAGCCGACCTGGCGTCCCGCACTGGCCTGCGGAGTTCCATTCGGAGCAGGATTCGACATCGCGTTTGTCGGATCCTGCTTCGACCCCGTCTCATTCATTAGCTGGACTACCAGCTGGTAGAGCGCGGGGTTGGAGGTCTGCATCTGCGCAAGAGACTGGAACATCGCCTCCTCACCCTGCTCAGCCTTCACGGTGCGCAGGAATGCCGCGGCTCGCTGCGCGATGTACCGGAGGTCTACGCCTCCTCCACCGGGCTGTACCTGTGACTGCATTCCCGCCATCGCTGCCGGCATGCCCGTGGCGTTGGGGTTCTGTGCGTTCTCGTCGTACGCCGTGGCCCCTTCTGGGAGACCTGCAGTCTGCTGGGCCTGATCTCCGCCCTGCTGAGGCTGCTGTGAAGGCTGCTGTGGAGGCTGCGCGGGCTGCTGTGGGGGAGGCTGCCCCGGAGCTCCGCCCTGCATGGCCGCCTGAGCCTGCATCTGCTCCTGCTGCATCTCCATCTGTACCTTGGCCTGGGAGCGCATCTGGAGCTCCTGGGCCTTGGTCTGGTAGCGGGATCCACGCAGCTGGGCTTCGCCCTGGATGTCGGCAGAAGCCACCTGCATCTTGCGGTTGGCCTGGAGCTGCGTCGCGATCTCGTCTTCCATGCGCTCGGTCTCGAGGTCGAAGTTCTCTCCGACCTCCTCCATGAGCCGGCGGTTGCTGATCTTCTGTGCCTGGTTGAGCTGCAGGTAGAACATGCTCCTCTGGAGATCGTCGGCCATGCGGAACTTGTCGAACCGCGCAGGGACCTTCGGCCAGTCCATGAAGGAGAAGATCTTCCCGAGGATGAACTCATTCACGAGCTCATGCCGCTGCATGTTGAAGCCCAGGAACATGTTCTCCAGGGCACGGAGAGAGGTACTCGACCCACTCCACTGGAGGCCGCCGAAGATGAACTCTACGGGGATGCCGGCACCGGCCAGCATCTGCTCCGCGAGGAGTCGCATCTCCTGGTAGAGCAGGAGGGAGCGCCCCTGGCCGCCGATCTGCTGGAAGCCGACGTTCACCGGAAGGACAGGGATGTAGTTGTGGTCCCGCTTCCACATGTTGATCTCTTCATCAACACGCTTCTTCCAGTTCGTCAGGTTGTACGCGCCGTACGGCCCCTCGTTACCTCCCGTGCTCTGGCCCGGGAAGAGAATGCGGAGGGGGACGATGCTCTCCTGGAGGACTGCCTCGTTCGCCTTCTTCATCACCTGCAGGTAGTACGCATCCTTCAGCAGCGGGTAGATCAGGGGGGTTCCCCACCCCTGGTCCTTCTGCGCGATGGTCGGACGCTTCAGGTGGTACAGGTTGTCCTTCGAGAAGAGCAGAGACTTCCGACGCCGCGCCGCCTCGAGGAACTCGATGGGCAGCGTCTCGATGGTGTCCTTGTCCCCCAGCTTGATGTCATTGAGCACCGCACGGGGGAGCTTGAAGAAGTACTTCGTCTCCCCTGTGATCTCGTTGTGCTTGATCGTGATGTTCTCGGGGTTCCAGCGGACCAGTTTGATCTGCCGGAAGCTCCGCATGTAGACGTCGTGCTGCTTGGCGTAGCCGACGTGCCCACACTTGCACTTCTTGAGGTAGAAACGGGAGTTGCGCCAGGTGTAGCGGAAGCGGTTCGTCTTCGCCCGGTACCGGGCCTTGCAGCTCGAGCAGATGAGGTACTTCTCGAACGGCAGGAACACCGAGACGAAGGCGTTGCCGTACACGAAGTAGTCCAGGCCCACCTCGACCTGGAACGAGCGCAGCTTGAGCTGCCCCTCGACCTTGCGTCCGAGCTTCTGGAGCTCCGGGTCCTCTGTCTCGAACACCAGAGGGGTGACCGGGTACTCGGCCATCTTGGAGCAGGCGGCGTTGATGACCGGATTCGTGAGGAAGTAGTACCGACACCACTTGTGCAGCTGGTGCTGGTTCGTCGGGAGGAACTGCTGCGCGATGTCGAAGAAGGGGGACGGGTATTGGATACCGAATCCACGGCTCCCGTCCACACTGGCGCGACGCGGATTGAACCGACTGAGCTCGCCTGAGACCGACATCTACTCCCCCTGCCCGAAGGCCCGATCTACCAACTGCCCGCCCGCACCTGCAGCATCTGCGGCTACGCCCTCTCCTGCTGCGAGTACGCCGCCAGCGGCCAGCGGCAGCAGCCCCTTCTGGGAGAGCATCGACCTATCCCCTGTGAGGGGGATCTGGTTACCGCGGAACGTCTTCGGCAGCTTAGCCCGGAGGCTCTTGGGGATGAAGTTCCCGGCGTCCATCCCAGTGCCTCGACCCATGAACATGTGTCCCAGCCCAATGGCGGTGCCTGCCCCAGCAGCACCACGGGCCAGGCGCTCTCCTACCCCACGCTTACGCCCCGTCTCGGGATCGTGCGACTCGAGGCCTCCTGCCACTCCTCCGACGGTCCCGAGGCCCACGTTAGCAGACCTCTCTCCGGGCATGTACGTCGTCAGGCCCGCCGCCGGCTTGAGCTTCTGGGCGCTACCAGCCTGGCCGATCTCGTCGTAGAGTGCGCGCAACTGACTCTCCGGAATCCGCTCCCCAGCGTCCAACCTGCCCTGAGTCTCCTTGACCCGCTGTGCCAGCGCCTTGTTCAGCTTTAGGCCCTCTTTGCTGCGCTCTCCGACGCCGAGGATGTTCTGCCGCCGCAAGAACCCTGGGTCCTTCTGAGTGAGCACGTCATGCTGGAGGAGTCGCCCATCTCCGGCACTGCGGAACGTGTCCTTGTACATGCCGACCCGCTTCGACGCAGCGTCCGATGCCCCAGCTCCAGAGGTGATGTCTGTCCTTCCAGACTTCCACCCGCGCGCGAGACTCTTACCCGGCTTCGTCACCAGCTCTTTGGCGTGCCGAAAGAACTTCCCGGCTGCCTGCGGGTTCTTCGCAGCCAGCGCCGCGGTCAGGCCTCCCATGGCGAGGGTTCCGACTCCTGCGTGCCGCTTCAGAGAGCTACGTGCGCGACTGACGACCCCACCGCGATCTTCCTCCTTGGCAGCCGGTGCGGGCATTTCTGAGAGCTTCTGCATCTCGTCTACGAAGGCGGCCAGGGATTCCGGGGTCATACGGCCTCCTGTCGGCTCAGCTGCGCCCGGCGGTGCATCATGTACTCCAATCCGGTCACGATCTTGGCGGTACAGATATCCGCCTGGGTCTCGCGGAGTACCGTAGCAGGCTTTGTCAGGTAGTCCATGAGCCGCTTCTGGACGGGGAGCGTCTTGAACTTCTCGATGACCCGCACCTTGGATCCGTCGTACTTCTTGCTGAGCTCTTCGTCCGGTTCGAGCTTGAGCAGAGAGTCCGCGTCGTACCGATCCGTGCAGTAGCTGCAGAGGCCGTCCACCTGCGGCTCCTCCTCATTGTCACACTCACCGCAAACCTGGGTGAGTCCAGAGATGAGGGGGTTGACGAAGGTGAGGGGCTCTGGGACGAACCAGATTCCCGCCTCCGAGAGCTGGGCCGCGATGTACCGCCGCACCTCGTCGCTGAACTCCGGGACCTCCGAGAGCGTCCCCAGCTCTTTCCGGATGCTGGCAGCGATGTCCACCGCCACCATCATCTGTCCGACGCTCTGATCTTGGATGGCACCTGCCGAGGGGAGGTTGTTGTTCAACGCCTGGGACAAGAAGTGGAAGGTCTCCCACTCCAGCCAGAAGTTGTCGCGGTTCGCGACGGTCAGGGCCGCCAGGATCTTCACGAAGTTCACGCGAGATACGGTGGCCTCAGTGGCGTCTTCGATCGACCTCTTCACGACCGTGGGCTCCCACTCCAGCACCTCTGCCCCAAACAGGCGGAGGCAGGCACGGAGTAGGACCAGGGGGTGAGCTTGCTCATCCCGGAAGAGCTGCAGATCAGTTGCCGCCATCGTTGCTGTCTCGGGACTGGGAGGCGAGGCGGGCCATGAGCTTCTGCTGCTCGGGAGGCATGGCCTTGAAGGTGCCGATCGGGTCCTTCTTGAACCGGTCGCAGACCGCGTCCGTGAAGACCTTGCCACTGGTGGCGTTGAACGCGCTGCTGCCGGAGTAGCTCTTCAGCATGCGCTCGTTGACGTAGTCGCCGCCCTGGATCCAGGAGAACTCGGCCTCCTTCGTGGCCCCGTAGACCGCGAGAACTGGATCGGGGAGACGCGCGCCGTAGCGGCCAGTCACACCCGCCTGCTCGTCCAGGAGGAACATCGCCTCAACGACATCCTCGGTGTCCATCGCCGCGGCCATCTTCGAGAGGCGGAGGTACCCCTCTCGCGTGTCCTCACGGGTAGTGAACTCCCGCCGCGCCTGTGCGACCTTGGAGAAGCGCGGGCTGAGCTCCGTGCCGCTGTACTGGAAGATGTGATCTGGCACCGTGGCCCCCGTGAGGGACGCCATCTTCACCAGGTCCACTGCGGCGTCATGCCGATCGTAGGGGTCGAGGTCTGCCCACTCCCGGGTCACCTCCGTCATCACGTCGAAGGCCGATGCCACCTTGCGGATGACGGACGGGGAGGTCGAGGGGCGAGACGGGGCGACGGAGAGGAAGACCCGGCGCTCATCTGCTCCCTCCAGCGGGGCAGAAGCGGCCTTCTCCAGATCTCCGTCTGTGATGACTCCGTAGTGCTGCGCTGCTCGAGTCAGGTTCACCGAGGCGACCTTCATCGCGGTGTCGGGGAGCCCGTGGGTCGCGTTCAGGAGGTACCACTGCGAGACCAGAGTGGAGCCTGCGTCGTAGCAAGCGAACTTCCGGTGCTCCTTCCCTTCGCCGTCCACCAGGATGAGCGCGAAGTCCCGGTCGAGGAGGTCATCCCGCTCCACCCAGGAGGCTTCTTTGAGCAGCGAGGTGGCGAGTGCTGCGAGTTCCGACCGCGAGAACCGCTCGCCCAGGTCATCGTACTGGTCGATCACTTCCATCACTGCACCTCTGCGCCAGATGTAGGGAACATCATACTCTGTCATAACCCTGGTAGCACATCACCAGGGTCTTAGGAGCGTCCATGGGTGACTTCACAAGCCGATATTCAACCCATACCGAGGAGAAGCCAGGGTGCTACGGAGAGGAAGACTACTACGACATCACGGATAGCACTTGCCGGGCTTGCCGGTACAAAGGAACCTGCCGGATCAAGGTCCAGGCAGGGAAATCCGGCCGGAGCAGAGATACCCCGGGGCCAAAGAAGGGGCACCCCACCAACGGGCGGTCAGTTCCGGTCCCCACAGAGGATCCTGACGAGGGGGACACCTTTGTGTCCGCGCTCACGTACAACTCGAGCCTCAACGCCGCTACCGCCATGAGCGAGACGCTGACGCAGGCTCTCAGTGGGATCCCCCGAAAGAGGTATCCCTCGTTCCGGAAGAGGAGAAAGGAGTGACAAGACTGCCTCACCTCGAGGCGGGCGTCGTATACCGGGGCAGGCACCTGTTCCTGCCCCGGTCTGCGGTGTCTTCTGGGATCCTCGAAGGTCTTCTGACCTTCGGGGCCGACCCGGAAGAGCAGCGCCGCGCCCTCATGCGGACTCACAAGTTCCACTACCAGGTCCCGCTGTACACCCTGACGGACAAGCAGGTTGAGGAGCTTGGCTGCGAGGTGGTAGATCTGCGGCCCACTGAGTTCGACAGCATCGACCTCACCGCCAAGCCGGCATTCCAACTACGCGACAACCAAGTAGAGGCATGGGAGGACCTGAAGGCAGCGCACTCAGGCGTCCTGAATCTGGCGTGTGGCCTGGGCAAGACCGTCTTGGCGTGGAACAAGGCCGCCCATGAGAAGGTGTCCACTCTGGTGGTGAGCCCCCAGAGGGCGCACCTGGACAACTGGTTGGGAGAGCTCGACGAGTTCTTCGACTACCGAGGGGAGACTGGCTGGATCCAGGGGAAGAAGTTCGACTACGAAGCTGGGATCTGTCTTTCGACAGTGAACATGCTGGCGCGCAGGGCGCAGACCGGGAGACTCCCTGCGGACTTCTACAGGAAGTTCGGACTGGTGATCTACGATGAGTGCCACATCATGGGCGCGGATTTCTTCTCCCAGGCGTGCGCCGTGGGGGCTGGGATGCGTCTGGGGCTGAGCGCCACGCCAGTGCGGACTGACCGGTGCGAGGGCATCTTCCTGACCAACCTGGGGCCCATCTTCCACTCCAACGTGGAGCAGGACCTCGACCCCACGGTCTACGTGCTCGACATGGGAGTGTTTTTCCGGGAGGACGAGCGAAAGGGGATGCTGGATCGGAATGGGAAGTTCAATGTGGGCCGCGCCCACAAGGTTCTGGCGCAGAACGAAGACCGCAACTCCCTCATCCAACGGCTCTTGGATGAGCTCAAGAAGCGCGGACGGATCGTCTACGCCCTCTCCCATGGCCCCGACCACCTGGAGCACCTGCACGCCCAGAACCCCGGGAGCACAGTGATCCACGGGAAGACGAAGTCGAAGGAGCGCCTGGAACGCCTCAACGGCTCCGACTTGGTCTTCGCCTCTCTCGGGGTGGGGGCCGCGGCGTACAACCGGAAAGACCTGGACACCCTGGTCCTGATGACCCCGTTCGCTGCCAGGTCTCACTCTGCCATCGCCTACGAGCAGAGTGTGGGCCGGGTACTGCGTGCCCTCGACGGAAAGCCGAACCCTCTTGTCTTCCTGCTACTCGATTCCTCGGTGGACACGTTCCGGGGAATGATCCACTCCCTGATCCGCAAATCCCGAGAAAAGGGCTACCGAGTCATAAGGAAGTGGAGATGGGAAGACCTACCATAAGGAGAAAATATCGTGATAGGTAGTACTGCGTTGAGGGCACTCCTTGAGGAGTATTCTCGATGTGACGCCTGTGAACTCCTCTGCGAGAGTCGAGTGCAGCCAGTCTTCGGATCTGGCAGCGTCAGTGCTCGAATCCTCTACGTGGGAGAGGCCCCAGGCATCGAAGATGATGAGGCGGGGTACCCATTCGTGGGACCTGCCGGGAGACTCCTACTTCAGCTCTTCGAGAAGGCGTGGTGGGACAGTCCAGAGCTGGAAGAAGTACGCATGATCGAGGAGAACGACGCCTTCTTCGAGAATCTGCGGAACTACCTCGAGGGCCACATCTTCTTCACCAACGCGGTGATGTGCCGCCCTGAAGACGATCGAACCCCGAGCGCGAAAGAAGTGAAGGCGTGCAGGAATCGCCTGCATCGGACCATCTACGCCATCGACCCCCTGCTCATCATCGCAGGAGGGAAGGTCGCCGCTACGACCCTCCTTGGGAAGAAGGTGGCCATCATGGACAAGCGCGGGGGACTGATGGACATCTCCATCGACTCCCCGAGCACCGGACGTCCGGTGCGGTACGCCATGCTGCCTACACTGAGCCCTGGCTTCCTCCTGCGCAAGGGAGATGGACCCCTTGTGAAAGAGGGGCGAGGCCACACCTACGAGACCATCCGGGATTTGCGCTTTGCGCTGTCCCTCATCAGCCACCACAAGACCCTGATTGGAGGCCACTGATGCCTACCGCTGTTGACGCACTGCTCGAGACGAACGACGAGATTTCCGCCCTGTGGGAGCGGCTGAAGCTGGCCGACTCGGATGCCGTGGACATGCTCCGCGAGCTGGAGGCGAAGAGGCCCGCCCTCGTGAACGAGGCGAAGAAGGAGCTCCGCGAAGGCGGGGCCGGAAGCACGAAGATCGGAGCCTACCAGTTCCGGGTGTCGTCGGGCTCCGACAAGAAGGTGTACGATTCCGAGGACATCGTGGAGGAGGCGGAGGAGCGGGGACACATGGACGAGCTCTTCCGGTACGGGGTGATCGGGTACACCGTCAATCCCACGCAGATGGAGCGGCTCAACCCCGAGCTCCGCGCCATCTACGGGCAGATGTTCACCTTGAAGAAGGGCACGCTTCGCGTGACCATCCCGAAGGCCCTCCAGTAGTGCGCCGGCCCGTCGGCGAGCTCTACGGAGAAGTGAGGAACGGCAAGAGCGACAGACGGGACTTCTCGGTCCCAATCACCCAGGAGCATCTCAATATGGAAGACGACCAGCTCATCTCGCTGCTCGGCGACGAGAAGGCCCAGATCAACTACCGGCAGTCCTACTCGGACAAGGACTTCGGGAACGGCTTTGACGTTTCAGTCGGCCTCACCCTGACCTGTGACCAGAGTGAGGACGGCGTGATGGCTGCGGTTGTAATCGCGGCGGAGCTGGTGTCCGAGAGCCTGGCTTCTGCGGTGTCGCAGGCCAAGGAGCTTGACCGTGACATCCGGACCTCGTAGCACCACCTCCATCGAGCTCGTCTCGGTGGAGGCCTCCGTCCGACAGTCCACAGTCCGCGCAGCCTACGTCGTCAACCTCACCACACCCACCTTCGAGGGAACCATCGGGGGAGGGGAGACGACGCTGGACGAGAAGCATGCAGAGCTCGTGGCGCGGCTGTTTGCGGTGGTGCGCGACATCCAGTCAGTCATCAACGAAGACCTCGGGCTGGTGGATGCGCCCCCTGAGACCCCACAGCACAACGAGGAAGAACTGTAGATGTCGCACCCAGAGCTTGAGCTGATCAGCAACATCCTGGAGACCGGGGACTTTCAGACTCCAAAGAAGAAAGGGGTCACCCCTGAGATGTTCGCGCTGGAGGCCGCGCACGAGGGCTTCGCCTGGCTCTGGTCTGAGTACCACGACCCCCAACAGCGCGGAGAGGTGCCGTCGGTAGAGCGGTTCCTGAGGAAGTTCCCCGACTTCGACTTCAGCCCCTCTCGGAACTCTCTCCCGGCGTTGATCCGTGAGGTGCGTACCCAGAAGTCGCAGGTCGACCTGCAGGTCCTCCTGAATGACCTACAGGATGAGCTGGCAGACGGACAGGACCCCACGGCCATCCTCGATGGGTTCCTGCCGAAGTTCCGGAGGATGAACGTAGAGGCGCATGAAGACGAGGGCATCCTGCTCTCGGCCTCGGTCGATCTTCTGCGCCAGGAGTACAACACCCAGGAGGAAGGCGGGGGCCTCATTGGCATCCCCTACCCCTGGACGCTCCTGAACCAGAAGACGGGCGGGATGATGGACGAAGAGTTCATCGTCATCTACGGCCGCCCAGGCAACATGAAGACCTGGCTGGCCTGTGCCATCGCCGCGCAGGCGTACCTGGACAACTACCGAGTGATGATCTTCTCCAAGGAGATCTCTCGAGTAGCGATGCTGAAGCGTGTGAGCTCAATCCTGGCCGGAGTCTGCTACGACCGGCTCCGGAGAGGGGCGCTCACCCCGGAAGACAGGGACGAGTTCTTCGACATGCTGGAGATCCTCGCGGAGACGGAGGAAGAAGACGCGAACCCCCGCGGACGTACTCGCTCACTGCTGTTTCTGAGCGACAAGGGCAAGCGGAAGGCCAGTACGGTCGAGAACCTCATCGCTGCTGCTGAGCGGTTCCAGCCGGATCTCATCGTAGTGGACGGGTTCTACCTGATGCGGGATGGACGTTCTGGGCAGCGCAGCGCGGACTGGAAGCAGATCGGGCACATCTCACAGGACCTCAAGGGCATGGCTCAGTTCTGTGAGTGCCCGGTCGTAGGCACCACCCAGGCCAACCGCGCCAACGCCAAGGAGCCGTCTGGAGACCTCGACGACCTGTCCTTCGCAGATGGAATCGGACAGGACGCAGACATCGCTGTGCGGGCCTTCCGAGGTCCCAACCCCACGGGCAGAGGGGCCTCGATCATGCTGGTTTTCTCGAAGTCTCGAGAGACCGTCATCCCGCCCTTCGTCATCAACGCCAACCCAGGATCCGACTTCAGCGTTCAACAGTCCACGGTGAGCATCAAGCAGTTCCTTGCGGAGAAGGCAAAGATGGAAGAATCCGAAGCCGCGGCGCGTGGCGCCGGAGGGCCCCCGAAGGCAGACCCCGCAAAGAAGAAGCCCGCGAAGAAGCGTGCAGACCCCTTCCGAACCTGACTTCCTGGAGGTCTACGGCAAGTATGTCGAAAACCTCCGGAGAAGCTCGGAATCCAACTACAAGGGGTTCTGCCCCTTCCACGGAGGAAACTCCCCGAGCTTCTCCGTCAACGTCGAGAACGGGCTGTGGAACTGCTTTGGTGGGTGTGGGGGCGGAAACCTCCGGAAGTTCCTCGAGATGGCTGGCGAGGAGCGGACAACTGTTGTCCGTTTGTCGAAGAAATTCCAGCAGAAAGACACGTCACGGACTAAGAAGAAGGCACGCTCTCCTGGCCCCGTGTTCCTCCCCGAGAAGCTCTTGGGGATGTTTGACTGGTGCCCGGAAGACCTCTTGAGAGAGGGGTTCGACGAGCGGGTGCTCTTTGAAAACGACGTGGGATACGACAGAGAGCTCAGCCGGGTGACCTACCCGGTTAGAGACAAGAAGGGGCGGCTGGTTGGCATTGTCGGCCGCCGCCATGATTCAGAGTTCGGCGGAAAGTACAAGGTGTACACGACAGAGCTGCACCGGTACGGAATCGAGGTACCTCACCTGAACAAAGGGGAGTACCTCTGGAGAGCAGACAAGGTGGTTGCGGAGCTTCGCCACGAGCGGAAGCCCGTGTACGTGGTCGAGGGCTTCAAGGCCGCCTTGTGGTTCTGTCAGGCTGGGCTGACGACGGTGGTTGCCCTGATGGGCAGCAGCATGTCTGATGCGCAGTGTAGATCGATAGAAGCGATGAGCTCCCGAGTGGTGCTCTGCCTGGACAACGACCCGGCAGGCCGTCGAGGGATGCTCAAAGCGAGCCATAAACTTCAGGCAGTGCGCGTGTACGTGGCGGCGCTTCCCGACGGCATCCATCAACCGGATGATCTTCTGGAAGAAGAACTTGTGCACGTGTGCGGCAACCCAATCAATATCAGTCAAGCGAGGCAAGTATGGGACGCAACATCCCCCTGAGTGCAAATCGAGGTCGCCGTGGCGGCCGTGGCGGTGGACGCCGGAACGGATGGGGCTGCAAGTGGTCCGATCAGCTCAAGATGAAGGATGGTGAGAGCACCTGGCTTCAGCTCACCCCCGGCAGCTACCCGGTCCATGACCGCCCCGGAGTCACGGCACCCTACCTGGGTCTGCCGATGTTCAAGCTGCAGTACACCAACGAGCGGGGGAACACCTCCTGGGGCTACTTCCGCGAAGCGGAGGACGGGAGCACTCTGCGGGCTCGGGCGGACGCGGAAGACCCCAACGTGAGCGAGCCGAAGTACGACGAGGTCAACCGCTACTACGTCGGAGTCATCCACTACGCGCTCTACCAGCGCACTCCGGTGATGAAGAACGGGTCCCCCCTGCTCTACTCCCGGGGCAAGCTCAAGGGCAAGCAGGTCTTCAGCTGGGATCCCGTGTCGAGCATCCGGGAGCGCAAGCAGATCCTCAAGGACGGGAACATGGAAGAGGTCGGCTTCTTCCGGAAGAAGTTCCTGGAGATGGCGTCCTCGCACTTCAAGGTGGTGCAGGAGATCAACCGTCGCGCGCGTGAGATGTGCCGCTGTGCTGGCACCCTCTTCCCGTCGGTGTTCATCTGCCCCAACTGCGAGGAGGTGCTGCTCGAGACCGAGGACACGGACATGTCCGACGGAGAGGTCTCTGCCTACGGAGACCAGGAGATCCGCTGCCGCCACTGTGGCGAGGTGGAGTTCCCGCGAGCCGAGTACGACTGCGACTCCTGTGACGACCCCCGGCCGCACGAGTACCACCAGGTCGCGTCTCAGGTGAAGCGCGTGAAGGGCGATGATGGGTTCCCCGTCTACAGCCTGGAGAAGGTGGTCAGCCTGCTGGACTTCACCCTGGCTGACAAGCAGACGTGCCCCGTCGTGGACGTGTCGGACTCGGGGGAGCTCACGTACGACGAGGGACTGGACAAGCTGATCAAGAACCAGTTCGACTTCGAGGGCTACACCGCTCCGAAGACGGACGCCGAGTACAGCCAGATGCTGGGGCTTCGGCAGGGCGAGATCGGCTACGCGTCGAGTGCCAAGTCCTACGACCGCAACTTCCGGCGCTGATTTCAACACGGGGCGGGTCCATCTTCGGGCCCGCCCCTCATGCGTTTAGGCATCTATGCGTTTTTCCTTCGTAAAGACCCCCGACCCCGTCTACCTCTTCACCGAGACAGATGCGCAGCAGTACGCGGCGCTCTACGCAAAGGCTCCCCGCGTGGGGTTCGACACGGAGACCACCGGACTGAGCAAATTCGGTGCGCGAGTCAAGTTCTTCTCCTTCGCGACGGAGGACACGCGCATCTGTGCCCCCGTTCGACTCCTGGAGGTGTTCCGCGGGGTTCTGGAGGACCCGAACATCGAGAAGTGCCTCACGAACGCCAAGTTCGACATGCACATGGTGGCGAATGAGGGAATCGAGCTGAAGGGGCACCTCCTCGACACGGTCCCCATGGACTGGCTCCTGGATGAGAACCGCATCGGGCGTCACGGGCTCAAGCAGTGCTCTGCTGACTACCTCGGCCTTCGGATGGCTCCTTTTCGGGAGGTGTTCGGGTCTGTCGGCAAGATCGACAACGAGGTCAAGACCTTGTGCGACATGCACGATGCGATGGAGGCGCAGGATGCGGGGCGTGCGGTGGAGCTCCTGGCCATCGTGGGCCAGTTGGAAGGAACGGAGGCCCTCCTCACATCGCTGAAGAAGGTCTCCCAGAAGGCGTCTGCGGGTCGTGCGGACCTCGGGAGGCTCCTCACGGCCTCCCAGCTCCTGAGCATCGCCAGGAAGACGGGACTGTGTCCGACTACGAGGACCCGCCTCGGGTACGTGTCCGACTTCTTCGAGATTCTTGGGGCGCCGCCCGTCCCGAAGGAAGACCGGGATGGCGAGCGTCACCTGCTCACAGATCCCGAAGTGCTCCTTGAGGCGCACGAAGCGGTCCTGGAGGAACTCATCCACACGGCCGCTGCCGATGTGGATCCCCTGGCGCTGCTGGAGCTCCTGGTAGGGGACTACGCCTCTCTGGACGCCTGGGCATCGATCATGCTGGCGAATCTCCTCGAGAAGCTGCTGGCAGAAGTCGATATGGGGAACGGGAGCAACCTCTGCGACTACTACCATGCAGAGACCGCGGAGCTCTTGCGGGTCCTGTGGATGATGGAGCGCCGAGGGTTCCAGCTCGACCTGGAGCAGATCGAAGAACTGGACGGCCCCATGCTCCAGACGATCCAGAAGCTCGAGCGTGAATTCGTGCGCCTGGCCGGCTGGGATGTGAATCCCAACAGCCCCAAGCAGCTCCGAGAGCTCTTCTTCAAGAAGGTCGGAGACAAGTGGGAGGACCCGTTCGGGATGCCGCCCACGAAGATGACCACGGGCGGGACGACTGGGATCAAGCTCCCCAGTACGGACAAGGCCACGATCGAGAAGTGGGCGGACAAGGGGAACCCGTTGGCTGAGTGCCTTCGAGATCACCGCGTTCTGAAGAAGCTGCACGGCACCTACGTGACTGGGCTGCCGACCAAGGTGGACAACCGAGATCGCATCCACACCGATCTGAAGATCGCAGGGACGGTGACTGGGCGCCTCGCATCTGGGGACCCGAATCTCCAGAACATTCCCTCACGCGGGGAGTGGGGCCGGAAGATGCGGAAGTGGTTCGTGGCGGGCACCTGGGGTGCCTGCGACCACTGGTGTCTCCCTTCGGTGGAGCATGTCCCCCTGCCGGATTTGCCGCGGGACTTCCCGATGCGACTCATCGTGGCGGACTACCAGCAGCTCGAGATGCGGATCATGGCGCACCTGAGTGGTGACCCCGTGATGTGCCAGACGATTCATGCGGGGAAAGACCTTCACTCCATGACCGCGTCTCTGGCGGTCGGTGCCAACTACGACGACATCGTCGCAGCCAAGAAGGCGGACAACCCCACGAAGGAGCAGTTGGAGCTCATCGAGCTCCGAGCCGCGATGAAGGCGGTGGGCTTCGGTCTTCTGTACGGGATTGGCCCCAAGAAGCTGGGGATGCAGCTGGGCCTTCCGCTGGAGCTGCGGATCTCTCGGGCGGGCCGCGCCTACGAGACCTGCCCCGAGGCAGAAGCCCTCATCGACAAGTACTTCAACATCTACCCGGAGGTTCTGGAGTTCATCGAGCAGACCCACTGGGAATGCAAGAATGACCTGCTTGTCCAGACACTCGCAGGGAGATTCCGCCGGCTTCCAGACATCCTGTCTCGTGAGCGCGGCCTGGCCATGCAGGCGCAGCGCCAGTCTGTCAACTCCAAGGTCCAGGGGTCAGCTGCAGACATCGTCAACAAGGCCATGCGGCGGTGTGAGAACGACCCGGAGATGCGCGCGTTCGGTGCCCGGATGCTGATGCAGATCCACGATGAGCTCGTCTTCGAGGTTCCGGACGACGAAGACTTCATCCGAGCTGTCCGCGATCGGGTGCGAATCAACATGGAGAACCCCTTCCCCATGGCCGTACCCATTCTCATCGACATGGACGACGCGTTGTCCTGGGGAGATGCCAAATGATCGACAAAGATTCTGAAGAGCGCAGACAAGAGTTCCTGGACAGTCTCTCGGTGGAAGATCGCAAGAAAGTCGAAGACGCTGAGAAGTTCGGGCACTTCTCGGACCTCATCCGGACACATCTGTCCCCCGGCTTCGTTCCCAAGTGCTTGCCGATCAAGCCACCTCGCACGGAGACCAAAAAGTGAGCAAGCACGAGAAGCCCTGTCGAAACTTCTGCCTCGATATCGGGGGGCCGCCCGACTCTCCCTGCATCCTCTGCGGCCACTCGCGAGGTGCCCACTACGGGATCAAGTTCCGCAAAGATCGGCCAGGGGAGGGCGTGTACGAGGTCACGCAGCAGACCATCGAGCCCTACCCCGCGATCGAGACCATCTTCACGCAACTTCAGCACGACGATGTGCCCTTTGATGTGGTGGCCGGAGGGGAGCTCGTCGGGAGGTTTTCTTCCGTGCGCGAGCTCGATGAGGGTGAGGAATGAGTCGCATCTACGCCAGGCGGGAAGACACCGGCGAAGACATCCTCGTCGAGATCAAGTGCGACTGGTGCTCCGCGACCGAGGATGAGGCTACCCACTGGGCCATTGAGAAGCGCGCTGCGCTCTTCACACACAACGACACAGGTGAGCGATGAGTACCGAGAAAGAAGCCTTCATGGCAGGAGCGCGCGCCTCCATGGACCCCCGCTCTTCGGTGCGGGAGCACCAAGAGGCCGCACTGCCGGCCGCCTATGCATCCTGGGCCCTCCCCGGCAACGTCATCGAGGGCCGATGCAGCCGTTGTCAGGGCGCCGGCAGGGACCCGAAGAAGCGGACGCGCTCGTGCCCTGTGTGCGGGGGGCGGGGGAGCCAGGAGTACTGCGGCGTCTGCGGGGAAACCATGCGCTGCGGGGGCCGCGATCCTGACGGCATGGACGGCTTCATGGGCGATCCTCCTCGCTGCCAGCGAGAGGGCCGGTCAGACCGACGCACATTCGAAGAGATCAACGCAGCGGCCCCGGAAGAAGGGTGAGCCGCGTCTACGCCAGGCGAGAGGATACGGGCGAGACGGTCCTCGTCGAGATCAAGTGCGACTGGTGCTCCGCGACTCTCAAGCCGGGGCCGCATGTCATCGGCAGCGGCTGGAGGCGCGGCGGCTTCACGGACTCCCGCACGACGTGGGAAGCGTGCTCGGAGCACGCGCACCTTCTGGAAGATCTGGTGGCTCCGTGACCCAGCGAGAAATGGAAGAGGAAATCATGAAGAGGACTGGCATCCCCCTGCCAGCGGTACAGCTGATGATGAACTCCCTCAAGGAGGTCATGGCCGAGAATCTTGTACGGCAGCAGGAGGTGGTCTTTCGAGGCCTGTTCCGGATCACCTGCTCTGCCCGACAACACAGTTCCTTCACCTCTCCTCCGGGTGCGGAGAACCGAGAGAGGAAGACGGTGGTTAGGCTGATGCTGGGCATCAAGCCCATCCGTGCCTTCCGCCTGGAGATGAACTCATGGACAAATACGCTGTCGTCCTGGACAACCACCACATGAAGACCGCCACGGATGGGGCTGCGCCCTGCCCTGAGTGCGGTTCTCGAAACGTCAACCACGGGGGGATGACCCCCCACTGTCCCAACTGTGGGACACGCCCTTGGGAGAAGCATGCCAAGAAAGAAGAAGGCCCCCGCCGCCACCGCAGCCGGTAGTCGGGCTTCTGCAGTCATCAACAAGCTGAAGAGCAAGTACCCCGGCCGGGTCTTCACGGCTGGGGAGTACACGATGCCCTGGAAGGTCAAGCGCCTGCCCACAGGGGTCCTGGATCTGGACATCGCGCTTGGGGGAGGGCTCCCCGCTGGAGGGATGTCCTTCTTCACGGGCAAGCAGGGAGTGGGGAAGAACTGGCTGGCCAACCAGGTCATCCGAGAGCACCAGCGGCAGCATGGGGAGAAGACTTCGGTGGCCGTCGTGTCTACCGAGATGGTCTTCGACAAGGAGTTCGCCCACGCCTGCGGCGTGAAGGTCTCCTTCTCGGACCTCGAGGTCGCTCACTTCATCTCGGAGTACCGTGAAGATCTCCTGGAGGACCCCTCGGATGAGATCGTGGGGGCGCTGACCGAGCAGATCGGGGAGTTTGCCACCATCCCGCCGTCTACGGCGGAGGAGGCCCTGCAGATCGCGATCGATGTCATCGCCAGTCGTGAGTTCGACATCGTCGTCATCGACTCTTTCGGGTCTCTTCTGACGGAGCACGACAACGTGGGAGAGCTGGGAGACTCCCCTCGAGTGGGAGGAGCGGCGATGCTGAACACCAGGTTCGCGCGCAAGCTCAACACGGCCCTGTCTCCGGACAAGGACGGCAATCCCAACCTCACCTGCGTCATCGGGATCAACCAGGTTCGGGACAACACCGACCGGGCCAACAAGTACAGCCCGAAGACGCTGGAGGCCGGCGGCTGGGCACTGAAGCACGCCCGATGGGTGACGGTGGAGATGGCGCCCCAGGCCAAGATCAAGGACGGCAAGCTGTTGACCGGCAAGACCATCCGCTGGGAGATCACCAAGCAGAAGGCGGGAGGGCACGAGGGTGCTCGCGGGACCTTCGACTTCATGTACGAGCACTGCGGCATCGACAGAGAAGCACACTCTGTCGCGGTAGCGGGCGACTACGGGATCGTGACCCGGAAGGGCGCGTGGTACTCCTACGAAGGTGAGCAGATCGGGCAGGGAGCACGGGCTGCTGCTGAGTTTGTCCGAGAGACGGACGGGCTCCTGGAGCTCCTGGAGAAGAAGACTCTCTCGGCAGCTGGCGTTCGCTGTAGCTACGGGTGAGCGAGGATCTATGCGCTGTGTGCCGGGGCCTCTTGAGGCCCTGGGCACTGGGCAAGCTGAAGTGCCAGAAGTGCGGGCGCACCTGGAAGGCAAAGCGAGAGGCGCCCCAGAAGGACAAGCTCCGTTCTGGGGCCCGCAGCTACCGGAAGCAGTCGGACAAGCAGGAGAAGCGCGTCGCCAAGCAAGTGGGCGGGCGCACTACGATCGCCTCCGGCCAGACCCCCATCGACAAAGGGGACGTGCGGTCAGACGCTGTCCGCGTTGAGTGCAAGTACACGGATAAGAAGTCATTCACCTTGAAGGTGGCGGACCTCCTGAAGGTGGCTGAACAGGCCACTGGGGACCAGATTCCCCTGTTCTACATCGAGTACCGGGAGTCGGGGGAGGCGTACTACGTCGTCCCCGAGGACTGGTTCCTTCAACTACTGGAGACCTACCAGAATGATCCGAACGATTGACGATCTGCTCAAGGCTGACTCACGAGAAGTCGAGGAGATTCGAAGCACGATCAACCTCCGCGGGTACTACTACACGGGAGTGAAGCGAAATGGGTCAGAAGAGGGGCTGACTCTCGATGAGTACGAGGCGTGGCAGGAAGAGGAGCCCGACCTGGAGTGCGGGACCTGTCATGGGGGCGGCAAGGTCAAGAAGTACCACCGGAGCGTGGGGACCATCCACGCGAGCTCGGCCCACGGCTGCATCCGTCGGCTGTACTACGACGCAGATGGCAGCTTCCGCCCGAAGCAGAAGATCAAGCCCGAGCTGATGATCACCTTCTCCATGGGCCACGCCATCCACGATGTGGTCCAGAAGGCACTGCATACGGCGCTCCCGGGCCAGTTCCGGGATGAGGTCCGGGTGGATCTCCCAGAGGCGTTCGTGAGCAACAGCCGGACGGACGGGGTGGTGGACCTTCCGCAGACTCGGGTTCTGCTGGAGATCAAGAGCATGGGGGCGGAGTTCGATCGCCTGCAGGCTCCGAAGAAGGAGCACCTGATCCAGGCTGTGGGCATCTACGCGACTGCGCTGGACACTCCCTTCATCTCGTTCCTCTACGTCGCGAAGAAGTGGCCGCACTCCGTCAAGGAGTTCGTGGTCCCGTATGACCCCAAGATCTACCGACGGTGGTGGAAGAACAAGGGTTCGCGCGTGGAAGCTGCGCTCGAGGAGGGCAAGCCTCCCATCGCGGATGCCACGAAGGACCAGTGCAACTTCTGCCCCTACGCCTACTTCTGTGAGCACAAGCTGTGAGCCGCACCAAAGGAACAGACTTCACCGTCGGCCTCGAAGAGGGCGAGGAGATGTACAACACCGCCGCAGAGCGCGCCCTCGCGCGACTGGAGGAGCAGGGGCTGAACACCCCCCAGCGGCCCTACGACAAGAACGGAGACCCCTTCGACGGGCACCTGCCCTCCAACATCACGGACTTCACCTCCAAGGAGCTGGGGACCATCTTCGCGCTGATGTGCGGCTACGCGGATTTCCTGGAGAACCTGGCCACAGTGGCGCGGGCGGAGGTCCTCAACGCCGACCGGAAGCTGAAGCTGACCAAGTCCCTGGTTCGGAAGCAGAAGGCGGGGAGCGCCCAGACGAAGGATGATGAGTGCCTCACGGACATTCGCTACGTCGAAGCGGACGTGAACTACGTCGAGGCGAAGACCTACCTCGAGCTCCTGGAGGGCCTCACCAAGTCCGCCTCTCGCGACCGGGCGGTCATCTCCCGGCTCATCGAGACGAAGCGCATGGAGGTGGACGGCAAGAAGCGCCGGAGGAACGTAGATGGGTACCGCAGATCTTGAGCTGTGGGTGCCGTACCTCCCTCCGTCGGAGAACCGAATCCGGGTTCACCGTCGGCAGGGAGGTCAGGTCTACTCCAAGGAGGCGCGCGACTTCAAGATCGTGTTCACGCAGTACCTCAGAGAGAACTACTTCACGGAGATCAACCGTTTCGTAGCGAAGCACACTCCGCGGTCCATCTACACGCTCTCGCTCTCATTCACCTTCGAAACGGTCATCAACAAGGGGTGGGCTAAAGGAAAGGCAAAAACCCGCTATAAGAAATTCGACGTAGGAAATAGGCGGAAGTTGATCGAGGACTGCCTCGTCGAAGCCCTTGGAGGGTCAATCGACGACTGCCTCTTCTTCGAGCTGTACCTGCGGAAAGAGATGGGAGACAAAGTAGGGGTACACCTGCTCCTGGAGCCCTCTGACCCAGAAGACTTCGGAGTCCCCGATGGGTGACGAGATCAACAAGAGTGAACTCATCGATATCGCGCGCGAAGAAGGCCTTGGGAACCTGTCTCGGGGCAGCTCCTCTGCTGCGGTCCTGGATGCGCTCGAGGGTGGCGAAGTCCCGGAGAACTGCCGCCTGGATGAGCACCGAGAAACGATGGAGCGCCACATCAAGAGAAACTGGCGCAGGATCCGAACCCAGCTCCCCACATGCGACGGTACCTGCGTCACCTTCGGGTGTCCGGACACCATCGTGCTCGGGTGCTGGGCGAAGTTCCGCAACGAGATCCTGTGATGTTCGAGCCGTGTGTTAGCTGCGCCCGGCTTGCGAAATGCAAGAAGGTCTTCCCCGTCATGCTCGAAGACGGGGGAGGTTGCTCCCTGCACGAGGAATCCCATGAGGGGGTGACTCGCGCACGAATTCGAGCCGTCTTCGACTTCGGCGCCTTCGCCGTTTGTACGAAAAACCCCAAACGAGAGACTCTACCTATGCCTGTTGGACAGAAGCGGTACCTGCGCGGAATCGCCATTCACCTCGGTCTGATCCCGCCCCGCGGCGGCAACTCCTTCAAGATCCCCGCCGCTGACCTGGCCGAGATGATCTCCAAGTTCACCACCGATGAGGGCGCGGCGCCCTACGAGAGCATCGGGGACCTGGATGTCGAGGAGCTCAAGACGCTGCTCGCCGACCTGAAGGAGAACGGAGCCCCCGCGGGTAGCGGTGGTGAGGAGAAGGCCGAGGAGAAGGCCGAGGAAGAGGCGCCCCCCAAGAAGGCCCCGGCCAAGAAGCCGCGCCGCCCCCGGAAGAAGCCCGCTCCCAAGGAGGAGGTCGAGGAGGAGGTCGAGGAAGAGGCTTCCGAGGAAGAGGAGGAGGAGGTCGAGAAGAAGGCCCCGGCCAAGAAGGCACCCGTGAAGAAGGCGCCGGCCCGTCGTGCTCCCGCGAAGGCCAAGAAGACGGCCGCCGCCCCCGCCGCCCCCGCGGCAGCTTCGGCCGATCTCGAGAAGCTCGAGGGCATGGTCACCACCATCGGCACCATGCTCGACAAGCACGTCGATGCGCAGGCGTCCCGGCTCGAGGGAGTCGAGACCGTCCTCACCCGTGTCCTGGAGCACCTGGAGACCCTGGATGGCTACCTGGCGTACCAGTACAACCAGGACGTGGACTCGGGAAACGAGATCACGAGCCTGAGCGACGTGGACTGGCGCAGCTGAACCGAGTCACCCTGTTCTCTGAGGGAGACCTCGCAGACATGGGGCTTCGGGAGGTGAAGGCCCTGCTGAACGACGCCGGCTTCCTGTATCGGGGGGATTCCCTCGAACAGGCTGTCGCGCTGGTTCTCAGCCTCACCGTGTAGCGTTTCATACTTCTGGGCGGCCCTTCCACTGTTGGAGGGCCGCCTTTCTTTAGCTCACACTACCAGCCGCCATCCGAGAGGCGATCAGTCACCCAGGTGAGCCGCGCTCCGCGGAACTTGACCATGGGGGTAGCGGGATCTGAGTCCACACGGGAGGAGCTCTCGAAGGGGAACTCCACGAGCTCGGTAAACCCCACCGAGGCTATGGGGGTGTTCGCCTGATCGGTGAAGATCTCGTCGTCCCCGTGTGTGTGCGGCGGCAGAATGTAGAACGGCCCAGGGCTACTGCCCGCCGCTACAAAGGACTGGGCATCGTACACAGACCGCCTGAGATTGAACCCATTTTTTGGGGACGTGGAGGTGTGCCACTCAACATTACCCCAGGTCCAGGTGCTCTCGTTCTCTGCTTGGGAGAAGAACGAGTCCCCATAGACGACCGCGGCCGCGGAGTCGCTGTCGCGTCCCCGTCTGCGTACGAGATGGCCCTCCCATGCGACGGCTTTCTGGTACCCCTTCCGGAAGGATGACGCAGAATCCCGCCAATCTCCGAAGCCTCCCTGGCTGCTCGGCCAGATGCCCGAGAACGCGGTGGTCCACGTCAGGGGGGACGTCCGTTGGGCGTTTTCGAGATCATCGGAGCCCAGGCCGGGGATCTCCAGACCGTCCGGAGCCTCCCGGCGGCACCCCACATAGAACTCTACGGTGGCGTGATAGCTGTACCGGCGACGGTCTACCACTCGCGCAGTGTTCGCTGCCAGCTCGGCGACCGCCAGCTCGAAATGCTCAGAAACAGCGGTGGCGGTGGTCGAGCTGAGATCTACCTCCGTCTCCGCCAAGAGCTCTGCGAATCCCGAGGAGGGGCTGCTGACCCCGGATGCTCCTGTGTTGGGGGCCTGCGCCCCGAATTCTCCGAAGAGGTTGTGGCGCCACAGACGCACAATCACCCCTTCTCGCTCCCGCCAGGCTGTGGGATCAACCCACTCCGACGCGGGGGCATCCTTGTCCGGGCTGGACCTCCATACCGAGAAGGAGGATGACGCTGAGTACTCTCCGTCGGCATTTCGCGAGCGCCCATCGGCTGCGATGAACGAGAGGTTCACCTCCAGCTGGCTGAGGAGGGCCCCATGCGGAGGATCCAGAGGAATCACAAACCCTGTGCGCCCCGGCATGTCCCAGAAGTCGGGGTTCACCCGGTAGTCTGCCTCGGCCACCAGGTCCTTCAGCACCATGGAGCCCAGTTTCCCATCGGGATCTACGTCTGTGAAGAAGTCGGCGTGAAGGCCGTACGTCTCCACCAGGTGCTCCTTCTCGTCGTCCGACAAGCGGTCTGCCACCCCAGAGGCGCAGTACGCCCAGTAGAAGAAGGGATCGAAGTACGGGTGGTACGCGTCAACCGTTGCACTGCCAGAGCCCACTTTGAAGAACGACCCAAACTCGAATTTGGGCCGGTAGTACCGAACCACCGTGCCGACATGGTTGGACAGGTGGAGGACGTCTGCGTCCGCAGGGCCCTTGGTTCCGGGGGACCCGCCGTCTCCCGTAAACATGAGCTGGGGCTGGGCAAAGGCTGCGTAGCCCCACCGTGCCGTGTTGGGGATCTTCAGGGTCCCGTCCAGGTAGTGACTGCCTACCTCGCCACCGGGGATATCCGTCCGGTCGTAGATTCCCGGGACTCCGACGAACGTGTGCATGACGTACGTGCCGGCCGTGAACGTGTAATCATGCGAACTTCCTTCGCTATTGAAGACGCCGGCAAGCACCGAGATGTTCTGGGATCCGTAGTCGAGATCCGGTTGTGTGTCCCCCCACGCACTGGCCCCCAGCCCCCCGTCGGTGTAGTCCGAGCGTGAGTAGGAGTACGCCAGCTTGCTGTGCGGCTGGGTATCGCGGCCCTGAATCGTCCGGACAGGACTCGAAAGTTCGAACATGGGCAGGGTGCCGACGTTCGAACCTTCCTGGATGCCTCCCGGGTCACTCAGAGGAGAGTACGTCACCGACGCGAAGGTCGGCATCGTCGGCGTGTCTCCCGTTGTCCGAGCGTAGCTCGAGGTATCCGCGTCAGACTCCCGGTCTCCGTAGCCTACGTTCTGGAGAAGCTGCACCGAGCTCGGACCCACGACCTGGTGGCCCAGAATCGGAGTATGCGACCGCAGGCCGGCGGCCCGCAGCACACCCTGCAGCGTCAGGTTCCCCTTGAAGAGCCCCTGCTCGAGCGGGTGGACGTTGATGCCCCGAAAGTACCAGAGGGGAGGAGCTCCGTTCGAGCTCCCGTCCCCCATGAACGTGTCTCCTGCGGCCTCCACGACCGCGGGCCCGTGGAGGTACGCCGAGATCCGGAGAAACACATCCTGGTCTGTCCGAGAGAGCTCATCCTCGGGTGTCCACTCGAGGAAGTCGATCACGAACCTGTCGTAGTTGTTGCCAGTGGGGACCGAGATCGTCTTGGAAGCCAGAACGGTGGACCCCGAGGTGCCCTCCACGATCTCCACGATCATGTTCTTGTCCACCAGGCTGAACTGGAGGGCATCTACGAGCACCCGGAACGCGAGGTTCCCCTCCACGATGGAGCGTGCGAGCTTCAGGTAGAGGTAGACGTAGCCGGCATCCGCATCGGCACGGTCACGAGAGACCACGATCTTCGAACCACCTCCGGAGAAGTGTGGGGTTGCCGAGTACGACCAGCCGCCGAAGGTCCGCACCCCATCGTTAGGGATCACCTCTACGTGGGCGGAGCCGCTGATGGCGGGATCGAGGGCAGCATCCGTGTCCCAGAACATCTCGTACCGGAGGAGATCCCGCGAAGAGGGCACCTGTCCCTTGACGAAGGGAGCAGGGCCTCCAATCTCCGCACGCGCAGTGGAGACGTGCCCGTCAATCGCCGAAGTCAGCGCCCCCGCGAGGTTCCGCCATGCGTCCTCATCTCGCGCGTCGTTGGACGCGACCGCCGTGGCGTAGTCCGCCAGGTTCTCTCCAGACCGCTGCCCGAAGGAGAAGAGGGAGAGCAGATCTCCCAGACCCGCGGAATCCGGGGTCGAGATGTTCAGCTTCCCGTAGTCGAACCCAGCGGAGCCGTCTCCGAAGTCGTAGGTGATCAGCGGGCGCAGACCCCCGGCCCCGTCCTGCCCCTGATCCACATCCGGCATGACTGCCGGGATCGAGGAGGTGCTGACGGTGTTCGATGTCTGCGAGCTGCCCGGATCCTGGTAGGGGGCGATGACGCCCGTACCGATCTCCGAGTAGTTCGCGATATCGATGTAGCTGTAGAACCACCGACGGCCGTAGGCCTTCATGTCGTGGGTTCCTGTGGTGTGGCTGGTGCCCGTCTGGGCACGCACTGCCATCCGGTACACCCCGGAACCGTTGTCCCACACGCCCAGGATGGTCCCGCCGAAGGGAGTGCCACTCAGGTCCAGTCGGATCCCCATGTGGACGATTTCCGCCGGAGAACGCGCATCCAGATCTGGCGCGTCTGCACGGGTCAGATCGACGACGAAGTCGTGGTCGAAGTTGAACCGCGAGTAGTCGGGATCGGCGACTGTGACGGACCCCACATCTGCCAGGAGGTATGGACCGCCCAGCCAGGCGGCGCCGTCTCCCCAGAAGGTCGGGGGATCGACATCCAGATCGGTGTAGCCCGGACGGAGCTCGTTGAAGGTGCCGGAGCCCCCGGTGTAGATGCCCGAGGACTGGTGGCCTGGGAGGTACAGGTCTCCCACGAGGGTCATGCCCGTGGCAGCGCCCACATGGTCGATCTCGCCCAGCGACGCCACGAACAGGGTGGCCGGGTACAGGAGCGCGACAGACCCGCTACCGCCGGCCCTGCGGATGAAGGAGCCTGCGGGGTCCAGCCCTTCCTGGACCGCCTGCACGCCAGCGCCACGCAGGCCGTCACTCCACGTGGAGTCCGCCTGGCTCATGTCGTGGGCGTAGGTCTCGACCACGATCTTGATGCCGTACTCGCCCCGGCCTTGCGCAGACGAGCTCGAGTGGTCTCCGCGGACCTCGACATCCGCACCGTAGGCAGGGGCGTACGCGACGAGCTTCAGGGTGGGGCCCACTGCGCCCTTGTCCGTCGCTGTAGCGAGCAGCGCCTCGAACGAGGAGTCATTCGCGGTGACCAGAACGCCCGCACCAGGACCGGCCCAGCCCGCGCGAAGGGCGTACGAATCCCCTCCCTTCTGCACCCCGTCCTCGAAGAGGGACAGGGCCGCCCTCCCAGCGTCATCTGCACCGCCGAAGAGCGGAACCCCGAACCCAGCGCGCAGCGTGTAGAACGAGACGGTCTCGCTCCCGGCCGCGAAGCTGGGGGAGGTGCCGTCCAGGTTCTGGAGCTTCACGATGGACCCCGACCCGCTGATGCGCGTCGAGTAGACCAGGTACAGCCCCACATCCGTGCCAGAGGTCAGCTTGGCGAAGCTGACGCCTCCACGGATGTTGTCGTTCCGCCGAGAAGAGGCATGGGCCGAGATCGGGAAGATGCTCGGACAGTCATCCACGTTCACTGTTGCAAACGTGAGCTCGTCGCCAGACAGCGCCGCAGTCAGGGTGGGGAGACTGACGGCCCCCACGCTCGAGCCAAACGCCTCGAACTCAGTGATGTGCTCGAGGTGGGCGAAGGAGAGGTCACCACTCGAGGTTCCGTCGTTGACCTTCGTGTGGTGGAATCCTCCGGCTCGGGCGGACTCTGTCACCGAGCTGATGGCTGCCTGGAAGTCCGGCAGCATCGTATCGAAGATCTCCCAGGCGCTGACGCTGCCCGTGGCCAGGACAGTACCGATCTGATGCGGGGGAGGGACCAGCTCCACGGTACGCGCGTCGATCAGTCGAGAGATCCGCCAGTCGTGGTGCTCCGTGCCGGACAGCGTGAACGTGAACGATCGTCCCACATCGGGCAGGGTGAACTCGTCACCTGTGCCGATGGTGAACCAGTTTGAGCCGGCCTGGATGGTCCCAGAGGCCCCCGTCCGGACGGAGGACGGAGAGTTCGCCTCGGGGATGGAGTGCATCGTGAGAGGACGATGCGTGGCGTCCGCATGAAACCCGGAGCCCTTGTCCTGTCCCTGCCCGTCGTAGATGCCCTGCAGGTTGAGCGCACGGAAGAGGTTCTTCAGGACCCAGCCATCGACCTCGTCAGCTGAGTTGACAGCGGGCACCAGCAGGAAGTCCCGCGGCATGTCTCCGAAGCCGTCCTGCATGCCCAGGATGACCTTGACTCCGCCAGAGGGGACCCGAGGAAGCGGCGGCTCAAAGCCGAGGTACAGACTGGTTTCGAACTCACCGTTGGGACGGATCTCGATGTTTCCCAGCCCATCGTCGGTCAGGAGATGCAGAGAGTCCTCGTCCACTGGACGCAAGATCAGTTCGGTCTCAGACACCACCACATCAACGATGTACTCGCCATCGTGGTTGATGGGGCTGGAGACCCCCGAGCTCGAGATGATCGCGATGTCGCCGGCTTCGACCAGGTCGGTCTCGAAGGTAGCGGTCGCACAGACCACTGTGGCGCCATCCACGATCTCCGTGATGACGCTGGTGGCCTTGCCCGGCTGATTCGAGGAGTCCTGGAAGGCGGAGCGGTAGGAGTCGAACGTGGGGTCGTTGGACAGGGCCGCGCGCGAAGATCCGTCGAGCTCGAAGTCGCTGTCGGCGTAGGAGCCGGGAGGAGACGAGGGGACGTAGGCAACTGTGCCCACTCGGACCACAGTGTCCTTCACGTCCCCGGGGCCTGGGTCGTCGTGGGAGACCACGGAGATCTCGTTCCAGTCGGGATCCAGGACGGAGTAGAACTTGGAGATCTCGTCGATGGACGCATCATGGGCGGGGCCGCCCACGTAGATGCCGGTGGCCAAGACCGAGTCGAGGTCATCCCCGAAGCCGATCGTGAGCTCCACACCGAGGATCTGCCCCGTGGCCACGTCGGTACGGAAACGCGATGATCCTTCCGGGATCTCAAGGGCTACCGGGACCGCCACATCCCGCACCAGCTTGACCTCGTGGTTGTCGAGGTTCATCGCCAGGCGATGCAGGGCGCGGTTGAAGTTCTCCCCGGTGCGGTCTTCCCCTCGGGCGATGAACACCGACCCGGGGCGGTTCCCCTGGGTCATGGCGCGCACGGAGGATGTCGCCAGATCTCCGGCCCGGACAGTGGCGGTCGGGTGCGGCGAGAGCGCGAACCCTACGAGCGGCCCGAGGTCCGTGACACCGCTACCCGAGGTCTGCGGGTGGATGGTCAGGTAGGCAGGGTTTCCTGCCGAGAGGTAGCCAGTCTGCTTGGACGCCAGGCGCAGGACCCCCTCGAAGGCGCTGGCCTCGACGAAGGGGTAGAGCGGAGATCCAGAGTCGTTGATCGCCGCGACAAGCCCTGCGAGAGACACGTCATCGACCGCGGCGTCCCACTGCTGGGTCTCGATGGTCGGACTGGAAGTGGACTCAGTCTCGATGGCCAGCTCGAGCGTCCCGGACGCCGGCATGTCGTCGTAGTCGCCATCCACATTGACGTGGACGACGCCGAAGATGACCGGCTCGGAGAGGATGACCTTGTCGGTCTGGCTCGCCAGGAACGGGCGGCGTGTGTAGTCGCTCACAGGAACCTCACTTCCCAGATCACCCGGAGGGTGAATGCACTGGTCTTGCTGACCGGCTCGAAGGTCTTGTACGCCATGGGCGCACGATCCGAGCTGGCACTGAATCCTGTGATCGGGGACGAGGTGTCCCAATCACTGTCGGGGTCGCCATCGGTGAACAGACCGGCTTCCGTCAGGATGGCAGTGGCACCGAGACTGAGCTCTGTCTGTCCGTACTCACGCACGAAGCGCACCGCTGTGCGGGCGGACGAGGATGCCGAGGCCGGGAACGTCGCCGGGGTCTTGACTCTCGCCAGGAACTCCGCGGGAGCGTAGGGCAGGGGATCCACCAGGCTGCTGATGTTCGCCACCTCCGCCTGAGATCCCCCTCCCATGCCGATGAAGGCGATTCGGTCATTCCGGAAGGTGTCACGCGGCGTGACCACACGAAGAGCGATGAGCTCCGAGAGGTACTCACGTCCCGTGAGCGTCCAGATGTTCTTTCCTTCGACGTACTGCCGCCGCTTCCCGCCCTCTCGGGTCTCGATCTTGACGAATCCCTCGATCGCGGGGGCCGTCTTGTGGTCTTCGAGAGTCTTGGCTCCGAAGAACGGGAGCAGCTTCAGGAAGTTGAGGTTCATCGGGACAGCCTCCGGCTGATCTCTTCGGCTTCTTCGAGGCTGACACCGAAGTTCTTCGCGATGAGCGCGGGATCGACGGGTCCGCCGGTTTCCGATCTTAGCCCACCCCTCTTCTCGCCGCGAGTACCGCCCTGGATGAGGAGGGAGTCTCGGACCTTGGGGACGTCCTTGTGCCTCACGGAGTTTCCTTCCTGAAGATTCTACCAGTGTAGGAGGCCCCGATCGTGAGATCTGTGGTCTCCGCCAGAGTCAGGTACGCCCCACTGACCCCCAAGATCGCCACCGTCCAATCCTCGATCTCGATGAAGTCTCCGGGGCGCACGCCCAAGATCTCCACGTCGTCTGCGCAGGCGATCGTGTCTCCGGTCCCGGTGACCTGGAAGGAGGCTGCAGGAGTGTAGGTGTACCCCGGAACCCCGGACTCGGGGGTGACCCCCACCTCTACCCCGGGGAAGGTCGAGTCAACTGTGATCTCGTTCCCGGAGATGCCGGTGATCCGGTACGCCCCGTGGGACACGCTTGTGGTGACCTCGTCAGGGTCGGGTGTGAGGTCGGCGTCGGCGTCGGTCCACTCAATCGGGAGGATGAGCACGTCTCCCGCCACCGCAGAAGGCGCAGCTCCGGCATCCGCCACGTCCCCGTCGATGGTCAGCGTCATGGAGACGAAGGTATCCACGAGGGTCAGGGGCCAGTAGATGTCCATCTCAAGCAGGTCGTACCCCATGAGGCGCTCGAGGCGGTAGTCGCTATCATCCCCGTCTCCCTCGAAGACCAGCTTGTTGACCTCGATGTCGCCTGCGATGGTCGCCTCAAGGGCGCGGTCTACGAAGATCTCATCCCCAACAGTGGCAATCACCCGGTAGACCGCGCCGGAGGCCTGGTCTACGACTCGGTCATCCCGCTCGACATCGTACAGCGACACATCCGTAGCGGTGATGATGGTTCCCCCGATGGTGCCGGTAGCCGCGGAGGAGAAGACGGGGTTGGCTCCCAGCGCCCACCTCTCGATCCGGTAGTCCTCCAGATCCCCAGAATCGGGGAGCTCAGTCTCGAGGGTGAGCTTTGTCTCCTGATCTACGAAGATCTCAGGGGTGGGGTCGTACACCCCAGCTGCGAAGATCCGGTACACCCCCTGGTTGGCGCCGGACAGCACGATGAGCCGGTCTTCCGAGGTCACCCCATCTGACCGGAACGTCGCGCTGGAGTCCACGACGGTGTTCGCGTCGATCGCAGTCAGGGTTCCCGTGGACAGAATCGGGCTCGTGTCTCGGACGATGTGGAAGTACGCCTCGGAGTCGTCCTGGACTGCGGAGATCTCCAGGCTTCGGGGCACCTCTCCATCTGCTTGGACCACCGTGACCTGCGTGTCAGAGTCTACGGTGGACACTTCGTAGCGGCCCCGGTTTGGGCCGGAGGTGATGAAGAAGTGGTCTCCCGCACGCACGAAGCCCTCTCCACGAATCTGGACTTCGTCCTCAAAAATGCGGTTGATGTACGGGAGGGTGACATCGTCGCCCACTGTCCCTGTGAGGAACCCCCCACGGGCAGACGTGAGCACCCCTGAGCCGGCACTCATCACCAGGTCATCTCCCTGGAACAGCGAACGGACGCTCTGACTCCCGAAGTCCACTCGACGTAGCGCCAGGCTGCTGCCGCTGTAGTCGTCGAACATGTGGCTCGACTGCCTGCTGAACGCGGGATCGTCGTAGAGGAACGCGTCGAGGATGAACGAGAGATCGTCCTCTACGGTCACTGTGTCCAAGAGAGACAGGACACCGAGCACTGTGGGCTTGGTGTAGATCGGGCGAATCTTCCCCAGGAAGTCCGCGATCAGCGGCAGGTCTCTCGAGTCCGTGGCCTGGAGATCTACCTCCACCTGCCAGGAGTGGTACTTCTGGAGCTCTACGCTTCCTGCGACATCCGAGAACTCGCGCCACCAGTTTGGGCGCTCGATCCGATCTGTGACCAGGATGCTGTTCGTGAGTGGGGTGAACGGGGCGAGGATGTCCCCCTCCGCGAAGGTCAGCCCCGTTTCGGGGTTGAGTGCCAGGCCCCGGAAGGTGGCGAGGCTGTAGAGATCTGAACGGCGGTACCGGTAGCTCTGGAGAAGGCCTGTCCCGGTCCCCTCATTGTTGAGCTCTTCCACCAGGACGCGCCCGTAGTTCTCTGTGTACTCCGTGTTGATCTCCACGATCTCACAGAGCTTCTCCGTCACCGGCAGATCTCCCAGGATGTGCGCCCCGATCTCCGCGCTTCTGAGCACTGGCCCGGTCGCCCATGCGTACATGAGGCCCGCGACCGCCGAGCGGTAGGTGATCTGCGTCGTGCCGAACGCATCCAGATCTGCCCGCTCCGCCCCAACCATGAGGCCGAAGTTGTCCTCGATGTACCGAGTGTTCTCCAGCAGGACGAGCGGCGCCCACAAGACCTCTGGAGCAGGGCTCGAGGGAGAGAAGCTGCGCACCATCTCAAGGGTAGTGACCGCCTCCGCACGGGAGATGGTGAACTCAACCGCGGACTCTGTGGCCACGGGGTAGCGGCCATCCACATCCCGAGGGGTGATCAGTAGATCCGATGCCGACAGCACCGCGCGAACCACGAAGGTGCCCTTGCTAAGCCCCGTCAGGAGCTCCAAGCTATCCCCACCACGGATGCCCGAGGACACAAGGTCTACGTCTGCGATGGAGACTCGGGCGCTACCCGATGTCGTACTCAGCGCGGCACCAGAGACCGTGGAACCGACCAGCAGGTAGTCGGAGTTCTCGACCATCTGTACGGGCTCACGGTCCAGCAGGGCAGAGGTCCGATCCTCGTAGGTGATCTGCCAGCCGTCTGCGGTCTCTGCCACGCTCTCTGCTGTGGGGTACTCGAACAGGGCGGGGACCGAGTAGATCGGATCAACCAGGTCGAGGAGCGGGATGGCGGAGTTCCGCACGATCTTCTTCGGCCACACGCGAATCGTGAAGAACCCGCCCAGATCCACCGATGTAGTCGGATCCAGCGGCAGGTTGGACATCTCTCGCCGGAACGTAGACCCGTTCAGCAGGGCGTAGATGTCCAGCGCCGCGTTGGTCAGCAGCGCCTCATCCGTGGACCCGATTGTCACCGTCGGGATGGAGAGATCTCCGGAGATCTGCAGAATCTCCTCGGCAGAGAGCTCACCCCGGTAGTACCTGCCGTCCTCGTCCGTTCCGTACTCGAGCTCTCCCGTTCCGAGCTCGAACGCCACTACAGACCCGGACACCCCCGTCACCTGTGCGGGGACCAGCGTGGCGGTTTCGAGGTCTACTCGGCTCACCTCAAGGTAGAGCAGATCTCCCGCACGAACCGCCAAGCCCTGGAAATCCTGCTCGGAGGATCTCAGGATGGGGCTGATTCGCCACGGCAGCGCCTCTACGCCGGCCGGTGCTGTCGCGGAGGCAAGTCGCACGGCCCAGAGGTCTCCGCGACCTCCGGCGTCCTCTGGCGGCAATCCTCGGATGACTTCGTACGACGCGATCTGGTGCCCAACGCCATCGAGGGCCAGGATTCGCTCCTGAATCCCCCGTCCCACGACAAAGCCGTACTGGACGGTCTCCGGGAACGTCTCCAGTGGGATGGCGCGCGAGACGATGTACCCAGAGCCCGCCGAGTTGATCGTAGAGATCGGGAATCTTTGCCCAGAGAGCGACCCCGAGAGGATCACAAGCTCCCGCCCGAGGGCGGAATCCAGGACGTGCTCTGCCTGAACTGTGATCTCGTACGGCGCCACCACCTCTCCGGCCCCGCGGACATCCTGCGCGTCGTAGACAGTCAGATCTGCCTCGTCGAACGGGATGTAGACCGTGGAGGTGGCGGCGCCCGCAGGACGCAGGAAGCTGCAGCGCACCGGACGCAGGAACTCGAACGAGATGTTCGACCCTCGGAACGGCAGAGAGGGGGAGACGGCCAGGGTCGCCCCGGACACCGCAGTCACCTCGTAGTACCCGGCATTACGGCCCGTAGAGATGGAAAGGAAGTCTCCAACCTCCACTCCTTCTGCCTCGAAGTCCGTGCTGGGCGCGTAGGGCGCATCCAGGGAAGAGACAGGGGCCACCAGGTCCACACCGGAAAAGACCACATCTTTCCCGGGAAGCGGAGTCGAGCCCGACACCACGTACCCCTGCTCATCTGCGCTCAGCCGGTTGATCTGGTACTCGCCTGCACTGGAGCCGGCGAAGATCTGGAGGTCAGTCCCGATGGCCAGAGACGTGGTCCCGCCCAGAAGGCGGAGCTCCCTCCGGGAGACCACAATCCCCTGCCCCACGAAGGTCACGCTGCCAGTGAACGCTCCAGTCCCGCTCTGCGGGTACCCAAAGATGGCGTCCACCTCGGGTGCGGAGATCTCCACTACAGGACTGAAATCGATCCACCGCGCCTGGAAGAGCGGCTGAACAGTCGCAATCGACTTCGCTCGATCGATCTGGAATGCCCGCAGGTAGTCTGAGGCCACCGCCTGCGTGTAGGAAGACCAGACGATGGGAAAGACCTCCCGGTCGTTCACCAAGCGCCAGAAATCCGACAGCACCGAGAACATGAAGTCGCCCGGCACATTGTGACGGCGGACTGCAGGTACCGTGGCGGCCGAGAAGAAGAGCGCAGCTTCTGCCGCCTCACTGTCCAGGCCATTGGCGGAGACTACGAGGCTGACGATGTAGACCCCGGTGATGTCCCCTTCGAGCTGCGCCACCTGCTGCTGAGAATCCTCAAAGCGCAGCTCGGCCTCGCTCCCGATGGGGGCGCGGAGGGTCCAGGTGTACGCCATGTCGTCGAAGGGCTGCCCCTCGAGGGTGGAACCTGCACCACTGATGGGCAGAATGGCGCCGAGGATGCCGGTCGCCTCTTCGGGAGTCACTCGCGCGGTTGGCCGCCGATTCAGGTCGGCCACGCCGAGGCGGTGAGTCTCGAGGGTGCTCGGCATCAGTCAGTGTCCGTGACATCGATGAAGACGTTGGCCTGCGCCCCGTAGATCTTGTCCTCGAGGTCCGCCTCTGGCACCGCCAGTGTAACGGCAAAATCATGTCCCGATCCACGGGACGACGCGATCATCCGCACATCCACGTCCATCACGTTTCCTGCGTCAATCGTCGGGATCGAGCCGATAGACACGGTAGTTCCGGTCAGCACGCTCGCTACGTCCTCCCGCGCAACCACATCCTTCTCGCCCCAGGGGATATCGATGGCAGGGGCCGGATCCATGTCCAAGAAGACCTGGATGCCCCCACGCGGCCGATACGCGACCAGGATGAAGTGCTCTTCCGACAGGTCGATGGGGGCCGAGATGAGCTGTCCCAGCGCAGAGCGCGGGTTGAGCACCTCGAGGTAGTCCTGCGCGTCCTGGGAGACGAACACGAACGTGCGGCTCGCAGGGTCTGACGACGGGAGATCTGAGACGAACTGGATCTGAAGGAAGCGCCCACTGCCCACATCGATGGCAAGCAGCGCAGGAGAGGGAATGCGCGGCTCGTTGGTCTGCCCATACGCCTTGCGGTCGCCGACCGTCACGCGCATGAGCACCGCCAGGCCTGTCTCGTTGACGAGGAGGTCTTGCTCTGCGTAGGTCAGAGAACAGAATGTGTGCTCGTCCTCCGCAGTGGGGCGGATCTGCCAGGTCTTGGAGGTCGCGTCGTAGGAGTGCCCAGCGTCAGAGCTCGTGACCGTCCAATCCCCGGAGGGCACCGCGGCCGACAAGTACGGGTAGTAGAAGATGCACCGGGGCAGCAGGGTGAACGAGTCTGAGACCAGGAAGCCATCAAAGAGGCCCACCCCTCCGTCGGTGTCCACGAACCCCAGGGACACTCGAGGGGTGGTGTCTGCCGCTGCTGGGAGGGCGGTGTACGCCAGGGAGATCTCAGGCTCAACCTCGTCGAGCAGGGAACCGTCGGTCGCGTAGAGATGGCAGAAGTCGGACGCAGAGTTCGCGATCAGCATGAGCTCGGGGAGTTCGTCGCTCCAGTCCAGCTCCGCCTGCTCGTAGTCGGTGTCGATGTCCCGGTTGGTGCCTGTGAAGATCCCGACGGTCATCGACTCACGTTCGAGGAACCTGAAACTGGCCTCCTTCGTGCCGTCTACCAGGGTGAACCCCATCCCAGTGCTGAATGACCCTGCGTGCAGAGAGCTCTGGGGCTGCATCTTCCCGAGGACCAGGAACGACTCCGACTGCAGATCTGTCTCCTCTCGGACCACCATCGAGCTGTCGGATGAGTCTGCGAGGCGCTGGAGATTGAAGATCTCATCTTCCTCTCCCGCGAAAGACGCATCCAGGTTTGTCCAGGACGCGGTGTCCGAAGCCACCACCACGCGCGTCATCGCATTCGACGTGACCACCGCGGAGGAGCGGGGAGTCTGGATCCCACTGCTGATGAGAATCTCACCATGATGCTCGAGTACGATGTCCTCGATGTCAATCTCGGTGTCCCCGCTGCTCCGGTTCCCGTCGATGCCTACGAACGCGACGACCCGCTCGTCCTCGTCCTCTCGGGTGCGATTCCCCATGCGGGCGGAGGACAGGAGAAGAGGCCATCCCGAGGTGGACTCCGAGTGCAGAAGGGTCTCTTCATTGTCCGCATCGGTGGAGAAGAGGTAGATCTTGGCCGTAGTCGCGGTCAGATCCCACAAGATCCGGAAGTCATTCTCGACAGGATTCACACTCCAGTCGAAGTCGATTCTCTCGGCCACCGAGCGGGTCCCCGACCCATCCTGCGAAGGACTGGCGAACTCGAGGTACTTGGTGGCACCGTCGTCGCACAGGTAGACCGTCACCGCAGACCCAGTGGGCCAGTGAATCAGCCCGAACATGATCCCTGCGTAGTCTGAGTTCGCCTGGTAGGGCAGCGCCGTGCCCAGTGTGAACGCCTGCACGGAGAACCGGATCTCACAGCCTACCGGCGCACGCGGAGTGGCGATCTCTTCCAGGAAGAGGGTCCCACTCTCTGTGTCCGCCGACTGGTTGGTCAAGGTGAGCACTGGGCCCTGCGGCGGAGTGTCCAGGGCACGGTCTACGATCTCGCCCGTCCGCGCGATGGGGACACCATCGCTGAACACGTCGATGAAGAACCTCTCGTCCTGTGGGAGCTCTTCCGCTGCGTACTGCTGCTGCGAGAACGTCATCAGCGCCGACACCGAGGCCAAGCTGGTTCGGTAATCGGCATCCCGCACCCCGAAGTAGACGGGCTGGAGAGGGTTCATCTCCTCCCCCTCTCCGGGGACGCGGTTGACGATGGTGGGATCAGCCATTGGTCCTGCCCGAGATCAAGATGCGCTCTGCCCCCTCTCGGGAGCCATCGGAGAAGCTGGGAGGGCCCGGGATGTAGAACGTCGTGCGGTGGCTTCCGGAGAAGTCTGCCTCATCCAAGGAGCTGCCGATCGTGTCCGTGGACCTGGTCAGGACTCGCCGCCGGTAGAGATCGTGCGTCACGATCTGGATGACCACCGGGTGCTCGTAGGAGGACACGTCGTTGGAGTGGAGGAACTTCTCCAGCCGCGAGACATCGAGGACCTCTTCGGGTTCGAGGCTGTCGATGAAGGCGTAGATGTCCGCCGCCATGCTCTCGGAGTCGCCGCCCAGGGCCCGGATGTCCACGTAGACGTAGGAGGGCAGGAAGTGGCGCGCGAGGGGATCTGCGCAGAGCGTGCGGTCAGACCGGGACAGCAGGAGAGCCTGCACCTGCGCCACCAGAGACGAGAACTCATGGGTGACCTGGTACCTGGACCGCTCCAGAGAGATCTTGTTCTCTTCGATGTCCGTGAGGTCTGCGGGCAGGAATCGAGGACTCATGCGGATCTTGCACCGCTCCGCAGAGCTGTACGAGAACAGCGGGTCCTCCACCTCGAGGCGGTAGCCATCGGAGTGGTAGGTGCCGAACAGAGGAGTGAGGGACGTGTCCTTCGGGATGTTGAAGACCGGGTCTCCACCCAGGGAGAACGCCCGCACATCTGCGTAGTACAGGCCCCTATCAAGCCCCTGAGACTTCATCTCGGTCGATGAGAGGTGCTTGGTGGCCCTCCGGATCACCGCGTAGGGCTGGTTGACCCCTCGAATCGGCCCGTAGGCGGCCAGGTTGCGCTGGACCTCGTACGGAGATGGGAAGTACGCGTCGCTGTACGAGCAGGTGAGGTACGAGGACTGCCGGCTGATCGAGGGGTGAACCCCCACAATCCGCCACTCAGAGGGGATCCCCGAGTAGAGCCGCACCGGCCGGAGGCCGTGCATCTCGTTGAACCCGTCGATCTCAGAGTCCCCGAGCTCGTCTACGGGCGCACGGACCACCGCCCAGTGCAGCCCGGTCTCGGTCACGGGGAATGCGTCCATGTCGAGGACTACCGTAGAGGCGTTGGTGACCTCCAAGATCTGGTAGCTGCCGTCCATTCCAGGGAAATTCGACGCGTAGATGGTGACATACCGACCCACATCGTCCGAGATGAACGGCCCTGTGGGGTCCACGAAGATGTCTGTCTCCTCGACCATGCCCTCGTTTCCGGACCGGTAGACCTGCCCCGTGGTGAAGGGCATGGGCCGATCCAGGGTGAGCTGGTTCTCGGCCACATCGATGATCTGGTAGCCCGACGCCAGGTCCCCTTCCTCCGTGAACAGCATGTCCCCCTCACGGAGAGCATCGCGGTCCAGCTCAGACGTGGGAGACAGGAAGGAGTAGTCCTCAGTCCCCAGGAGGCTGACGATGTTGGAGCCGGCCTCGGTCGCCACAGCGATGACCCGGTCGGCCTTCTCCGGGACGGCCTCAGAAGCAGAACTGACGACTTCCGCCAGGATCTTCTGCTCGAAGACGCGGAGGAAATCTTCCCCGACATGCACGTCGGAAAGGACGAATGCGGGAAGGGATGGGTCGGATGCGATGGCCCGGAAGGACCCCGCGTCGTCGTAGTGCGCGGACAGCCGAGCATCCCGCGGCAGCTCCATGGGGGTGGACTGCCCGGTCGTGGACGCTCCCGGGAACACCTCTCGCGGGCTCTCAGTGCCCGAAGCCACGAACTGGAGCTCGGTGGTGCCTGCGGGGACACTGAACAGCGTGGGCACATTCGGATGCAGAACTCCTTCCTGGAGTTCTCCAGGCTCTGAAGTTCCGTCAGCAGTCCACACCACGCTCTCGAGAGTGGTGTGCGGCGTAGCAGCGTCGAAGCAGAGCGACGTGGCAGCTTCCAGAACCGCATCCTGTTGGTCAGCGGCCAGCACCCGCAGGACGAGCTCGTCCTGAGGATCACCCCCGTCGGCAGACAGGGAGACGAACTGACCGAGATCTCCCGCCACATTGAGGGCGTTGAGCGCACTCGCCAGGTCATCGGCGTTGGCGATGTTCGCCAGAATGGCCTGCTCGAACTCAAGCGCAGAGGCCCCACTGTCTGCCAGCGCGGCAGTCAGCGTCGTGGCATCCAGCTGCGTGACCTCAAGGGTGAAGATCTCCGTGAGGGTCAGCGTCCCTGTGAGGGCTGCGGAGGTGTCGATGTTCACCGACAGGAGGGTGGTCCCGTCGTAGAGCTTGGTCCGGAACTCGAAGACCATCCAGTCCGATTCTGACTCCACGGAGATCTCAAGGTCGAGGCCGTCTCCCGCCACGCTGAACCCTGTGATCAGCTCCTGCTCCCAGGACTCGTAGCTCGTCGCCGCACCCAGAATCCCGTCGGAGATGGCCACGGCCAGAATCGCGGAGACGATGGATGCCTGCATTCCAGTGAGCAGGGTCTCTTCGAGAGCCGAGTACCCCAGGTACAGGTAGGTGGCGCCGGAGGTGGTGTTGATGCCAAGAACCGACGACGCACTCAGGATGTCGTAGGTACCCGAGCCCAGAGTGACCTGCGGAGTGTCCCCCGGGTCCAGCACCGCGAAGCTGGCCGGGTCGAACAGAACCACCGTCTTGATGCCGCCGAACACCGGATCGTCTACGCGCATCACCGCCAGCGGCGTGATGTCGAAGTCCCCAGGAGTCTGGGTGATCGTGAGAGTCTCTCCCACCACGATCACTACGTCATCTTCGACGTAATAGACCCCGAACGGGGTCGTATCGATCTCTGCGCTCAGAGACAGGAAGCCCGCGGCAGGGAACGCCACCGAGTTCGGAATCTGGAGCACTCCGCCTCCCTCCTCGTCTGAGAAGCCGAAGTGGCGGAATCCGTCTTCACGGTCCTCTGCAGCGATTGTCAGAGTGGTCCCCACCCCGCGCTCAATCGGACTCACGGTGATCGATCCGGTGGTGCTTCCCCAGGAAGACTCGGCACCCGTGAACCGGACCAGATCTTCGTCCGGGTCCAGCAGCTCTTGGAGCGCCGTTGCCAGCTCAGTGAAGGAGGTCAGCGCCGCGATGGCAGCGGTCACTGTGCCGGTCAGGGTGGTACGTGAAGCTGCACCCACGAACGTGAGCGCCGCCTCGAGGCCCTCACTGCTGGCCACTGGGAGGGTGATGTCCCCTCCGGTGACATCTGCCGGGCTGGTCACCTCCTCATTCCAGGAGTAGTTCGCGCAGCTGGTGGGGCCGAACGTCGTGACGGAGGTGGGCTCGGTGAAGAAGAGCCGTACGATCTGCTCTGCCGTCGGCCTGCCCACCTGGTAGGAGCCGAAGAAGCCCTTGGTCAAGCTCTTCAGGACCGCCCCGGCGTCGAGGACGAACTCGCTGGGGACGTCGAAACCGGCGCTGCCCAGAGTCGCGAACAGCCAGGTGAAGGACTCCTGGACCACTTCCCACGGTCCCAGCTCCTTGCCCGCTGAGGGGCCCGTCGTGATCTTGCTCTCCACGTCGAAGCTCGGAGCTGACGGGAAGGCCAGGGGAGATGCGGTCCTCGTGGAGAAGAAGTCCGCCAGGCCCTCAAGGGGCGCCACCGGGAACTCACCCTTGACCGTGACCACGGAGAACGTGTAAGCCACGCGGGCATCCAAGTAGTCGTCGGCGGACGACGACGGATCGGTCGAGACGATGCTCCCGCCGTGGTAGATCTTGTAGGTATAGACCTTGTCGATGACGTATGAACCGGCGTTCACTCCCACATCGATGGTGAGGACGTCCCCCGACTTCGCGTTTGAGAGCGCAGCAGGCGTGTTGCGCAGCTCTCCGTTGTTGTAGTCGTCCATCGCATCTTCGAACGTGGATCCCGAGAAGGCCTTGTTCCAGTCGAACTCTGGGGCGGCGATGAAGACGTTGTTGCAGCCATCGAAGATGGCCTTCGGGATCAACACCTCGTACTGGGCGATGATCGGGTTGGCCGCATCCACTGGGTCGAGGGTGAACGGAGCGAACAGCGTCGCCAGCGCCTCGAAGTCTGCGCCCAGGTCGAAGCCTGAGATGCTGGTGAGCTCCACCATCCAATCGCGGAGCGACTGCAGGAAGTCGGTGGCCGCCGTGGGCAGGTCAATCGCCAGGTGCGTCTGGAAAGACCCAGAACCCAGCCCCTGCTCCACAAGAGACATCACAGCGACGTAGTCGTCATCGCTGGGGAGGCACTCGTCCGTGTAGCAAGTGCCGGGACGCCCAGAGTACTGGGAGATCGTCTTCATGTCCTTCTGCGTGATCGTACCGTCCGGGGACCGCGGACTCACAGCAGACGGGTTCGTCAGCTCACCTGTTGCGGAGTCGATGTCGTAGACCTGCAGCCGCGTATGGCTCTGCGGCGCCCAGGAGGTGCCCGCATCTGCCAGCACGAACCCGTTGAGCCCGCTGTACGTGATCCGAGCGCCGGAGAAGCCTTCGTACGCAGCGGCCCCGACCGGGAGGGCCGGAGGCACGGTGTAGCCCGTGTCCTGCCCGCTCGTATCGAGCAGCGCCACGCCACCGGGAGCCACCCGGACCAGCGGCCGGGTGAGGCCACCGGAAGAGCTGTAGATCTTGAAGGACGCACTGGAGTCGGTAGACCGCATCTCGGAGTTCAGGATGGGGCTACGTCCCCCGTTCGCGCCGAATCCGGTGATCTGGTAGACCCCCTGGTTGCCCCCATCGAGGATCTCGAAGGTGTGCCCGGTGGCGACTCCGAACTGCTGCAGGTCTTCGGAGACCCGGACCGTCGCAGACCCAATGGTCGTGCGGAGTCCCGTCGCAGAGTCCGCGTTGAACGGGTAGACCGGGGACTGGGGCGAGAACGCATCCACTACGGTCTCGTCGATGATGCGGAATCGCACATCAGACGACAACGCAGTCATGTCCAGGTCGAGCACCAGCTCAACACCCCGCACATCCAAGATCTTGTAGACCCCGGCATCAGGTCCCGTGAGCACATTGAGGGTCATCCCACGAGAGACCCCAACGTCCTCCCAGATGACCTGCTCCACGCTCGAGATGGCGACGACGGCACCACTGGTCGCGCCCTTGATCTGGCCGGAAGACCAGTCGTTGTCGGACGTCAGGCAGCACAGGTCCAGGTACCGCTCTGCGGTGTTCAGATCCAGGAGGTAGGCCCCGGTGTCCTCCTCGATGCTCGAGCCGTCGAAGAGGTTGACCACCTCGGTCTCGGTGAGCGTTCCTGAGATGGGCCGGTAGTGGATCCGGAGCCGCGAATGCACCTTGTTCTTGAGGGCCCCGTAGTCGCGCAGAGCCGTTGCATCGATCTGCCCAGAGAGGGTGAGCTCCTCTCCCTCGTACACCGCAACCTCGCTGGCCTGCGGGGCGTACTGCGTAGAGGTCGAACTGGACGCAGACGGGCGGACGTACACGTCGTAGTGCCCGCCGATGTGGACCTCTCCGTCCTGGATGATGATCTGCTCATTCGCGTCGGGGTTCGTGATGCCCCCGGGAATGTCTGAGATCCGGATCTCCGCCCGGTCGTACGCAGCAGCGAACACCCCAGGAAGGAGGCCAGGGATCAGGCTGACGGAAGGGGGATCGACATCAGGAACCGCGTCCAGCTTCAGCAGGTAGATCGTGGGCAGCCCAACCAGGTCCTCCGAGCTCTCGTAGACCACCTCGTCGACCCCGAAGAACTGGTTCGCCTCCTCCGGGCGCGTTCCGTAGAGGAAGTTCCAGAAGTTGAGCTCGATCCGGCTCCCGGCTCGGATTCGACGAGCCCCATCCCGGCCACGATTCTCGAACATCGACAGCAGGAGCACGTAGCGACCCAGAACGAAGCTCATGCCCGACGTGATCACATCTCCGCCGCCGGATCCTGTGATCACATCCCGCTGCATCTCCGGATCCCCGAATCCGACGACTTCCATATTCCGGATTGTGGGAAACTCCGAGAACAGCCGAGCGCGAACTCCGCGGCGGGTGTTCAGGCTGCGCTCCGTGAGAGAGGTCTGCGTCCTCTGGAGGAGCTGCTCGGCCGTCTCCTGGTAACTGCCCCCGTTGAATGCGAACCGGTTGGTGGCGCGCACGGCAGAGGCGAGCCCGATGACCGAGGAGATCGCACCCTCTTCGACGTTGTACTCCTCGCCGGCTTCTGCCGCGACTACGCCCACATCGAGGTAGTAGAGCTGCCCCGAACGCTGAGCAGCCATCACCTCTGGGCGGAAGAACTGAGGAACGCGCGGGTAGAAGACCAGCCCTGAAGAGGTACGGAGCTCGGTCGAAGCCAGCAGCGAGACGAACGTGGGGTTCGCGAAGAAGATCCGGACGGTGCCTCCCGCCCGGGACCCCTCTCGGCGGCTCACGAAGAAGTTGGCAGCCAGGTCTTCTGCATCCTGGATCCGCATCTGACCCGAGTTGCGGACGGACTGCCCCCGTCGGATGATCTGCAGTTCCCGCTTGAATCCCTCAAGAAGGAGCTGCAGAGGACGAATGACCAGGTCAACGATGGCGTCGCCCTGCTCAGCAGGCAGACTCGGGAACTCCTGGCGCAGTCGGGTCAGGAGGAAGAGCTCGAGGTCCGTATCGAACGCGTCCACACCGAGGGAGGAGTAGAGCGGAGCGACAACACGGTCGTACACCGCCCCACCCGGGGCCAGATTGAGCGTCGGATCGTACGCCTCGAGGAGCTCCACGAGGAGATCACGGATCTGATCAGCCTGCGTACCGGTGTTGGCCATGGGTCTTCCTTAGAGGGCGAGTCCTGCGATCGCGACCGTCCCGTCAAGGGACTGGATCCGCAGCCGAATATCGAGGGCGGTTTCTTGGGGACTATATGACGCCCGAAGAACGGTGACCCGCCCCAGCTTGGCGGAGTCGGGGAGCTGCGGGTTCCGTGCCTGCGAGGTGATCATTACCTCTTCCGCCTGCTGAACGTACAGCATGGCCAGTGCTTCCACATTCTGGCGCTCTGATTCGGAGATCTCCCCGATCAACGCCAAGAGGTTTCCTCCGGCCTGCGGAGCGAAGATGTCCGACCCCTGCGTAGTCAGGAGCACCTTGAGGAATCGCTGAACGAGGAGCCCAGAGTCCCCCAACTGCTGCGCCGAGACCGCAGCTTCAAAGCTGACAATGGACGCCTTGCTGCCACTGACGTTCGCAGTGAGGACCGCCACCGACCGGATGATGACCCCAACCTCCCCGGCTGGGATGTCGGCCAGGATCCGCGTCGGACTGACCGTGACGAACACCGGAGAGCGGACCCCGTTGACGATCACCCCAGTGATGTCGCGGAAGTTCAGCCCGCGAATGTCCAGGGCGGTGCCCTGACCGAAGAACGTCACCCGCTGGATGTTCTTGGTCTGCTGGAACGCGAGAAGGGGGTAGTCCATGTCACTCCACCGAGGCGGCCTGCAGGAGGATGTCCATGGCACCTACTGAGTTCCCAGCGGAACCGAAAAGGGCCGCCCGGAGCTCACGGATTCTCTGGATCTTACCACCCACGGTGCGGGAGGGAAGCGTACCAGTGATAGGCGACGCCTCTCCTCCTACCGCGAAAGCTCCCACTTCACCGAATGCTTCGGAGTCCAGCAGCAGGATCGCATCCTCCAAGGAGGACCGAAGGCTTGCCGAAGCGACCTGGTTCAGTGCCTGGGCGGTGCTGACCTCTGTGATCGCATCTCCGACGAGGGCGAGGAGCTGCTGAGTCGCCAGGTCCAGGGTCTTGGTGTCGGGCATGTGGTCACCCTGAGCGGTAGGTGAGGTCTCCGGTAACCGCAGAGATGCTCCCAACCCGCGTCCCAGAGAGGAAGCCCGAGCGCACCAGCCGGAGGGGGTTCCCCATCTCGAGGTCTCGGTATGCTGCGTCGAATCCCTCGGCAGCACATGACTTCAGGAGCTGCTGGGCAGAGGACACCGTACCTGCGGCTGCTTCGAGCGAGATCTCCCGGAGGCTCCCCAGGGTGTCTACCGAGTCCGGAGTGTCCAAGAACAGGAGACCGAACGCCCGGGAGGCCTCGGGAGTGAGGGAAGAGATCAGAGAGGCCGACTCCCCGTAGAAGGCCACTTCCCTCGCGGCCTCCGCCCGTGACGCCGCCAGCTTGCGTGGCCGCAGCAGCCCGGACAGGGCGCGCATCAGTGTCGCCATGTGTGCCCCGGCTGCGGCGTGACGGGACAGCAGCACCTGGGTCGGTGGATCAGCCTGGAGGGCCTGCAGCGCCCCCACCGCGTTGCTGACCGCCAGCACCCTGTCCAGCCCGTCTCGCTCGCTCAGCGCCAGCAGCGCCCGATCCTTGACCGGGCCTGCGGCGGTAGCCAGGAGGATCGCGCGGTGGTCTGGGATCCGACTCTTGACCTGCACGCAGATCTCGTAGAGATCCTCCGCCCGTCTGACGATCTCCTGCACAACCACAGACAGTGACGCCCCCGCGTCACTCGGACGGGCGTAGCCCTTTCGGACCTCTCTCTTCACCTCGTCCCGGAACGCTGCTGCAGTCGCTGCCTGGAGGGCTGCCAGGTCTGGGGTAGTGCCTCGAGAGAGCACTGCCTCAATCTGCGATACATCGGAGGGCGCGTCAGAGACGCCCACATCTGCCGGCCGGACTGCGAGCTCGGTCAGCATGACAGCCGTACAGAGTAGACCGTGCATCTCTGCTGCGGGACGCACCAGACCCCGCATCTTGCGGAGCTTGAGGTAGAGCATCGTGTCTGGGTCGGAGAGCACGGCCTGGGCTGCTGACGCCCGGAAACGGTCCCACGCGAACTCCCGATCTTCCGCCCGGCTGGCCCCAGAAGGGGGCACCGGGGACAGAGCACTCTTGGCGCTCCGCTGGAGGTCAGCATCAGAGAGTTTCAGCGGCATCAAGCCACCGTAACGGAGATGCTGTCGAAGGTGACGTCCACTGCGGGGACTCTCTCAGCCTCCGCCAAGGAGGACGAGAACTCAATCTCGCAGGTTCCGGCGCCGACACCGACGATGGTGACCGTGGACCCACTCATGGATGCGGTGGCCACAGCTGGATCGGTGGAGGACACGGACACGAGGCTCGACCCCACCGCCTCGCCCTGGATCTTCTTGTACGGCGCGGCGCGTCCACTCGACAGGACCACTTCGGCTTCTACTTCGACCTCATCCTCCTCATCGATGCTGACAGATGAGGGAGTCAGATCGACCCGGGAGACGTAGGGCCAGATGAGGTCGGTGAACCCCGTAGAGACCTTGTCCGGGACAGTGACTACGAAGACGTCCGGCTCGTAGGACTCCACCACCACTTCGTACACGGCTCCCCGGAGGAGATCGAACTCGAAGTAGCCCGCGGCGTTAGACACCACGATCACCTTGGAGTTGCCGGTGGCGTTGCCGCCACTGATGCGGACGCGCTCGTTGAGCATGAACTCCGCGGTCACGTTGGCCAGATGCTGTCCCGCAGCCCCGATGATGAAGCCGCTCACCCGGCAGAGGTGACTCAGCGTCGCGGGAGGTCGGTCATCGAGGTTCTCGCCGCCCACCTCGAACTCTGAATCCTCCTCGACTACGACACTCAGTCCGGTGTCGAAGGAGAACCCAGTCTTGAAGAAGCGGACCCAGTAGGTGGCGTCGGGCAGGTCGAACACGACCTGTCCTTCAACGGTGGTGTTCCCCTGGGTGATGAACGTAGATCCATCCTCAGAGAAGACGAAGACCGTGCAGGACTCGAGGGGGGTGTTCTTGGTCTCGTCTGAGGAGTCGTAGACGTAGAGGGTGACCGCGCTCATCAAGATCTCCGAGGCAGCTCGACCAGCTCAATCTCCTGGATTTCGAGCAGATCGTCTGCGGTAGCCGCAAGCTCGAAGATATCGATGGTGGCTTGGTCAGGGATGGTGACGCGCCGAACCAGGGAAGATCCTGAGACGGCGAGCAAGCCTGTCAGGCCGCGAACGGCCGTGAAGGAGATCTCACCATTGGCATCTGAGGTGGCCGTGACATCGTCAGCTACGAAGCCGACTCCGGTGACCTGAGAGGTGGCGAGATCGGGACTGAATCGGACGTGGTGGCCCGGCAGGAAGTTCCCTGCGGAGTCCACGAATGTGCCGGTCAGCGTACAGGTGTTGTCTACCCCCACATCTGGGTCGGGGTCTACTGCCCCCGGGGGGAGATCTCCAGAGTCCAGCGCGTCCACGGTGTCGCTGCGGGTGTACTCAGTGCCTGCGACCCCGAAGGTCCAGGTCAGCGTGTACTGTCCCGCAATGAGGGGAGTCCACAGCGCACTGTAGATCCCGGTGACGTCGTTGACGAAGCTGGTGATCGTCTCAAGGGTCTCATCGTCGAGGATGACCGCGAGGCTGGGATCATCGTCGGCGTTGAGGAACGTCTCGGTGCCGGAGCCGCCATCGAAGGTGACCCGCAGGGTGGCAGTGGTGGCCAGGCCAACCGTCGTGAACGACATGACGCCTCCCTACTATTTTCGGACCTGATTCTTGAGAGTCTGGTAGCAGTTGAAGAAGCGGCACTCCTGCGTGCCCGGCCACTCTGCTTCCATCTTGGACAGGTCTTCTTGGGTAATGTTGAAGGTCCAGGAGGTCCGACGACTGGACCGCGACACGTCTGAGATCGAGAATCCCCGCTGCACCAAGAATGCGGCGAACGACATATCCTGAGTAGTGAACGGCACAATCAACCCGAGGCAAGCGCAGCAGACAGATCTGGAAGGTATTTCGACAAGAAACCCACGGTCTGCGCAGTGGTCAACTCTACCGTGCGCGCACTGAGGGCGCCATCGCCCGTGCGCCCCTCATGAATGATCTTGAGCAGCGCAACCTCGCGAGCAACCTCTGCTTCCGCCGCGAGGAGCTCGGACTCGAGCTGTGCCCGCAGACGGATCACCCGCGCGACAGTCTCCGGGTACGCCATCAGAAGCTTCTCAGGTAGTCGCGGTACTTCTTCGAGATCGAGTTCTTGACCTGGGAGACCTTGGACGCAGACCACCCGAGTTCACGCGCGATGTCGTTCATCACCTCCATCTTGCGCTTCCCTCCCTTACCGAAGAGGTAGTTGAACACTGCTGTCTCGTCGGTTGTGAGCTCGTAGGGCAGCATCGCGATGACCTCGCGGTGCCTGGGGGACTCCTCCTCGAAGGGGGAGGACTCGAACGCATCTTCTCCGACTGCCGGCAGGTTGAAGATGTCCGGCCGGATCTCTTTCGCCAGGCGCTCGACCTTCTTCGGGCTCATCTTGAGCTTGTCTGCGAGCTCGAAGGTGGTGGGCTCCCTGCCCAGCTCCTCCTCGAGCACAGCCTTGGCCCGCGAGTACGGCCCGATCTTGTTGGCCTGTGCCTCTACGATCCGCGTGAAGTTCTGATGCTTCTTCACGTAGCGGTTGAGACCCTTGAGGTTGTTCTGGACGTGCGATGCGACCGCAGCCTTCCGGGTCGGGTCATACCGACGGAGTGCCTGGACTGCCAGGGTGCGCGCGTGGGCCTCGATCGCAGGCTTGTAGATCCTCGGGGCCCGGTGCCGGTTCACCTGCGAAGAGATGACTGGATTGAGCGACGTGAGGAGCGGAGCCAGCTTCTCTGGGTCTTCCTTGGAGGTCTTCCACTGCCGCCACAGGTCCAGATCTTGAGCGGCCCGAGACGACATCGGCTGCCCGGACGTCCAAGAAGTCGGGAACTGGTACGGGTCCTTTGCCGCGATCTTCTCGAGTCGGCTCCGGAGGTCAGCCATCCGAGAATGCCCGGTTCACCAGGCGACCGGCCTCGCGAGCAGACATGCCCAAGCGGGTGTTGCGCCCGTAGTGCTCCTTGCCGGAGAACAGGCCCGAGAGCTGCCGGTAGGACCGGGCGGCCAGATCGTCACGTCGGGTGAAGAGATCATCCAAGATCTCGTTCGTGTTGGCCACGTTCGACATCTCTGCGGCGTGAGACAGGTGATGGTCTCGCTGGAAGAGGTCGTTGGCCATCAGTAGCCCCCCTGGGAGGCGCCCGACTTCCGACGCTTCATGGCCTGCATCATCTGACGCTGCTGCATCTCGCGCTGCGCGCGGATGACGCGACCCTCCTTGCGGTCCTGGAGAGCATCCTTGCCCACGGCACCGGCGATGACGCCGCCGCCGACGAGAGCTGCTCCGCCGAGGTGTTTGCCACTCAGGGCCTCCTTCGTGAGCTCGTCGAAGAAGAACGCAGAGATGTTCGGGTCGATCATGATCAGCCTCTTTTGGCGATGCCGAGGGGAGTATTTTGGATCGTAGCATCCTCGCCATCGGGGCTCAAGGACACTCGGGGCCGCTTGGTCAGCGATGTCGCTGCCCGGACCTGGCCCCGGTACCGGATTACCCGGCGGGCACGCTCAGCCCGGGGATCGAGCTCGTTGGTGATCTGCTTGGACAGATCTTCCCGCCCCGACCCATATCGGGAACGTAGCGGACCCTCCAAGTCGAGGAACTCGAGCTCGGATCCATAGTCCACAAGACCGAAGTTCACAGCGTTGGAGTGGAATCCCCCGTACCGGGCGTACTTCCTGTCCTTGAATCCACCTGGCCCACGAGGCTCATGGACCCACCCATCGGGTCCGAGCTTCTGGGTCTTGTCCGCAAGCACCTCGCGGAGAGTGGCCACCTTCCTGTGGGTAGACCCATGGATGAACTGGAGAACGTAGCGGGAACCCTTGTCCACAGCCTCGGAGTAGTCCCACACCAGGCGGTCTACGGCCTGCTCCACAGAATGGCGAACCAGGCCTTCCGGCGGATCCTCAGACAAGACCCGGTCGACGATACACGGTGAGCCGAAGAACGGCAGGTACACCCGCTCTGAGATCTTGGTGATGTTGCCCGTCTCTACCTTCTCGGTGCTGTAGTCCGACGAGATCCAAGAGGGACGGATGGCCTCCTCCACCGGCAAGCCAAGGCGCGCGTCCGCGTCAACTTCCTCTACCGTCAGCGTACTTCCGGGCAGCGTGACCAGGAATTCTACGACGCCGTGGACGTCCTCAGAGTCCCAGAACGCAGCGGACTTCTTCTCCTTCACGAACTGCGTGATGGTGCCGCCGGTCTGATTCTGTATGGAAAAGGGAGAGTCCACCTCGAGTACCGCTACAACTTCCTCTCCTGGAGGCATGGACCCCCGGGCACGGATTGCCACCGTGGTGGGCGGCCCCGTCCAGATGACGCCCTTGGTGGTCTTGCCCCCGGGCACTGGAACTTCTGGGATCGCTACAGACTGCCCGGCCTGCACCCCTGTCGCGGTCAGGTCAGTGGGAGGGAACGTGCTCGGGTCGATGAGGAAGCCCGCACGATCCCCGTAGATTTTCGGCAGGTTTCTGAGGTACGTCCGAAAGTCTCCGATGAGGACTCCGAGGGCCTCCCAGAAGTAGAGGGAGTTCGGATCTTCGTCCAGCGGCAGCCCCAGGCGCGAAGGCACCGACTCGGGGGTGGAGTTCAAGACCCCGATAGAGGTCCCGGACTCCACGGAGAAGATCCCCTGCCCCTGAAGAATCTCTGCGCGGCTCTGGATCGTCAGCTGCCCGCTGCTATTGATGTTCTCAGAGAAGAGATCGTCCGTCCTATCACCCGTACGGTGCGACCGGACATGCGTGAGCGACACGTTTGTCTGGGCGCCGCCCTGCGTGATCGAGTGCGTGACTGACGAGAGCATCCCCAACCAGTGGACTCTGTCAGAGCGGGCTCCCTTCTCCGTCTTCTGCAGTTCGTAGGCAGACAGGGGGGCCCCAACCACGACGCCAGGGAACCCGCAGACGAGGTTCAGGTTGAACACTCCGGCCACAGACGCACTGCGCGACAGGTACCGATTCGAGAGCAGGTGGAAGTGCGCGAGGCGGTCTGCGAAAGTGTCGATCCGAGACTCAGACTCCGTGCCGCTTCCCGTTTCCACTCCCTTCAGCCGGTAGTAGAGGAGGTCCGAGGCTCGCTCGAACTTCGGGATGACGCCGCTGTAGACCTCGTGATCGTGGATGATCACCTTGTCTGCGCTCCCGAGCCCCTTCTGGACGTTCTGCTCCTCTCCCACCAGCTTGGGGGCGAACGCCAGACGGTCCAACTGCTTCGTCTTCTCCTTGATCTGGTCGAACGCGATGTTGAGCTGCAGTCGCGTAGTCTCTCGGAGCATGGCCCGCTGCATGCTGAAAGATGTGACCTGATCTGGGTAGATGACATTGCACCGCGGCGGTGCCGCAAACCAGATGTTGGGCCGGAAGATGAAAGAGTTGAGCCTCTCTCTGACTCCCCTTCCGGTCGCCCCCGCCTGGAGGGTTCCCTCAGCTTCGGAGAACTTGGTCTTGTGGTGCCGGTCCTGGACATGAACAGGATCGTTGGCCACGCCGACCAGCGCGAAGAGCGGATCTGGGGTCAAGGGCCAATCGAGGGGGTCCCCTCCCGACTGGAGGTCTGGATCTTTGTCGGTCTCTACCAGGACCACGTCCACCCAGGCGCTAAGCGCCTTCAGCATCTGAATATCGTCGTAGATCTCCTGACCAGATGCCCAGAGGCGCCGGTATGCCTCGTCCTGCGCGGCCATCTCCAGATCCCAGAGATTCGACAGTTTACCCTTTCCCAGCGCCTCCCACTGGTACATGACGTGCCGGAACTTCCCCTGCACACCAACGGCCTCTTCCAGCAGAGTCGGCTGGGCCACCCCATCTTTGAGGTTGAAGGGCATACTTCCTGCGAACAGCCTCCCGGAGAACTGGGGATGCCCGATGTCAATTGCGAACCCACGCTCGTGCGCCGTGCTGATGACGTCATCTTCGCGCCACCCGTCGTGGATCCGGAAATCGAACTTGTACCCCGTGTCCTCTCCACCAGGGGCAGATCCCGGCCCTTTGTAGATCAGAGGGTCTCCGACCCGCTCCTTGAGGCCGGACAGCAGGATGACCACCTTCTCCAAGAACTCGAGGTTGAGGTTGATCAGCTTTCGCGGATCGCTGACCACACCGTCCTTGGCAGAGAACTCCGACAGGATCTTCTCTCGGAGGGCGCCCTTGGATGAATAGGGCACATCCCGACCAGGGTGCTCCTTCTCCGCGTCCTCTCCTCTGATGTACTTCGGTGCCGGATTCGGCACGAAATCGTAGAAGATGAACCCGAGGATCATGTTGATGGTGTCGCGGAACGAGCTGACTGCTCCCACCTGCCCCTGTCGGCCCTTCAGCCACTCAGAGAACGTCGCAGCGGAGTAGAGCGCCGCAGCGGTCTCCCCAGAATCGGACACGATGGAGTCCAGGACGCGTGTGCGCCTCTCCTGGACTGTGGGCCAGGGCCCTGCGCCCATGAAGGCCCCCTGGACGCCACTGAGCGCCTCCAGGACGCTGAACAGCCCTCCGAGCACAGACTGCGCCCCTGCTTGGCCCGCTGCCTGCGGCCTCTGCTGAGAGATCAACCGCACGAGCGTCGCGGGAGTCTGGATGATGTTGTCGAACGACGGCTGAGAGATCGCCAAGAACGCTGAGCGGTTCTCGATGGTCGTGGCGTCCCCGCTGCTGGCTCCGAAGTTCAGGGAGAACGCGTAGTTCGTGTCCCAGACGTTCGAGAAATCCATGCAGTTCAGCGAGGCCGACCGTGAACCGGCCCCTGCCTTCGAGAACTGGACCCCAGAGACTTCCCCACAGAAGAGCAGCTTGTAGAAGTCGTCCCCGGCTCTCTGAGTCCGGCCACTGGCTGCGAACTCCATGGAGTCCAGTACGAAGAGATGGACCACCGTGCGGGGCAGCAGCTCGAGTAGCGCGTCGTCCGGCACCACCTGGATGTTCGCGGTCGCCGCGGAGCCGATCTGCGTGGTGACCGACGCACCAATCACCGGGACCTCGAGGCCCTCGAGGAACAGCCGGAGATGCAGGTGGAACCCGGGGGAGCTCACAGCACCACCGAGAGGGCCGCACCCAGGGTCCCCGGGTAGACCGTGCCGGTCTCGCCCCGGAGGTCTGCCGCCGCAGCCTCGCTGACCAAGCGGCGCTGCTCCTCAGTCCTCTGAGCACGGTCGATCTTGCCCTGGAGCTCCTGACGCTGAGATGCGGAGAGCCCTCCGGAGTTCGGGTTGTTCACACTCTCCTGCAGACGGCGCCGTGCGTTCACCACGCTGTACCCGTAGCCGAGCACTGCGACGCCGAATGCCGCACGGGCGATCGTCCTCACGATCTCCCCGGTGCGCTGCTTGGCCGCAGCCGCACTCCGGTAGCCGAGGGCGGTCTGCACCACCATGTCGGTGTCCTGGCGCTCAAGAGGCACCCCGGGGACCTGCGGGAAGGGTGCCACGTTGATTCCAAATGCCTGGAATGCCGCGATCCCGCGGTTGCTGTAGAAGGCCTCCTCACTGCCGAGCTCACGGAGCTCAGATTCCCGGATCGCCTGGTCTCCGATCTCAGACACATAGGTCGCAGTCGGGTAGTTGACGTACTCGTCGAAGTTCTGGAAGTTGAAGACCGCGTCGTTCTGGACCTTGCGCGCCGCATCCAGGGCCAGGAACCCATCCGTGTTCGTGCGAAGCGTCACGGAGTTCTGTCCCGGACGGGGTGTGCCGTCGCTGAACGCCAGGAGAGACGCGCCAAAGAAGTTCGTGACCTCCAGGCCCGCCAGGTCTTCCGACGCCGAGCCCGACGCGAAGATGGCACGGCTCGCTCGACTGGAAGTGAAGCTGACCGGCACGACCAAGTTCCGCCCGTAGAGGGCATTCCGGATCTTGCGGACTCCGTTGTCCATCGCTGCGTCGATCTCGTTCAGAGCAGAGAGGAACTTGCTCATCGCCCCGGGAGCACCAGCGGACAGAGGGGACAGCTTGATGTTCGTCTTGCGGACAGCCGCCGTGGAGCTGTCGGCCAGCAGCGCGGTATCCTGGACATCATCCAAGGCACCGACTCCCAGGTAGTCTGAGGTTCCCGAGCGACGGTACGCCCGCGCATCAGACTCTCTCGAACCTCCACCTCGGGTGATGCTCTCTACGAAGAGGGAGAAGTTGACCTGCAGGGAGTTGGGCTCCATGGAGGTCTGGATGGTGGTGCAGTTTGTCAGGTAGCCGGTGACCACCTGCTCATCGTACTGGAGTCGCACCTTCGTGTTCGTGCTCGCCAGGGAGGTCCCACGGAGCCGCTCTTCGTAGTTGAGCCACCACTCCTTGCTCCACTCAAAGTCCGCCGTGTTCGGCAGGATCGCAGAGCAGTTGATGATCCGTGGCTGCTCCCCGAAGAAGAACGCGTAGGTGGCCCCGAAGGTGGTGACGAACTGCGCCTTCTCGTTCCGGGTCTCTGTCACGGACTGCAGGACGAAGTTCGACGTGTAGTTCGGGGGAGTGCCGGGGGGATGACTGCTATTCCGCAGCGACAGCCCTGCCGCGCCCCCAGCAGTGACGACCGTGATGCTGGCGTACGTGTCTTTCTTGACGACGATCCCTCGCATGGGCCGGCGTACGAATTTGGAACTCGCCACACCTTCGATGGCCACAGTTGCGGTATCGGTGGCGTCGTAGACATGGAGACCCTGCCTTCCCGCGAAGTCCGCCGCGAGGGGAGCCTGGAAGATCGCAGGTGTGCTCATCGGGTCCTCCGCACAGGGACTCGAGTACGGATCATCTCCGTCACCATGTCGTAGTCCATGGTGGAAGAGTATCCGGTACCCAGGGCGATCTCCCCTGCCGCCTGCATCATCCCCTGCCGAGCGATGTCGTCGGGGGTCGGGTAGTCCACGATGCGGACCTCCCGGTTGATCCCTCGCTCGTCTCGGTATGCGAAAGAAGACTCCGGGCGGGTGTCGGAAATCCTGGAAGCGATCTGGGTGTCGTCACTCATCTACTTCTCCCCCTTAGCTGCGCTGTCAGGATCTACGAGCTGGACGTCAAGGCCCTCGTTCCTCACGGTCTTGTAGAGGGCTTCAGTCATCTCGACCGACTGGTTGACCGCGGTGGTCATGGCAGTCACAGCCTCCGCTGTGATCTGCTCCTGTGTCTTCCCAGAGTCAAGGACCCTCTGGATGCCCTCCTTCCCCTCCGTGAGTACCCCTGCAACCATCTGGGAGGAGAGGGCTCCAGTGACCTTCTCGATGTCGCGGCGGCCCTTAACTACGCCACCAGTAGCCGAGACCCCGACCCTCTTGAGGATCTTCTCGAGATCCTCCTTCTTGTAGTTCGTGACCGTGGCCATCTCTTCGAGGGTGAGGCCGTCTTCTCCCATCCCCTGCAGCTCGTTGTAGGCGTCCACGCCCAGCCCGAAGATCTGCCGTGTGCCCGAGGCATTCTCCCCGACCTCAAATCCTCCTCCCGCAGCTGCACGCAGGGCGGAGCCCAGGTTCTCGAAGGCGTCTCCATCCCCTCCGGCAAGCCCCGAGGTGGCCTTCCGGAATGCAGCTCTCGTAGTCTCATCCACATCCGCCATTCCGATCTCGTTCCCGAGACCTTTGAGGCTCTCCGCTACCCGCTTGGTGGCGACCAGGCCGACCTGCGCCTTCCCCATTTTGGCGACCTTGACCATCTTCTCCCGCTCTGCGGAAGTGAGGGTCTTGCGCTCCGCCGCATTCTTGTTGGTGCGCTTCTGCATCACCGTGTCCGCGATCTCCACGTCTCGCGCGGACACCGGACGGCCCAAGAGCTTTGAGAGGTTCTTGGCGGCCTTCTCTCGGCCCTCGGCCAGGGTGTTGGATGACGCGGCGGCGTCCGCGATGATCTCATCGATCTTGACCTGCTTGTCCTTGTCCGCGTAGTCGGCAACAAGCTCGGTGCCCGCCTTGCCAGAGGTGAAGTCCTCCTGCATGTCATCCAGGTCTGAGTCCCCCAAACCCATGAGTATCCCCACGCCGCCAACGGCCACTCCAGCTGCGATGGTCGTTGCTCCCGCAGCCCAACCCATCGGCCCTCCTACCACCGCCAGCACGGCGCCGGTTGCCACCATACGAGAGCCCAAGAAGGCCACGGCGGCGCCAGCGGCCTCGTTGGAGAGGTCGTCCAGGCCCGACTCGGCCGCCAGGCTCTTCTGACTGGCGATGACACTGTCCGCGGCACCGCCTCTGGCGCCGAAGGATGGGACCTTGTTCCATCCGTCCTCCCACACCCGGGTCTGGGACTTGTCCTGGGCAATCAACCGCGCCCCGGCAGCCCCGGACTTCGCGATGATGGCGTCGATCTCGGCAGGGGTTGCAACTGACCCCTTCCCCCTTACCTGGTCGCGCACCTCGGCGCGCAGGGCTTCCAATTTGGCACTCCGCCCGCTTGGGAGGCCCAGCTTACGGGCCGCCACTCCGCCACGCTCGGCAGACATCGCCGCCCGCGCTCCTTGGTTGACCCCCTCGAGGTCTACACTGCCCAGGAGCTCATCCGAGACCCCCAGCGTCCCGGTGAACGCATCCATGTTCCCCGTGGACATCGCGTGGCGTGCAGCCACCGTGGGGCTCACCTTCGACAGCGCGGAGGAGTTGCCCTTCCCCGCCATGATTACGTCCTGGATGGCAGATCTGGAGACCGAAACCTCCGTGTCCCCGTAGATCCGACGCTCGGCCTCCTGGAACCCCTCGGTAATGTCCCGAGAGGCGTCACTGAAGAAGTCAACGGCGCCCTGCTGCCACAGATCTGCGGCCCCGCCCGTCGCCTTCTGGACAAATCCACCGAGGGTGCGATTCTCACGGAGGTAGGCAGAGCGCGATGAAGTGTCCACCTCGCGCTTCAGGCTCGACAGGCGCTCACGGTGGCCCTTCTTCCGATCTTCAGCCATGCGAGAGAGGATGCGGAACTGGCGTCGATCCATGTTGAACTGTGTCTGTGCCAGGACCTGCAGGTACTCCTCGCTCTCGTCCCCCATCTCACGGGCCTCGGTTCGGATGACGTTGAGCAGCGCCTCCGACATCTCGGGACTCTGGAGAGCAGTATCCATGATGTCCTTCTGGTTCGCGACAAAGGACACCTGCGAGCTCCGACTTGACCCGACCTTCTTCTGGCCTCGGGCACTCAGGTCCCGGAGGCCCAGCTTCCCTTCGGCCATCTGACGCATCACCCCTGCGTCGATCCCTCCCGTGAACTTCCCGTCTTTCATGGTCCCCATAGCGGCCAACATCGCAGTCCCTCCAGGACCGGAGAGCCCCTGCATGGTGGCCCCGAGGGACTGCTGCGCCATCATCTGTGCCGCTTCCAGGGGATCCCGGCCCCCTGTGATGTCCATGATCTGCTCACCAGACAGCGCGCCCGTACGGATGCCGCTCATGATGTCCTGGGCAGCCCCCGTGACGAATCCGGCGCCTGCGCGTCCGGAGAGCTGTGCTCCTCGAGTCGCGGCAGCCCCGGAAGCCTGCATGCCGGCGAACCGGTCTGAGGTCATGCCGTAGCCGCGCATCAAGTTCATGTCTGCCGTGTTCCCCATGACATCGGAGGCCGAGTAGAACCCGGAAGAACGCATCGAACCCATCGCCTTGCCGGCCTCCTCCATGGAAGTGCCCATGATCCGCGCCATCTGGTGCATCGTCTTGCCCATCTCTGTGAGCTTGCGCGCCATCTTCTCGGCGTCCTGCACCCCCTGGTGCATCCCCATATCGGTGAACTGCTCGGATGAGCGGAGCGCATCCGACATGGACACAAAGGGATTGTTGGCGTTGATAGCCCGGATTCCTCTCTGAATCTGCCCGAGGTCGTTCTGGCTGAATCCTCGACCTGTTCGAGGGTCTCCGCCCATGTTGGCGAACTGCATCCCGCCGAAGAGCTGGTTGACCTGCTGCGTCTGCTGCATGCCAGATCTCATCGCCGAGGCCGTGCCCGCAGCAACGCCGAGGCCCGCCATGGGAAGGGCAGCCCCTGTCATGAATCCTCCGGACATGGCCCCGAGAGAGGCCGCGGTAGCGCCGCCGCCCAGTCCGAGGAAGTTGGCCCCTGCGAATCCCAAACTGCCGATTCCCGCAGCAGTCGCCGGGATCGCCGCGAGGTTGGCGATGGAGCTGGCAGCGTTGATGCCGCCCGTCATGCCGCCCATCACCATTGAACTGCCCAGCGCCGCACGACCGTGGTTGGGGTTGCTCGGCATCGCGTAGCTGAACTGCGGCGGGTACTGCGACATGCCCATCGCAGGCTGTGCCTGCATCATTCCGGACGCGCCAGCGGTCAGCATCGAGTGCTGCTGCTGCTGAAGGGCCATTCCCTGGGCCACCTGCTGGGCGGTAATCATGGATTACACCTCGGAATCGGGCATAAGTATAGTACACAGGAGGAACGATGTTCTTTGTGACTTGCGGCATCGTTGCCGCGGCTGTCGGCGCCATCCAGGCAATCGACAGCCAGAACCAGGCGGGCCGCCAGGCCCGCCGGGACGACGACAAGTTCGCGAAGAACTTGTCGTCGGGGACGGGCAGGGAGCCAGTTACTCAAAGGCCTGAGTTCCTCGACGTCAAGATCGAGGTGCTCGACATCTCGGTCTTGATGACCGGCAGGGAGGCGATGTGGTGGCTGGCGGAAGGCTGGCCCAACAGGAGTAAGGAGGATGTGTCGAGAAAGGTGCGTCACATCATCATGGACCAGCCCCGCCGACTGGGGCTGGTCCGAGATGGGTACGCCCAGGTCGGATGAGCGGAAACCCGCCCCCGCACTTCGGTGCGGGGGCGTAGCGGCTCTCACGTTAGCCGGCACGGCGGCATTTCAGTCGTGCCCTCGTGTGCGGGGGGCGCGAGCTTGCCTGACCGGAGCGCCACCAAGAATGTCTTGATGATAGCGCGCTCTGATCTGACAAGAGGCTGAGCTCCCTGCTCCTGAAACCACTTGTCGAAGGCATCGATGTCCACATCGGCGCGCTGCAAGATTTCAGTTTTCCCGGCCATAAGTCCCCCGGAGGCACAATGAACTACACCACACTCTATAACCGTGCGCGCACCGGCGCTGTGCGGGTCTGGGAAATCGCTGTCGAGGGGAACGCGGTCCACACGCGCTTCGGCCAGCTCGACGGGAAGATGCAGGAGGTCACGGACTACGGAACCGCCAAGCACGCGGGGCGCAGCAACGAGGTCTCGGCTGAGCAAGACGCGCAGAACATGATGGATCGCCTGATCTCGAAGAAGATGCGGAAGGGCTACGACACGAAGCTGGAGGAGACCGCTGACTACAGCCCCTTCGAGCACGGCATCGTGGACAACCTGTCCTTCTACAAGCCTCAGAACTCGCTGAACAAGAAGATGGAGAAGATGGTCGAGGACGGGAAGGCGTGGGCGGTGCGGAAGTACGATGGCGAGATGATGGTCATCGTCAAGAACTCCGAGGGGGAGGCGATCTTCTTCAGCCGACGGATGCTGACGAATCACCACCTCGAAGATCAGCACACCTGGCGCGAGCGCTTCGACCACATCGCCACGGAGATCGAGGAGAACGACGAGATCCCGAACAACACCATCCTGTTGGGCGAGATCGTGAACGGGCCTGACGCGGATGATCGATGGCGGGTCGCGAAGGTGATGAAGTCGTTGACTCCGAAGGCCCTCGAGATCCAGGAGAAGACCGGGTTCCTGCACTTCATCTGCTGGGACGTGGCCTGGGCTGCCGGGCTCCAGCTGCTCGGAGAGATGCAGTACCGGTTCCGCCTGGACCACGCGGACCTGTTCTCCGGCCAGTTCGTACATCCGCCGGAGACCTTCATCGAAGGCGACTACAAGGGGGTCGAGGGACTCCGCAACACCCTGGTCGCTCAGGGGTGGGAGGGCTTCGTCATCGTGGACCCGCACTCCACCTACGGCGAGAAGTCCTTCAACCTGCGCGGCAAGCCCGACCGCCCGAACACCTGCTGCAAGCTGAAGCCCGTCTTCGAACTGGATGCTGTCTGCCTATGGGACCCCGAACAGGGCGTCGGCAAGTACGGCCGCGGGAAGAACCGTGGAAAGGTAGGGTCCGTAGCCCTCCACCAATACGACGCCGACGGAGAACTGGTCTACTTGTGCGACTGCGGAGGAGGACTCACCCAGGACCACAGGAACTGGCTCAGCACTCCTGGCGTGTTCCCTGTGGTCGCAGAGATTCAATTCGCCAGCCGGACCTTCATCGCCGACGGGGAGGCCACCAACGCACTTCAGTTCCCTCGGGTCGTTCGATTTCGCGACGACAAGGAGGCAGAAGAGTGCATCGAGGAGAGTCTGACCTATGGCAGCAAAAGTGAAAGATGAAACTGGGCACGCCTATGGGAAGTGGTCTGTACTTCGAAGACACGGAAAGAAAAACGGCCAAGTGACCTGGTGGTGCCGCTGTGAGTGCGGCGTAGAACGCGAGATCCGGGGAGGCACTCTCCTCCCTTGGGGCGGGCGGTAGATGTCCCGAGAGCACAAGCTCAGAGATGTCCCCGGACACGAGGGCATCTCTGAGTGCGTGGTCTGCGACCTCGCAGAAGGAGAGCTCACCACGCACTGCCCGGGTGCTCCGATTGAGCGTCGAGTAGCCGAGCGCGTGTACGCCGGAGTGCTCGACTTCAGGCACGGAGCCTGGGAGCAGAACCGGGGCCGGGGACTGGTCATTCGGCTCCGGTTCTGGGGATGCAAGGCACCGCTCACGGCCGTAGAGCGGTGGGGAACGACATGAGGCGTCCTTCCTACATTCCCTGCCCCGACTGCGGAAAGAAGCACTACAAGATGGGCCAGGTGCTCGTCCAGTGCCCGTGGAACCAGCGAGGCACGCCCCCTCCGGGCGGCTACCAGCTGACCCCCACGCTGCAGTGCAAGAGCTGTGGCTACTCCCCCCTGTTCTCGGGGTTCCTCACCAGGACACGCCGAACCACGCGCCATTTCAATCACGTTTTGAGGTCTACATGAAGATCCCGGACTGGCACAGCAAATACCTGGAGGACTGATGCCCCGTACCCTGGAGGTCCCCGACCTCGACACGTTTGAGCCCTGCGGGCTCTTCGATCGTGAGATCTCCACGATCATCGACTCGAGTGACCAGACCTTCGCCACTGACGAAGACCTGGGACGGAAAGATCCAGAGACAGGAGAAGTCTGGACCCTCGCATGGGTCCGGGTCCGGAAGCCCGATCAGCCATCCTCACCCTCGCCTGCTACCTTCCAGGTCCGCTGGCGCTTTGCCTCTTGGCCGGCACGAGACTGGGTAAAGCAGACAGGCCCGCGCGACTTCGTAGACTCTCGGGCACACCGCATCGTGCGAGACCGCATGTGGGACGGAGACCTCGGCAATATGGAGTTGCGGGTAGAGACTCTCGATGGAGTTCTTGTCGAGAGAGAAGATGCCATCCAACAGCGAATTCTCCAGTCTGGAGATTTCTGCCGTCACGGAACAGAGACCGAGAGCTACTGCGGGCAGTGCGGCCAGCGGTGAGCAAGAGCGTACGGGGGTCCTTCGGGACCCCCGTACGCCTCGAAGGCCTTAGCTCCCGAAGATGAACGCTTCCTTCGGGTGACCTGCCTCTTCCTTGGCTGCTTCCTCTGCGCGGAAGGCCACCTGCCGGAGCTCGGCCTCTTGGTCCCGGCTCTTCTGAGCACGCTCTCGGAGATCTGAGATCTCCTGGGTCTTCGCGGTGACCTCGGCGTCACTCACGACCTTCTTCTCATCGAGCAGTGCTCGCAGTGCTGCGAGGAGGTTGTCATGCTGCTCTGCGACTTCCCCGAGTACTCCGTCATTCTCTGACAGCCTCTGGATCTCGGTGATCAGGTGATCGATGCCCTCGGACTGGATCTTCTCCAGTAGGGCGATGCGCTGCTCGAGCTCAGTGAACTTGGCTTCGAGTCGTTCGGTGCGCGATGGCATTCAGGCCTCCTGGCTCAGAATCGAGCGGACTTCCTTGTTGATTTCCGACACCACATCCTCCAACTCCTCCACCATCTCCTCGATGATGTCGGCAGAGACGGGTGCCCCCTCGCAGTCAATCTGGGCCAGGGCCTCCGGGACCCCATCCCTCGGCAGATACCGGGTCCGCAAGATCTGCACGAGGGCAGTCTGGACCGCAGCACGCTGCCGGAGCTCCGTCACCTGCGTCAGCAGGACCGCAATGGTCTTCTTCTGTGGCGGCATAAATTCCCTCCGTTTTTCCGGTATAACATCGGTGTGAGGAAACCGAGAAATCTCCGGAGAAATCGAAGGAGTATTCACCGCACCAGGGACGTACTGGATTGTCCGGGAAAGCCTGGTGTGACACCTTTACAGGGGCCACGATGAAGCGAATTATCTTCTTTTTCATGCCAAGGGCAAATGGACTATTCGCGGTGTTGACTACTCGGCTACTCCGAGGAGCCTTCTGCGGAGAGCAGGATCCTGGCCCAGCAGAGTCGAGGGACGATGCTGCATGCCGGCGTAGGCGCGAAGAACCTCCTTGCCAAAGGCCTTGGGCTCGTCCTTGATGCTCCGAAGGTGGTCACGGAGGCTGCCCACACTCGTGCGCATATACGAGGGAGACCCTTTGATGTACTCAGCCGGCAAGCCCCCGCGAACAGGAACATCAGTCATGAACGCTGCGGCCGGGACTTGTTCGAGAGAGGGGTGAATCTGGGACAGCGCCTCCCTCTGGCTCTTTACCACGGGTGCATGGAGTTCCCTCCCAGGAGCCTCGCGCGCCCGCAGCTTCTTCCAGGGAACGCGGGCCTCCACAACATCTCCCTTGCCGAAGAAGGATAGGGCCCTGCCCGCTTGAGCCTGCAACACGTCTCCCATATTCGCAGAGCTTCCGGTAGCCTCGAACTGGCGCTGCATGCCCTGCACCGCAGGGGAGTTCAGGATCTGCCGCTTCTGCTCAATCGGTATGTGCCTCCTCAGCGCCTTCGCCTTGGCGAGGCCTTCAGCCTGCTGAGCGTAGTTTTTCGCCATGGCCTTCGACCTCGTAGTGAAGGCAAGTCCTTCTTCTCCGGGAACGGCGAGCAACGAAGAGATGCCTGCTGACCCCTGCGGACGCAGGCCGGTGGCGCGAATCTTCTTTGCCACCGCCTTGGTAGTTCCGTGGCGGACCGGAACCTTTCCCGTGAGAAAAACTCGCAGAGCTTCTCGGGCGCCCGCTACCTTCTCCCCGGCCAACTGCCTGCGTACCCGCTCCTGCTCTGCGAGGAGGGCCTCTCGGCTGTGGCCTCCATGAGGGCTCCCATGGATGCCGCCCGCCTTTTCCTGGAACGGACTCGCCTTCTGCATGTGCGCCCGCAGGCCTCGGTAGTCGGGTTTCATCGTGCTTCTCCGTTTGACTTTTTGCGGTTGAGCTCGAAGCTAACTGCACGCAGGTTCCCAGAGCCATTTCCGCCGCCACGAGAGAGCGGAGTCTTGTGGTCTACCTCTCGGGGATCACCTTTGCTTAGCCCCACCTTCCGGCGGGCCTGGTTCCGGAGGCTACGGTTCTTCCGCTGCTCTGGGGTGGCGTGGTACTCCGCATACTCCTTCTTGTAGTCGCGGGGTGCGCGGGCCTGCTTGACCAGCACGCGCTCTCCCGGGGGCCGCATATTGGGACCGAAGACCGTCTTCACGACGTGCCGGCCACCGATGTCGCCTATCACGACCCAGCCCCGCCCTCTGGCGAGCGGCACATGGTAGGTCTTTCCTGGGCGGAGCGTCATCTTGGGGATGCGCGCCTGGATCTTGGCGACCTCGTACCCGGAACCGGGGGCGCGCTCCTGGATGCGCTGAGCCACATGGCCCTGTAGCGACTGCGGGGGCTCGTCACTCGCCTGCTGGAACACTTCCCGCAGCTGGTTGGAGAGGCGCGTCTTGTCGTCCGCCCGATCTTGGATCCACTGCTCAGTGGACTTGCCCTTGTTCCGGCCCAAGAAGCCCTTCGGCAGCGATGAGTAGAACCGCTGGACCTGAACCTTGCGCTCCTTCTTCGGGAGGTGGGCGTGGCTCTGGTACCGGACTCCTCGTCCAATCACCTGGTCGATCTTGGAGTTGTTCCAGTGCGGCTCCAAGACCTGGACCATCTTCGTGCCCTTCAGGTCCAGCCCCTCAGTCCCCGAGCTCGAGACGAGGAGGATGGGCGTCTGCCCCGAGTTGTACTCATCCACCATGCGGGCTTTCTGCTTGGCGTTGAGCTTGCCCGTGAGGGTGTTGAACTTGATCTTCCGCCTCTTCAGGGCACGCTCGTAGGGCTTCAGGCCCGCCTCGATGTAGTTCGAGTACACCACCCCCCGGAACCTTCGATCCGTCTTCCGCGCGTCCAGGAGCCGCCGCGCAGCCTCTTGGATCTTGGGGGTGTTCTCCGCCTCCTGCGCGTTCGTCATGTCGTCGACATAGGGGCGCGGAGAGAGGGAAGCCTGCCGGCCTGCAGTAGTGAATGCGTTCAACATTCGGGACTCCTGCTTCGACGGCGGGAGCCCTGCGCGGATCTTCCTCCGCACATGGGCCGGGGCGGCACCCATCACGGCCTCGTAGACCTGCTCCTGCTTCGGAGACATCGGAACTGCGATCCGCTCTTCGATCTGCTCAGGGAAGTCCTCCGCCGATGCCTCTGAGTGGACATCAATGCGCCCTGACAGCGCCTTGCGGAGAAGAGAGGCGTTCTTCAGATCTTTCCGCAGACCGGGCTTCACCCCTCGCAGCCTGTTCCAGAGCCCGGGGGACACCTCGGACTCCTGGATGAACTTCTGATCGAACCTGGTGGGGTCCGCTGGGAGCACTGTCTCTCCCGCCGCCACGTTCGCCAGGGGCCCCACATCAGAGGGGCGGTTGTAGAGCGTGGTGCCTGTGAGGAGGAGCCGCTTGTGGGCCTCCAGCGCCGCGGGACGGAGGGTCTTCGAGGTTAGCGTCCCTCCGTTCCGCAGCCGGTGCGCCTCGTCGAGCACCAGGAAAGATCCCGGCTCGACGCTGTCTTCCCCTTCTTTGGCTCCGCGCCGTACAGCCTTCTCGTAGGAGCTGATACGAGCCTTCACCTCACCCTTCACGTGCTTCTTGAGCTCCTTCTCGTAGTTCTTGGTCAGGGAGGCAGGGGTGATGACCTCCATGGGACGGCCACTCGCTACGCCCGCGGCGATCGATGTCAGCGTCTTCCCGGCGCCTACGCGGTGCGCGACGATGACTCCGTCGCTGTCCTCGAGCTTGCGCAGCACCCGCTCCTGGTGCGGCTTGAGCGTGGAGGTGACTGCTGCGGCCGTCTTCTGGAGCTCACTCAGCGCCAAGATCTTGACCGGGACCGAGTCTTTCCCTGCGCGCACGGCCTTTGCGAGCCGGTGCAGCCCATCAATGACTGTCCACCGCCCCCTGCGGTCGGGTGCGAGCAAGAGAGGGGCACGCAGGTCTGCCGCTCGTACCCGCGAAGGGTCGGGGCGGTCATGCTGAAGCACCCACTTGAGCTCGTCCACCGAGAACTGCAGGGCTGGGCGAGACTCCGCGGATCGAAGTGCGGCGTCAAGAGAGTACTTCTGCCCGTCGTGCGTGAAAGATCCGCCCTCGCGGTAGGACGCCGTCTTCGCGACGGAGCGGATCTTCCCAAGAGGAATGGAGGCGGGGCTTGGGTAGAACTTCGAACGGGAGCGGTGCGTGTAGGCTGCGAAGCCCTCTTCCGTCTTCATCAGAGAGGCGCCGTCCCCGCCCGAGAGCGCAGCCTGCGCTACCCGCTTTTCCCACTCAGCCCGCTCGCCCTGCGAGGGCTCGAGCTTCTTCACACCCGCAACCTTCAGCTGCTGAAACTGCCGGATGTGCTTGCAGTCCACCTGCTCACCAGGCTGCGCGACGGACTTCTTGTAGCGCCAGTCGTTGCAGGAGCACCCCAGTCGATCCTGGCCCCGCAGCTTCACGATCTTGTAGGTGCCCCGGCTTCCCTGGACCTCTCCGACCTGCTTGCCCGTCTTGAGGCGGTTCATGTTGTCGGCGTACTGCAGGAGCTTGGGATCGGAGCGCGTGTCCGACCCCAGCTGCTTGACGAAGCTCTTGCGGGAAGTCTGGTCGGTGAACCCGTCCCAGTCCTTGTCTTCCGTCTTGTGGAACCCCTCCACCCGGCGAGCCGCGCGCTTCTTCTCCTTGGACTGGAAGAAGCCCTGGATTCTCTCCGTTACCGGGGCGAGGAAGGAGGCGAGGTCCGCCTCCTTTTCGAACTCCGGGTAGAAGTGGTCCATGTCTCACGCCGTGATGAAGGCCCTCATCCTGGACTCGAGGGACGCACCGTTGAGGGTGTCCTTGAGGATGTTGGCCAGGGGGTAGATGGTCAGGCCCTTCCTCTCCCGCGCCTTGCGGGGAGAGTAGGTACGGCTCATCATAACCGTACGTGGATCTTCGGGACTGTACTTGGCGTAGATGTCAGCGTTGCTGCCGACCTTGCGCCACCAGTCCGCGAGGATCTTCGCAGCCTGGCCCACCTGGACCCTGTAGAAGATCGAGTCCCCGATCTGCTCCGTGCGGTGCTGGAGGAAGCAGTGGGGGCAGACCACGATCCCCTCTGGGCTGATGCTGTCTCCGGAGATCAACCCCCCACACCCCGTGTCGCTTCCCTTCTTCTTGGCGGCGTTGGCCATCTCGAAGGGGGAGATCTTGGGGGCGTCGGCGTGCCGACGACAGATGAAGAGGAGCTCGTCCCCTCCTCCGTGCAGACGCTTCCCAGACTCCCAGAAGGACATCGAGAAGGTCATCGGACGATGCAGGGACCGGTCGGAGCGGAACCAGATCTGAATCTTGTACTTGGCGCGCTTGGCCATCTCGGCTGCGTGCGCTTCCTGCTCTTGCGCCAGCTTCGCGTGGAAGCGGCGGGTGGCGAGATTCATGTCCATCAGATCGCTCCACTGGCAGTAGACACATAGGCGCCCATGCGCTTGTCTCCCATCTTCTTGGTGATCCCCTCTCCGGGGTTGTCGCGGTTTCCGCGACGGTGCGGCAGCCGCACTTTCTTCACGACCCGAGTGGTGCCGTCATCCTCTACGCCGATCTTCCGGACGGCCAGGATCGATGCACGGCCTCGCTGCGCAGCGGGGGCCGCCGCCTTCTCCGCGGGTGCCGGGGGCGACGCCCTTTGCGGAACGATCTGCATCAGAGGACCGAGATCTCGAGCAGCAGAGGCGTAGTCGCCCCAGATCATCATGTTCCAGACGAATCGAGGAGCGCCGTCCAGGACGTAGTACTCCTTGCGCACGGACAAGACGTAGTCTTCCTCGTCCTCCGCGAACTTCAGGACATCGACCAGCTGCGAGTTCCACGCAGTGAGATCTGTGACGCGAAAGGTGACCTTGTGGGCCAGCCCGTCCTCGCTGCTTTCCTCCTCGATCATCTCGAGGCTCTTCGAGCGAGTCATATAGGGGGCGAACATGCTCAGAATCCTCCGAGAGCGTCAGCGATCAGGGAGTGAAGGACCTCCATCGGGGCTACCTCCTCATCTGAGGCTTCCTTGGTGGTGATCTCGATCCATGTCAGATGCTTGCAGGGCTCTCCGCCGATCATGGCGTCGAGGGACGTCCCTTCCGGCTCTCCCCCCTCCCGGGGGTAGCCGCAACAGATGTCCTGCTGGCACTCCTCCGGCTGGCACGACCCCTGCCGCTCTGCACCGAGGAACGAGAAGGTACAGCCCGAAGGGACGAAGTCCGTCACCTGTGGGTAGTCCTTGCAGAACTGGGGTCGGGACTCGTAGTCCCCGCAACGTCCTACACACGCCATGGTCAGCTCCCGTTGGTGTGGCAGGCGACCGCCTGCTCGAAGTCACGAACCATCGTACTGCGGGAGCTACTGCAGAAAAACACGAAGCCCTCTGGAGTCTCGGGGTCGATGTAGACCGGGATCCCGAAGATCTCGTCCAGCTTCACCCCAGGCAGCCAGTCATCGAGGGAGTCCTTGGACTGGATGACTACCCCCGAGAGAACGTCTGCCTGTCCCCGAACCTTGGCCACCGCCAGACACGCGGCCATCAATGGGCTGGCTTCGGTCTCCATCACGTCTACCTCGCAGTGCTGCCGGATTGCCTGGTACGGGGTGAACAGGCCGCTATCCAGACCTTCAATGTCTGGAGCATCCAGGAGCTTGGGCGTCTCCACCTGCAGCGCCTCCCCCTTCACGTAGAGGAGTCGTGTGGGCTTGTCCTTCCTTCCGAACAGGGACCCCAGGGCGTCCATCAACGCCTGAACAGTATTCCGCTGGAGCGGAACCTCTTCCGAGACGACAACGCGACTACGACGTCGAAGATCCATCAGATTCCTCCCTCCGCTTCAGCCACTGAATGAAGTCCCGGACCATCTGGCTGATGGTCAGTCCGTTGCGCTCCGCGTAGAGGAGGAGGAAGTCATGGTCCTCCCCCTCCAGCCGAACCTGAAGCCGGCGGCTCTTCTTGCCCATCACTGCACCTCGTATTCTCCGTGGACACCCACAGTCCCGGGACCCGAGACCACTGCAAGGATGTCCTGCAGGTTGAGCAGGAAGAACTCGCAGTCTCGGTCTACCCCCATGAGATTCCCCACCTGGTTGGCGAACCTCAGGAACCCTCGGTAGATGACCTGGTCTCCTGCCGAGACCCCAGCAGGCATCCCCTCACGGGGCACCACGCTCTCGATGACTGCGACGCCCTCAGACTGGACGTTCTTGTCGATCTCTGTGGCCAGGTAGAGCCCGGACTTGGTCTTCAGAGAGTGCGGGGCTGCTCTGCACAGCGCCCACCCCGGCATGGGTCGGAGTCCGGACATGTCAGGCCTGCGCGAAGCTGGGGAGGTCGGTGTCCGCGTCTCCGGGGACGTGATCTGGGGACGTATCCACGGAGCCCACCGGTGTGGAGACCTCCACGGCGGAGTCGTACGCGGTCCCGTCGCTGAAGAACTTCTGCGACTGCGGCAGGTTCTTGATCTGCTCCACCAGCCACGGAGGGGCGGACTTCCGACGCGCTGCGTCGAACATGCCGTCCATGGTGTCCGCCCAGAAGATGTCGGGGCCACACTGCCACACCACGATGCCGCGAACGGCACCGACCTTGTCGATCACCTGGACCTGCCGAATGGACACATCAGCTGTCGCGATCACCTGGCGGCGTGCGTTCGTGTGGAACTTCTTCTTCTGGATTCCGGTCGGCGTAGACATCATGGCTCCTGGGGGGAACGAGGGCGGAGATGCCGGTCACGATCACCTTGGGGGACCGGCATTCACAGGTGTAGAGGGGGGTCTCGGTCTCCATGTCCGCGATGACGCGAACCGGAGTCTCACAGATGGGGCAGCAGTCCTTCTCGATTCCCTCGAGGCCGGGGAGTTCCCCCAGCATGGCCCCGCTCTGCTGCAGGGCACGGATGATCAGGTCGAGCTTGTACTCGAGTCTCATCCGATCGAGGTTCACAGATCACCGTCGTCGTCGTCGTCGTCGAGCTCAGCAGCCCCCATCCTGAACCCATCAGGGGCCGGACTGGACGAGGGCTCTCCGTGCAGAGCCTGCTCGAACTCCTCGTACCCACCGAACTCCTCCTCCTCCTCCTCCTCCTCCTCCGCGGGGGCAGGGGCCTCCTGGATCCGAGAGAGAAGCGCGACGGCCTGATCCTGGGTGACGGGCACCCGGAACTCTCCCGAGGGGCCATGCGCCAGTAGAAATAGTCCCCGTTCTGTCCCGTCGAGTGGGTGGAACTCGACGATTCCGATCATTTTCACTGCTTCCTCCGTACGGTGCGAAGACTACTGGCCTTCTGCCCCATGGCCCTCTCTGCTGGGCGGAACTTGACCGCCTGCATCTTCTTGAGGTCCTCGAGCCTGGTTGCCATCTTCTTCTTGTCGGTGGTTGTGGTGGTGCGGTTGATGAGGTTCGTGTAGTCGCTGAAAGCCTCAGTGGCCTTCTCACCGCCGATGGCGGCCTGTGCTACGGCCCGGGTGGCTGCCACATCCTGCGAGATCCTGGTCTGCCAGACCATCAGGAACATCGCTTCCGAGAGGGTGCCGAACCTCGGAGGTCCGGGCGCGGTGTCGTAGATGACATTCGCGCGGGCCCACCCCACCGGGGTGGCTATCCATTTCCCAGGGCCTCCACGGTCAGGGCGGAGTTGACCCGCTCGAGGAACCAGACGAGGTTCTGCGTGATCATGGAGAACACGGGGGAGGACAGCTTCTTGATGTGGCCGAGGCGCTTCTGCAGGGAGACGTCATTGATGTCCCCCTGGATGGTGGTCGCCGGCCACGACTTGCCGTTGACCGCCGCGATGTGAAACGCCAGCGCCCACTCGTTGGACTGACGGAGGAACACGCGGGCGGTGGCCCCCTTGTCCTCCGCCAGCTTCCCGTCCACGTACGACTCCTCCAGGTCCGTGACCGTCCGGAAGGTGACCTCCAGCTTCCCCGGGATGATCGGAACCGTCTGCGTGGTCTCCCCGTTCATCAGGTACCGGCCGATGTCGATCGTGTTGGTGATCCGGTCCTCTACGGCACGCCGGAGGCGCTCATCATCGGAGAGCTCCTCCTCAGGCTCCGGCGGTGCAGAGAACTCCTCCTCCTCCGGCTCCTCCTCCGGCACAGGGGCGTTCGCGGTCGCGTGGGCGACCGCCTCGAGCTGCGCGGCGGTGTTCGGAGAGAGATGGGTCTGGGCAGGCTGCCGAGACTCCCAGCTCTTCTGGGTGTCCTCGAAGTTCGGCGTACCCGTCAGGTCTCCTGGACGGTCGGGGACCTGGGCGGCCTTCGCCCGCTCGATGATCGCCTTGTACTTTCCGGACTTGCCGGCAGGGGCGTCATGGAAAGATACGGGCGCGGAGCTGGGTCGCACCGGCTGCTTCTTGGGCATGTCAGTCGTCCTTGGCCTTGAGGGCGCGGTAGTCACGGCCCTTCAATCTGGCAATGGGGGAGTGGGGAGCCTGCTTGGGAGGGGAACGAGTCCCCCGGTACGTCGGCCCGTGGGGGAGCTGGCCGTGCATCTTCGGAGTGCTGTCCACTACTCGTGGACCTGGCCCGTGCATCTTGAATCCGCAGCCCTGGCACTTGGCGGTCATCTGCCCGGTGATGGGGCGACGGATCTTGAACTCGGTCCCGGAGCACACAGGACAAGTCCTGCGCGCGTCTTTCTTCGGGGGCTCGCCCCCGATGGTCTCGATGATCTCATCGGCAGCCGTGCGCAGTCTCTGGGGCTTGGCCTCAGTCTGCTGGGCGTCCTTGTGGAACTCCTTGATGCTTTCTTGCTTCAGGAATTCATCGAGCGGGTCGTTTGGATCCATGACGAGTGTGTACTGACATTCGTGAGCACAGTCAAGGATTTTCCATCAGAATTCGATGTAGATCTGCTGGTCGAGCCGGGGCTTCGCCGCGTCCAGATCCCACGCCCCACCCGACCGTGGATCGGTGAACTTCAGATCATCCACAGCCCGAAGCCTGAGTACGACTCCCAGGTCGCCCGACCCCGGGAGGAGTTTGACCTGGATGACTCCGGGCGAGACCTCCACAGCGGAAGACACCGTGGAGTTCCCCGCCACGACGTCCGCGGTGATGTCGATCAGGGTGGGGACTCCCGCACCACGATCGACGTAGCCGACGTGTACCCATACCGTTGAAGGGCTCGCTCCCGGCAGCTCATAGTCCCGGGTCTTCTCCTGCTGGGAGCGCGCCCGCCGGGTTGAGGGGACGTAGCTCCCACTCGAGTCCAAGATGGTCGGGTAGACCACCAGCCGCCGCCGTCCCACCCCAGAACGTAGGGCCTCCACGAAGGTGTTGGAGGTCGGCGCTGCCCACGCCTTTCGTAGCTGCAGCATCCCATCCACCACCTGTGCGATGTCTGCTCCCGACACCGGGGAGCTCTCGGAGATGCGCCCCAGGCGGGCATCCTCCAAGATCTTCCGCTTCGCAGGAAGGGACACTGGGGTCGCGGTGAACGCCTCCGCCACAGTGATAGGGAGTTCCTCGCCGGGGATGACCAGGTTCACAGTTTCACTCCGACGCGCTGCAGGGCTTCTACGAGGGGACCGAGCACGCCAGGATCTTCCGACGCGGCTACCCGCAGTCTATCCCCTGGACGGCACACATACGAGAGAGGCGCCTTCACCCAGCGCCGCCCCTCTGCACGTTCGACCCCGCGCCGCGATGCCAGGCTCAGCTGCTTCCGCCTCCGGAAGTAGGCCGCTGCGGTTTCTCCGGGTCTACAAGGCATTTTCTTCTCCAAAGAGCTGGTAAAGGGTCACATAACTATTTAGAGAAGAAAATACGCTACCAATACCCATGTAGCAAAGGAGAGTCCCATGCCCCGAGGCCGTATCGGCGCCCTGAGCCGCAAGACCTACTTCCCCGGAACAGGGGACCAGCTCGAGGACCCCCGAGAGGGAGTGGTCTGGGAGTGCGTGCGTAGCAACACCTTCTCTGAGGGGGATGATACTGTGCGGTACGGCCTCCTTCGAGGTGCCATGTCTGGAGATGACGACACCATCTACGAGCCCATCACGTCTACGGACAAGGGGTGGCTCCTGGGAGTGGAGACCATCCGCCGCAAGGTGGAGGGCGGGAAGTTCCGCATCTACAACTGGACAGAGGAGACGGGTACCTGGCGTCAGCTCAAGGAGTAGCGAAAACCCCCGATTTTTCGCGGCATAACGCTGATGTCAGAAGATCTAACCCCGACTGGAGTGACCCTTGATCAACGATGACTTCTCGAACAAGATGGCGGAGATTCTCCAGCTGGCCAACCAGCTCGACGAGGACGGCGAAGCCGCCCTCTCCGGAGAACGTGGCTCGAAGGCGGCGAACAAGCGAGTCCGGCAGGGTATCAGCGCGCTCCGCAAGCTCCTCCCGGAGCTCCGCCAGCTGAGTCTTGAGCTCGAGCGTTCCTGATGACCTACCGCCCTTGGTGCCCGAAATGTAGCCACAAACCGCTGGCATACGAACGGGGCAGAAGGGCGAAGGTTGGAATAGTGAGCTGCTACTCCTGTGGGTGGGCGCTCTACGGAGATGAGAAGATCGAAGAACTGGTCGAGAAGCAGCGGGCCGGGCACAAAGTCCTTCTGAAGGACCTCAAGAGAGTCCAGGCTCAGGAAGAGGTCAACACGGACCCCAACTGGCCCAGCTGCACGTGGACCGAGTGCGATAAGCCCACAAAGATGGGGAGGGGCGGGAAACCGTTGAAGTACTGCTCCAAGAAGTGTCGACTGAAGAACGCGCACACCCGCAGCCAGATGCGGAACAAGTAGGGAGGCCCCATGGCAGGAAAGGCAAGCGAGGCGACTCGGGAGTCGCGCAAGAACCGGGAGCTCCGCCGACAGCGGCGCAGCCTCCGGCGTGCGAAGGACCGCGGTGCGTCGGACTACGTCCAGGCGCGCATCAGCCATCACATCGAGATGGTGAAGAGGGGGACCCCCCGGACCCCGATTCCTCCGCGGGTTCGGAATCGGGAGGAGACGCAGCGTGCGCAGCGCCAGGCGCGTCACGCTCCGCCTCCCTCGACGGTTCTCACGAATCAGGTGTCGGCTCCCGGGTCGGCGACGTAAGATCTTCCCGCCGCAAGGCGGGAGGTGGTGGAGGACGAATCATCCGGTTCGTCCCTTTCCCCGGTGGAAGCGATCGGGGAAGCGAAAATAATCTACGGCCTGTAGATTTACGCAAAAACATCGCTCCATCCCTCTGGGCCTGAAACGGTTTCGACGGGGTATCTGCACGAAAGTTCGCGCTGCGGCGTGCTCACCGGCCTAACGGTGAGGCAAACGACAATTGCCAACAACAACAACCACTTCGCTCCCGTGGCCGCGGCCGCGTGAGAGAAGTCCGGGGACTCCGTGAGCCCCGGTGCTTGGTGAGGAAGCTGGTCGAGCTTCACCAGGTGTAAAACGAGACTTCGCAAGCTCAAGAGAGAGGAAGTTGCTCAGCGGGCTGGAATGCGGCGAGGCCTTTAGAGCCTCGCGTGAAGGACAACTGGAGCCAGGGGAAGCCACCTGGGACACCCGCCCCGCTGGGTCAAGTACGGGGATGTAGCGAACGGACTGAGGAATGATGCTGCGGACGTGGGTTCGACTCCCACCAGGTCCACCACTTTCATCGTAAGGCCCCTCCATCTCTGGAGGGGCCTTTTCACTGGAGGCCCCATGGGGTTCAAAGACGCACTGGAAGCCAAGCGATACTGCGAGAATGCCCTCGCCGAGCTCGAGAGGCAGCGGGAAGACCTCTCCCGACAGCTGATCGAAGCTGAGGAAGCCCTGGGCCGGATCGACGTGAGTGACGAGATCAAGTACCACCTGGACATCAGCGAGCTCTTCGAGGTGCTCCCCACCGGTACAGTGAAGTCGATTAAGATCTCCCCCGATCAGATCGCGGACCTCTACGTCGCAATCTTCGGCGAAGACGATGAGGAAGACGAGGAGGCGGTGAAGGTGGAGAAGCCTCGAGACCCCCTGGATACGGTGGTCTCGAATGCGGGGGGCCTGCGGCAATCACTCCGGGAGGTCAAGATCTCGCTCAAGGACTACCCGGGGGATGTGGGTGTCCCCGGCTACTACTACCGCTTCTCCTGCACAGCGACACGGAGGGTCATCGTGTCGGGAACACTCGCGGAGGTCATGACCGGAGCGGTCATGGCGAACGCCTTCCTCGACGGGCCCCCCCGCTACACGTTCTCGATCGTGAATTCTGCCGACCAGCGGATCTTCTACCACCGTAGGTTCCTCTTCCCGGGGCCCCAGAATGGATGACGGCATGCAGCAGATGACCATGGTGGAGGGGGACGCAGCCCTCATCTTCCGGGAATCCGGGGATCTCGACATGATCCTCCCGCGGCCTTCCTCTCCGGACGCGCCCCTCTCGGCAACGGGACTGTGCGCCATGTTCGTGGAGGAGTTCTTGAGGGATGGGGAAATGATCAAGCAGATCAGAGACCGACTGGTGAAGGCCGGCAAGATCTCCGAGATCGTCCCATAGGCCCAACTGCCTTATTTCTGGCCCCAAAAGGTCATAATATAGGTGGAGGTGAGAATGAGTAGCAAAGAAGCGAAGCTGGAGAGGGCCGCCGACCTTGCGGCCCTCTACGCCGCCGGGTTCCTCGTGACGAGCATGCTCGTCATGTGGGCCTGGTGGGTGGGACAACACGACGCCGCCCTTCGGGCGGCGTTCCTGTGAGCTCCCCCGCGCGCTACCGAGGACGAGAGATCGACTCGGTGGCGTGCGACTCGTGCGAGAAGGAGATCTCCGTCACAGGGGACCCCTTCCTGCAAGAGGGAGCGCACTGCGGGTCTATCTGGGATCCCGCATGGAGAGGGGAGGTCACCTGCCCGCAGTGCGGGGAGACCTGGACGGTCCAGCTGGACCTGGAGATCCACAGGAGGGGAGACTACTTCGTGGTCTCCATTCCAGAGGACTGAGAATGGCGTCGCCCGAAAGGGCGGCGCCTATCACGCACTTCTTAGCTCGTACCCTAAATTCCGTACCTGTTTGGGGCATAAAGTAAGTAGAGCAGAGGTGAGTAACCAGCTCGAAGATTTCAAGTGTGGCCGGGTTCCGGAGAACACGGGGCAACGGGGCTCCGGAACCCGGACCACACTTCATATATGGTGAGAGGACCCCAAGCATACGGGGGGGAGCACCAAATCGGAATCACACAGTCGCGCTGCTGTAGCAACTTCCCCTTCTGCTAAGCACCAGTCTACCCTACACGCCACCGCCGGAGCAGAAGACGGACAACCTGCCGGGCGTGCCGACCTCCAATGGGAGGGGCGAAGGGGAGCGTGACCGATCTGTGTGAGACCGTGATTTGGAGCTCGGGGGGTTCGAGTCCCCCTCCTCACCGCAAATACCGCGGTTGGCCTCCCTACGGGTTGAGGCTGGCTGCACCTTGATTCGCGCATCACCCACACGCAGGCGGCCCTCGGGCTCGTGAGTGGTGCGTTCTTTCCCTGCCTGCTTCGGAACATCACATGGGCGACACCGTCGTCACTTTCCGCTATGGTTCCACCATCAACCCCGAGGAGATGGCCCCGGGCACCATCTACCTCGACGGGGCCTGCCGGGGCCCCAAGATCGACGTCGAGAAGCGGTCGTACTCCTTCGACCACCACGCGGAGTGCTCGCGCTTCGCAACCCTCTCCACCTGCGAGCAGGTCTTGCTCGCCCTCGACCTCGGGTTCAACCCCGAGGGCATGGAGATCGTCTTGAACGACCTCGATGCCGACGGCAGCCTGAGCCTGTGGCTGCTGATGAACCCGGACAAGGTCGACGACCGGGTCCGGAACCTGGTCCGGGCCATCGGGTTCGTGGACAGCCACGGGCCGGTTCGGAAGCCGGAGAAGCTCCACAAGATTCTCTCGCGGAATCCCCGCGTCGCGCAGACGCGGGACATGATGTGGGAGGACCAGCAGCACATCTGCTGCTGGTACGACCACGGAGACGAGCAGCTCCCGGAGCCCTTCGCGTTCCCGCCGTGCCCCGTGCACGGCGTGGACAAGAACGGCAATGTGGTGGAGGTCAGCGGAGACTTCGCCGCCGCCTACGCCGCCGGCGCCATCATGGCGCTGGCGAAGGTCCCCGGCCCGGAGGGGACCTTCGGCTGGACCGTCGGCAAGCGGTCGGACTTCGCACCCGGGGACATCCCCGGCTTCCTGGCTGCCATGAACGAGATCGAGGACGGGTGGGGCGGCGGCAGCACCATCGGCGGCGCCCCCCGCAAGGAGGGCGGACTGCGTTCCAGCCTCGGCTGGGACACGGTCTGGCCGGTGTTCCTGAAGTTCGCCTGAGCACAGTGTGGCGCAGGCGGGTCCCTTCGGGGGCTCGCCTGCGCCTGGGCGCGGGACAACTCTTTAGCCGCCGTGCTACACCAGAGGGCTTCCACTGGGATCCCTATCATGCTCATGGCCCTCGCTGTTCTGCTCGCGTTCAAGCAGCCCACAGTCCCCGAATGTGTGATCGATCAATGCACCGAGGAGTCCTGCCTGGTGGACACCCCCGAGGGCTACGTCTGGATCCCCAAGAAGCGGCACTACGAAGAGGGAGTCGAGGTGGTGTGCCCCCTGTGGCTCATCGATCCCACATAGCCAAAACCGACCTCTATTGGGGCATAAGGTGTATGAGCCAAGGAGGTTCATATGCTGTACAAGTACCCGTGTGGGTGTATTGGGATTGGGACGCCGCCTGACCCCGTCCCCGTTGGTGAGGGCGTCCCGGGGATGGCCTCGGTTGAGTGGCGGGGCGTGTGGACGGTTCACCGCTGCGACACGGTCGAGATTGAGGACAGCGGGTGGAAGCTCCCGCAGGAGCGGGTCATGACCGGGAACTCGGGAAAGAATCCGGTCCCGTGTCCGGAGTTCGAGACCTCGTACCTCGAGTTCCTTTCCGCGCTTCGAGGGACGCCGTGAAGGTAGTGGATTGGTGCAGCCGCTGCGGGGGCGAGCTAATCGAGCGAGAGAAGGCCACCATCGTGACGGTGGCGTGCAGTCGGAAGGGCTGTCCGGTGTTCTACACCAAGCCAAAGAAGATGAAGAAGCCGGCCCGCCCCTGAATGGGGGCGGGCCGGGGCCGCTGGCTTAAATAGTGCCCGTATTCGGGCATAATATGTATAGAGAGGAACATAGTGACCAGAGGGCGCCCAACATCAGTGGTGACGTCGCTCTCAACCGTGCCCCCGAAAGGGAGATACCCTGGTCCCTTGGCGGGACCTTAAGCGCGAAAGCGCGGGGCGCGTGTTGTCTCACCGGAAGGTGAGGGGTCGCTGGTAGTACGGTAACGGCGCAGGACTCCTGCCCCCTTTGTGCGCAGGCTGTCCAGTTGGGCGGCTTGCCGGGAGGTAGAAGAAGGGAGTCCTGTGCTCTCCCACGAGCTCACTTGGCCCCACGTGGGCGTGTGAGACCAAGAGACCAGGCGGGCCCCGGGTGGGGCCCGCCATCATGCCGAAATCTTAGCCCTCAAAAGGCCGAAACAACACGGCATAAGGGAGTAGGAGGGAACATGAACACCCACGCAATCCCTGCTGAGGTCCACATGGTGGCTCGGCGAATCCAGCGCGGCGGGGGCCGCGCTCTTCTGGTCGGTGGCTCTGTCATCGACCTCCTTTGCGACCGGGCCGCGAAGGACTGGGATCTCGAGGTGTTCGGCCTCGACTTCGACCAGATCACGGCCCTCTTCCCCGACCATCCCGTCAAGGAGGCTGGTCGGGCCTTCGGCATCCTCAAGCTGAACGTCGATGGGGTGGACGTCGACATCAACGTGCCGCGCACCGACAACAAGGTCGGCAAGGGACACAAGGACTTCGTGGTGGAGGTGGACCCCACGATGTCTGTGCGCGAGGCTGCCCGCCGTCGCGACTTCACGATCAACACCCTGGCGATGGACATCGCTACGGGCGAGATTGTGGATGAGTGGGGTGGGCTCCGGGACCTGTCTTTTGGGGTTCTCCGGGCAACGGATCCCGACCTCTTCCGGGAGGACTCCCTTCGTGTGTGGAGGGCCGTCCAGCTCCTTCCCCGGAAGGCCCTATCGGTGGACCCACACACCATGCTGCTGATGCGCAGCATGGTGCGGGAGACGGAGCATCTGCCCCCGGAGCGGCTCTTCGCGGAGCTGGAGAAGCTGATGCTCAAGGCCGAGAAGCCGAGCATCGGGGTCCAGCTGGCCAGCGACCTCGGACTCTGGGAGTTCATGGCTCCGGAGCTGTCGGCGCTGGCGAGTACCGGTCAGAGCCCGGATCACCACCCAGAGGGCAATGTCATGGTGCACAGCCTGCTGGCCTTGGATGCGGCGGCTGAGCTCCGGAGCTTCTTGCCCGAGGAGGATCGCCTGGTCATCATGCTGGCGGCTTTCCTGCATGACATCGGAAAGCCGCTGACCACTATCACTCCGGAGATGGTGGCCCGGGACGAGGCGCCCAAGGAGCGGCTGTGGACCGCCTGGGGACACGACCAGAAGGGGAGGGCTCCCGCAGATCTATTCCTCTCCCGATTCACGGGGGAGCGGGGCGGAAAGAAGCTCCGGCAGAAGGTCACGTGCTTGGTTGGTGAGCACATGCAGCCGTGGAACCTCATGCAGGGGAACGCGTCGGGCGGTGCGTGGGCGAGGCTCCACCGGCGCCTCGGGGCGTGCGGCCTCACTCTGCGGCATCTGGCGAGTGTCTGCCAGTGCGATTCATGCGCCACCTCGGCAGACTGGAAGACTCGGTCCCTCAAGACTGGCAGTCCCGACTGGAACCACAAGACCTCCCAGTTGGTTCTGGACCGGGCGGCGGAGTTCGAGAACGCTCCTCCGGATCCGAAGGTGCAGGGCCGGGACCTGATTGCACGGAAGATGAAGCCGGGATGGCACTTTGGCCCGATCTTGGAGAAGTGTCTCGAGCTCCAGGACGCGCACCCCAAGTGGAGCGTTCAGGAGCTGATCGACGGAGCGATGGCGTGAAGCGTGGGTGGGGGCCTTCGGGCCCCCGCCCCGATGTCAAATTTAGCCCGTAGAACGGGCATAACATAGATATGAAGAAACACTTCAAGGTCTCAGACCTGAGGCGTCATCTTCTGGCAGGTCCGATGACCTGGAGGTTCTGTTTTGGGGAGTTCCATGAACTCGCCGAGGCAGTCAGGGACCTGGACGTCCCCCACATCCGCGAGGAGTGGAATGACGTCTGGTTCTGCCTCTGGGCTCTTCTCGGCCAAGCAGTCCCGAGTGTGCTCGGGTGGACGATTCCGAAAGGTCTCGGCCACTCGAGCTGCGTGAAGTTCGCTGCCCGGTTTGACACCTGGGCGGAGATCTGCACGCAGCACGGGGTGGAGTTCAATCCAGAGTCGCTGAAAGGCGGGTCCAACTTCAGGAAGCGCACGAAAGTGACGCGGATTCTGGGGTTCCACGGCGTCGAAGACGTGCAGTGGGGTTGGGTCTCCGACTTGGTCGGCGGATTCGAGCTGGAAGGCTGACGTCGAAAAGTGCCGCTCTCGTCTGGCGGTAGAGGTACCAGGCAAAAGCTGGGCTTCCTCTTTAACTTGCATATCCTATCATGCAGAAACGTAAAATACGGGTCAGTTCCGGGCATAATATAAGTAGAGAGGAGAGCAGTACGCGGTGTACTGTAGTCTCTCGAGAAATTCACGGAGGGTTCAATGCCCCAGCTTCGTGCGTTTCGGTTTGTGATGAGCGACGGCAGTGTCGAGGTGGTCTTCGCGACCTCTCGCCCGGCGGCGCAGCGCAAACTGCACGCCCTCCTGAACCTCTGAAGAGGTGATGGAGACGTAACGGAGAGCGAAAGCTCTCGGGAAAGCAGGTAAAAGCTGCCCTCTCCCCGCACTTTTCTGGGCCCGCCTCTGTGCGGGCTGTACAGATTTGTTGCCTTAGCTTGTGCAATTTCTCCCTATACGGAGGCATAACAATGAAGCTAAGGACTTCAACACTGGAGGCGTCCAATGCTTCGTATTCCTACGATCGAGTCCTCAATAGAGGTCACCGGAGTCCCCGAGGGGATCCTGAAGGTGGCGGATCGAGAGTTCCGCATGGTCACCGACTACGTCGGCTACCTGGCCTACAAGGGCTACCCCGGAGCGGCGCGGGAGTGGTGGTCTTCCCTGACGGAGGAGGCGCAGACGGCCGCTATGACGCGGCATGTTCTCCGGCAGGCCATGGGAGCCACGGAGACTGAGATCTCCTACGCCGCTGCGGCATTCGCAGTCAACGGTATCGATCTCAGTCTGTAAATACAGGCTGATTTCGGGCATAAATATAGTAGTGGGGAGGAGTATGACCAACCTCTCCACTTGCCCAGGAGGGCACAATGGGACGGAAGAAGCGGATGAAGTCGGACGAGGGCGAGCGCAAGCTCGTCCGCATCCTGGGCCTGCGGGCCCTGGACGTCGGCGAGGCCCTGGGCCTCGCCGAGATCACGCTGGCCAGTAAGATGGCCGAGGCGGAGGTGGCCCTGGCCACCTCCGTCGGGGCGGAGGGCTACGTGGCCCTCCGCTCGAATCTCGCCAAGGAGGGCCGCAGGGCCCTCCAGGTGAGCCTCAAGGGTCTCAACAATCTCACGGCGGCGGTCCTGCCCGTCGCCGAGCGCGTCGCGATGCGCGCGCTCGACGTCGCCGCCGAGGAGGCGGCGGTGCGGGAGACCGAGGCGGAGGCGCAGCTGCGCCTCGCCGAGGCGCAGCTCACCCTCGCGCAGACGCGCGAGGGTGAGCTCGAGGTCAAGCAGAAGAACGCGGAGACGGAGCGCATCAAGGCGCTCCGCTCCGCCTCCTGAGATCTCCGTGCCCTGGCCGTCCCTTGTGGGCGGCCAGGGCGCACTCGCGCGATACGTTAGCTGTGACCCCGGAGGCAGTATGGTGGCGGATGCTGACACAGTCGAATCTGAGAGCTGGGATGAGCTCCTGGACTGGATGGAGGAGCAGCCCACCATGGTGATCATCTGGTGGAACTGGATCTCGGTTTGCGCGGACATCGCCATCGCGTAGACACCCGAAACCGGCTGTCTATCACGGCATAAGTCTCCTACAGGACTCAACCTGTAGGAGGTGCAGATGCATGTCTACATCGTGGAAGACGACATCAGGGCGGCGTACGCCCTGAAGAGGCGGATCAGGCTCAGATTCCCCGACAGCACCATCACGGTGGTGACGGGGAACAACGGTGAGGCGGCGTATGCCGCCTTCAGTATGCTCGAGATCGGGCCCAAGTCGGTGGTGATCACCGATGGCCTCGAGGGTCTTTGGACAGACGTGTCGAGGGACACGCGGAAGCAGGGGTGCGCTTCCTGCTGGGTCTACACGGGGGAGCCGCGCCTCCCCGGACTCTCGGAGGCGGCCGTGCGCGGCGAGCTGACTGTCTTCGAGAAGGGGCAGCCCGAAATCAATATGATGTCCCGCCTGGGGGATCTGCAGGATCTGTGGCGCGAGGATGTGGCCACCGTAGATCCCGGACTGAAGTGGCGGGTCCAGGACGTGATGTCCAGGTGTCACCACGAGTGGGAACACAACCCGGGAACCTCCGGATTCCAGTGGTTCTGCGACCACTGCCACATCTCATCGCCGCAGCCCCGCGACGGGTTCTGCCCGGACCGGGTCTTCGAGGCGATCGCGGCGGCGTTCGAGACTCCGACGGGGGAGTAAATTCCCCGCCGAAAAACGGCATAATAGTAGTAGAGGGAAGGCTATGCCTTGACGCTTGACTGGGGGTATGACGCTGACGCGCCCAATCAAGTCCTCGCCTGGCGGCAGCGCCAGGAAGAGGTCCCCCGGTGACGGGACCTCCATCCCCCTGACGTAGAGCGCGGAAAGGATTCGGGATGTTTAAGCGCACTACGGCTGCCCAGCCGGACCAGAGGGGAAACCAGCAGATGCTGGAGGGCACAGAAGGCCGTTGACGCGAGACATCCCTCGTAGAGGCAAAACAACACGGGCGGGAGAGTCGCCCCTTCGCAACACCCGAGAGGGGCAGGGTACCCCCCTGCCCCTCTCACCCCTCTTCCATTAGGAGTGTCAGATGCGAAAAGACATGGCCAGGAAGCTGGTCGAGACCTACCGTGAGGGCGCGTCCTGGCAGCGGCGCAGCGGCAAGGGCCGCGGCAAGGGCACGGTGCTCAACGGGAGCGTCAAGAGCCTTCGGGGGCCCGTCCGAGAGGACGACAGCGCCCCCCGACGGGGCAGCATCCGGCCACGGGGCCGGACGCACGACCGAAAGAGCCCTGGGGAGAACCTCTCCCCGTTGTTCCGCTACCTGTGCGCGCAGGTAGGACGGAACTGGAGCTCCGTGTACTCGGAGCTCTGCGAGGGCATGGACCGTCGAAGCGCGGTCGGGGGGCACATCTTCCAACACCTCTGGGACTACGTCGTCCCGGCGGCGGAAGTTGTGGTGGTGGATGGAGTTCCCCACCGCCGCCGCCTATATGGTGGGGGGCTGGCCCTCCTGGAGTTCACCGGCTCCCGCCGGAACTCCTGGCTCTGGGAGGACCACCAGGGGATCCTCCGCCGGGGGGTGGCGCCGAAGAAGCGCCCCGGCGCGCGCCCGAGCACGGCACTCTCCCTCGGAGGCGGGGAGTGGCTCTGCCAGAACCCGGGCTCCAAGCTCTGGTTCCGGGTCACCGTGGCCCGGCAGGAGTACCGGGAGATCGACACCCTCGAGGGTGTCGTGAGGGAGCTGGTCCACAGCCCGGCGTCGTTCCCGGAGGACCTCACTCTCCCGCCAATGGATGCGGAGGAGATCGTGATGAGGTGCAAGAGCGCGAGCAAGAAGGACTTGCGGCGCGTGAAGTAGAGAAGGCGGCTCCGCGAGGGGCCGCCTCTCGTGGGTGGTTCTTTAGCTTAAAATCCTATCATTAGGGGTCATAACGAGCATACGGGACAATTAGACCCGCACTGCGAATGTGAGAAACACAATGAATCGTCTGATTTTGCTCGCGACCCTCGCGACCCTCGCCGCATGCAACGGGAAGGAGGACCCCGAGCCCGACAGCCTCTTCGTCCAGGGGCGCCACGAGTGCCAGGAGGTCCGGTGGGGGCAGAAGCACGCTGGATCTGATGCGCTCTCGTACCCGTACGAGAGCACCGTCGGTCTGCCGTACCCGGACGGGTACGCGTGCCTCCTCGAGAAGCATCTGCAGGAGGCCCCCGACAGCTACGCGCGAGAGGAGATGTACACCCTGAACCGCTGGGTCACCAGCGTCAGCGGTGGCGACTCCGCCGGAGACCACAAGCTGGTCACCGCCCCCATGCGGGCGAACGCGGCACTCCTGACCTGGTGCCCCGCCCACGGTCGTATGATCTGGGCCAACGACCGCTTCCACGGGACGGTCATCGACCGTGACGGGCGGGGGCGTACGGACGGCTGGTCGTACCGAGCTGCACAGACGGCCGGTACGGAGAGCCAGAAGCCGCAGGGCTTCGTGGGTGAGCTCTTCGCCGCCTACGGCGCGGTGGCCAGCTTCCGGTTCAGCCACCCGGACCCGCGCATCCTCGCCGAGAGCGGCGTCGTCAATACCGAGATCTCCGAGATCTACAACGACGCCCCCTGCGGGCTCCACCTCACGAGGTACCTCGCGGACGACTGGGTGGAGGCGGAAGACGTCTCTCTCGAGTTCGGCAGCGGCGGTGCCGGGATCGAGTTCGGTCTCTCGACCCACATCGAGAGCGACCTGGTCGCGCACGTGGCCAAGACTGCCCTCGAGTGGGGTGGCGATGGCACGGAGCGGTCGGCGGAATGCACCGCTGAGATCCCGAACCTCAACGACAACGAGGACGGGGGAGAGGATGAGGACGAGGCCCTCCGCAGCTACTGCGAGGACTGGTGCCGGGAGATGACCGCGGACCCCGTGGAGGTCTCGGAGTGCATCGAGCAGTGTCTCGATGACGGCGAGGGAGTCATGACCCGGGACTGCTCGTTCGAGCAGGAGCTCATCCCGGAGGCCGAGGACGACTGTGTGCCGGGTGAGGGCATCTTCATGGCTCTCCCCAGCCGGACCCCTTCGAAGGGCGGCCGGGCCATGCTGGTCCCGATCGAGATCTACGAGGGCGCCCCGGGGGCGCGGTCGGTCATCACGCAGGGGCCCGAGTCCCTGCGGATGCACGTCCGAGGACAGGAGAGCGGGCTGGACTTCAAGTTCGGCAACATCCAGGGCGCACCCTGGCCGCTCGGGCTCACCTACGCGGAGGTGGACCCCGGTACGGAGATCACCATCGCGTGGGACTGCGATCCCACGGTGGTCTCGGAGATCGGTGATGAGCCCACCTGGCTCGTCACGGACATCTACGGGGACCAGGATCTCCTGGTCACCGAGACGTGGATCCCCCACGTCGACCACGACAACGGCGAGAATGCGCCCATCGGCGCGCTCCGCCTCCAGCTCAGCGGTCGCCGTGACATCGTCACGGTCCCCGCTGACTCCCTCAACGCCTTCATGGGCACGGAGTTCCAGTGGGACCACGTCAACGCGGAAGTGACCTTCGGGTCGCAGGTCTTCTCGGCGCGTCGCTTGCGCTGAGTGCCTGCACGGTAGACGACGGGGACCGATTCCGGGACCTGGACGTCGCGTGTGGGGACTCCTGGGAGTACGAGGGCTACCCTGCCCCGGACTGCGAGGAGGCTTTGATCTCTCACCTGGGCATCGAGCCTACGGACTGGGAGGACGAGGCGCGTGATCTCGAGTTCATCATTCGTGGGATGTGGGCCTTGGCTCGCGCCCCGATCGATCTGCACGCTCGAGAAGAGAAGTACGACGCTGTGGCCTCGGGGATCATCTCCTCCGAGCCAGGTGCCTCCGAGATCCGATTGGGGCACGCCAGTCTGAACGTCCAGCATGGCGTGGCTTCGGCCGGATGTACGGTGGTCCATGAGGGACGTCACAGCTCCTACGGAGGTCACGATCTCCAGGGGAAGTACGACTTCGGGATGGACGGCCCGTACGGGTGGTGCATCCAGTTCGCCGAGAGCTTCGCAGAGCTCGGAGTGGACGACGGAGAAGCGGACTACGTCGTGCAGCGGAAGCGTCGGTACATTCGTTGAATAGCGGGGCCCCACTTCGGTGGGCCCCCTGCTTGAAACCCCCTTATTACCCGTCATAAGGCCAAAGAGGCCGGAGGTATAATGTCTCATCTACACAACTACGTTCGCGATGCTCTCGTCACCGAGAGCGTTCCGACGTTCAACTACACCGATTCGGGGGCCTGGACGCCCCAGTTCCAAGAGCTCGTGGACAGCAGTGAGGTCTTCGAGACCCACGAGACGGTCCCGGCGATCTACGGAGGACAGACTGTCCGGCTGGTTCATGTCAGCATGGGCATGAGCTCGGAGATCCACGAGTACCAGGACGCCTGCGACGCGGAAGACGACATCAACGTCATGGAGGAGCTCGGAGACATCCTGTGGTACTGGGCGGTTGCCGTCTCAGCTCTGGGTCTCAACCCTCTGCACGTCTGGCAGGTCGGGCAGATGTCAGCTCCGCCCGTAGACAGGACGGGAGAGATGGCGACAGACGCGGAGAAGCGGCTGATCTATCACATCAGCGCGTTCGGAGACGGCCCCAAGAAGAAGGCGATGTACCGCCGTCCCCTCGATCCTCCCGTGCTGGCCTTCCACCTGGGGATGATCGTGCGGGCAGTGGAAGACCTCCTCATCCTGCGCTTCGGCCGGGGCGGGGAGTTCAACCTCGAGAAGACCATGGAGCGCAACATCGCGAAGCTCCACAAGAAGCGGTTCCCTGAAGGCTACAGCGACGATGCCGCGAATACCCGAGATCTCAAGGGAGAGCGGGCCGCCCTCGAAGGAGAGGTCGCTTCCCCCCTCGTGGGGAGCATCGCCGCGGACACGGTGACCTTGGTGGACGGCGACATCGACGTGTTGGAGCTGTGAACCACCAGTTCCCCGTACACCTGGCGCCCGGGGAGGAGCTCGTCATCGGGCCCCTCATCGGAGGTCGCGCGCGGCTGTACGCACCGAACGGAGACTTCTGGTGAATGCCGGACACTGAGAGCGCAGTTCGCGCGAAGGAGATCATTGAGGAGACCGGAACGGCGGACTTCCCGTGCATCCGGTTCAAGGTTTCGCGGGAGGGTCGGTACCTCTACGGGGACCTCTATCCACGAAACCCAACCTTTGACCGGTGGAAACCCGGCGACGTCCAACAGTAGGAGCCCACATGCGGCACACCAAGAACATCCCGCTCACGGAGAAAGAGGTTTTGCGGATTCTCCGCCTTCTGGGCCGGGCGGAGCCGCAGGAAGACGGCGACGACAAGCTCATCCGGCTCCTCAACAGTGAGATCACTCACTGGATGCAGGGACGATGAGCGACCGCCGTGCGGCGTTGTTGCAGTACCCGAGGGTCCGGCACGGCGCGCAGATCCAGACCCACCTCTGCGCCCCCGGGCTCGGAGCGGCGGTCAGGAACTACATCACAGAAGAGTACCAAGCGGCGCCAGAGGCTACCTCGCGGGTCCGTAGGGGGATGTTCGACCCCGGGGGCCCGATGCTCAACTTCCAGGACCCCTTCATCCGGGTCCGCCTTCGTGGCTGGGCGATGTGTGTGATGCCGTCGAAGGTGCCGGTGGCATGCGCCCTGCTGGAGGAGCGCCTGGCGAAGCCTCCGAAGCTCTACGGGAAGCTTGAGGCGTACCGGTGGTCGCAGATCTATGGGCTCCTCGTACTCACAAGAGAGGACGCAGAGACGTTCCTCGCCGGGCTGCTCCCGTACCGGAAGAAGGAAGCTCTCCGGCAGGATGCGGCCCTGCAGCAGCTCGCACAGAGCCCGAATGTACAGGTCCGTGGGGCGCGTCGTCCTGCGGAGGCATGAAATTCGCACCATGCGTCCGGAGCGGGTTCTGCTGCAAGCAGGTCACCTGTGCTGCGGGCATGTACCACAGGTCCGAGGGGACCGGGAGAAAAGGCAATGGGAGAACATGTGACTTCCTCCGGGGGACAGGACCCGGGGGATACCGCTGTGGCCTCGCAGAGGACGGGAAGATCTCAGCGGGGGGTAGTGAAGTCGGGGGATTCGGGGATGACTCCGGATGCAGCTCGCCCCTCTTCAATGAAGACCGGGCCGGAGTTCTCCTTCGATCCCGGCGAGCCGCTGGACAAGAGGACCCGCGAGGTTCTGATGGTCATCGGGGCCCTCGAGGGGCAAGGGTTCGTGAGCTCTGAGAGCTTTGAGCTCCGACTCCGCCAGATGATCAGCATGGGCCTGTACTACGAGGCGGAGGCCATGGCCGAAGGCTTTCGGAAGGTTCGCACCACCTTCATGCAGGGATTCATGGGATGAGTACGATCACGCATGACTTCCTGAATGCCGCGGGGCTACGACCGGCATTTCGTTGCATGGTCTGCGGGAAGCGCGAGATCGGTGAGATCGAATCGGTGGACCTTCGACACATCATCTCCGAGCCTGGGGGCTGGTTCCAGATCGGAGAAGCGGAATGGTATGAGGAGGGGTGGTGCTGTGGGTGCATCCCCACCGGATGGGGCCTCCACTGCAGCGGACAGTGGATCAAGCCCGGGTTCGCCCGGGTGGTCCCGCTTCCGCACGCGAAATGGCTCACCCCCGTGGGAGTGCATGACTGCCTCCGCGCTGCCATCCGGGCATGCGAGGAGAACGCAGACGAGATCCACTCATTCAAGGAGGTCCTATGAACCTCAATGTCTACCCGTTCCTCCTCCAGACGATGGAGGACTTCGAGAAGGCCTGCGGCCATGTCGATGCCGGCAATGGTTTCGTGAGCCATGAGTACGCCTACGAGCACGACGGGAAGCCCGATGAGTTCCCCTGTCTGGCGAAGTTCAACTGCTGGGATGACCCCAACGGGCCCTATCACTGCTCCTGGTCCTTCGAGACCCAGGAAGAGCTGCAGGAGAAGATCGACCGACTGAAGGCGGCGCCGTGAAGTGCGCGCACTGCGACGAGGAAATCGCCAAGAGGGAGGTACCCAGTGGCAACTGAGAAGAAGAACCCCGACGTCATGTCTGGCGCAGAGCAGCTGGTCGAGGTGTTCACCATCGCCAGCAAGTACGGGGACAAGAAGTGGATCACCCACTGCGAGCACGACGAGATGTGGCTCTGCATCGACGGAGAGAAGGTGTCCGAGGAGGACAAGAAGAGGCTCGACGAACTCGGATTCTTCGAGGACGACGGGGGCTTCAAGTCCTACCGGCACGGGAGCTGCTGATGGATGAGCTGCGCGCGCATGCGCTTCTGGGCGTCGTCCAGGAGGCGGAGACTCCGGAGGAGCGTGATCGGGCCTGGGACGAGCTGAAGGCCGCCCTGACCCGTCCTCGGCTCGATACGGCCACGTTCTGTCGTCGTCTGCTGCGGCACATGGATCGTCTGGGGGTCCTTGAGATCGACAGCGACATGCTGGTGGAGATGGTCAGCGAGATGCCCCCTCCGGGGGAGGTGCCCTGGGAACCGCAGGGTGATCCCGGGGACGACAGCTACACCGCGGCGCGAGCTATCCACGCCGCACTCACTGAGGCTCCCTGATGGACAGCAAGCGCCTCATCGGCCACAAGGAGGCCGAAGACTGCCTGAAGGTCTGGGAGATCTGCTCTGGGCAGGCCACTGCTGCGCAGGCGCTGCGGTCCCTCACGGGCCTGCGGCGCCTGCTGGCGCTGGGGTGTGAGGACGACCCACACCAGAACGACTGCATCGAGGCCATGTCCAACGTCCATCCCGATGATCTGGCCCTGGTCGAACGCTACGCAGAGGCTCTGGCCCCACTGAAGGAGAACGCCAATGCTGACGTCCCGGAACCTGGCTGAGCAGGTTCTCAACGAGTCCGAGCTCTACCCCGAGCTCGAGAAGCTGTACCGAGAGCTGGCGCCGTTCGTCAGCGACGAGAAGAGGGTGTGGCGGCACTTCGCCTGGAAGTTCCGTCCGGTCATCGAGCGGCACGTCCCGGAGTTCCGTCGGCGCCACCGTGAGTACTACGAGAGGAAGGAAGCTCCGGAGGTGTCCGACGCGCTGATTCAGGGCGCGTACAACTACATCGCTGAGCGCTTCGTCGAGGAGTGCCGGCTGAACCCGCAGGACTTCGGCCTTGCCGCCTCCTGAGTGGGCAGACAGCGTCGCCAGCCTGGTGGCGCCGGAAGATTGGGCGCCATCCGGTGGAGACTGGATCGCGAACACGGATGATGCGGACCTTGACGCGTTCGTGAGCTGGGTCGTAGTGCCCGGTCTCGAGGTCCGGATGAGCGTGGGGTCTCTCGATCTCCGCGCCGACGTTCACCACAGCAACTACCGAGAAGAGATGCTCCGCCTGCGCAATGCCACGGCGGGGTACAACCAGGAGCTCCCTGATGAGTGAAGTACAGCTGCCCGAAGGGCTCGACATCAACAAGATCTACGAAGGGTGGTGGGACCTCCAGGATACCCGCACCGGGCTGATCCCGGGCGAGACCATGTGGGCGAAGGAGATCTCCCCGGGGGTGATCGGTCTGAACAACAACCCCATTCACGAGGATTACCGCTGGCAGGACATCCTGGTCGGGCGCACCGTTGTGCACCGTCGGTGGAACACCCGGATCGCCTTCGGGTATGCGGTCCCCAAGGACTCGAAGGACGAGACGGCTCGCCGGGAGCTGATCTGGGAGAAGGCCAACGAGAATGGGTGGTCGTGTGACTTCTGGTCGCCTGGCGAGGGCCACATCTCCTTCGAGAGCGCAGACCACGCCGCGTGCAGTGCGGCCCTCTTCGCTGTGCTGGACGCCTTCGAATTCGACACGACCATCTCGGATGGCAGCGAGGGGTGACTCCCGCGCGCCACAAAACGTACAGAGAGGATGAGCCTCTCTAAGTGCAATCCAAGGATCGATAATGGCACTCATCATGCTGCCCTGCCTCCCGAGCGCCGACAACTCCGAGAGGCAGAGCCTCATCAACACAGATTTCATGGCCCACTGCTCCCCGCGGACAGTGGCGCTCGAGGCGCACTTCAAGTGCAAGACGTGGGATCAGGTCCTCCAGGAAACCGTCGCCTCCATCCGGGATGGGTTCAACCTGACCGTCCAGCTGGACGGAGAGACGCTCGACCTCCGGTTCTGGGTCGGGCAGAAGAATCAGAACCGGAGGTCGGGATCGGTCTGGTGGATGCGCCCCCTGGATAGCGAGACGCGGGAGGAGTCTCCCTTCTCCGAGGAGCAGCTTCAGGAGATGTTCCGCGAGCAGCATTTCAGCAAGGGATGCTCAAAGTACGAGACGGCGGTGCGGGACTGGCAGAAGAGTCAGAACTGGCGCAGCGCGCTGGAGATGGTCCGGGGGACCAACATCTACTACCTGCGCTGTGTGCTCTCCCCAGCGGAGGTCCGACTGAGGGCCATGCAGAAGTAGCCCCTCTACGTGACCTTCCGCGCCTCGCCCCTCCGGGGGCGGGCATCCCTCCCTATCATAAATCCAGGTTGGAAAACGGCATAATAATAGTAGTGACGAGGGTAGATTTCACCCCCTTCTCTCCTCACTGGATGTTCTGATGCATTGCATGCACTGTGGGACCGAGACCGAGACTTTCACCCCCACCTGCCCCGGCTGCGGCCGGGGCGTGATCCAGCTGGGGGGAGACACCCCCTGGCACCAGCTCCGCGCTCGCGCAGAGCTGGTGGTCGGCGAGGAGGCCCGCGAGGGCTTCTTCGCCATCCGCACTGAGGATCAGGGGGGTGGCCTGCGGATCACCTTCTTCTTCCAGCCCCGTGGGGCGAAGTCGGCGGAGGACGTCACGTTCTTCGTCGACGAGGTCGTCCAGGCGGGCTTGCCCCGCCCCGACTTCGTCACGGACGAGGACGTCACGTTCGCCCGAGTGGCGAACATGGTGGCCGACCTCTACGGAGGGGTCGGCGTCCTCCGCGGGGGCACGCTGCTCCCCGCCCGGTAGACAACTGCCTCCGGCCTGGTTCTCCAGGCCGGAGGCGGTGGCGGCCCATTCCTTAATTTACCCCTCAAAAAAGGCATAATAATAGTAGCGAGGAAGGATTGAACCCCCCTTTCTCTCTATGGAGTTCGACATGACCGCGAGCGAGATGAAGACATGGTTCGAGAACCACAAGGCGGCCTCGGCCGCCCGACACGAGCGGGCCAAGGCTCGCCTCGAGGAGGCCGTCGAGGGCCTCCAGAAGGCGGACCACAAGGCCCGGCGAGCCCAGGACCTTCTGGTCCTGGCCGTCGAGGGCCTGGACATGGAGCCCCTGTAGCGGCCCCGCCCCTCCGGGGGCGGGGCTCCGCCCCCTCTCTTACTTCTTAGCCCAGAAATATCCAAGAAGTAAATTCTACCCCAGAAAATATCTCAGTGTCCTATCACGTGGGGTGCGGCGGATGAGCAGGGAGGACTTCTTCTGGGAAATGTGACGGTTGGCAGAATGCTCCCGGAGTGGCGGCTACCAGGGGGAGGCGCTTCTTCTCGGATTTTCCCCGGTAAGTAAAATGGGGGCAGTGCGATGGGGACCCCTGTGACCCACGTAAGTAACGGTTCGGGCCCTTCTGAGGTTCCTAAGGACATACACCGAGCTTGAAGGTCTTTCTTTGAGGTGCGCAGATCTTCAATTTGGGGGTGTTCGAGGGCATAAGTATTGTAGCGGGAGGAGTAAACCCCCCTCTCGCTACTGTCCTGAGGAGGACATCATGGGTAACACCACGGGCGAGAAGGGCGCGACGGGCGTGACGCTGTACGAGAAGTACAGTGGGAATGTGGACGGGATTCTCGGGGGCTCCCGCATCCCCCGCCACCTGGCGGTGGCGGGGCTCGGGGGCGCGGCGGGGGCGGGCATCGCCCACCTCGCCGGGGCCAACGTCGTCGGCGGTGGGCTGGTCGGGGCGGGCGTGACTGCCGTGGCCCACGGCGCGGCAGATTGGGCCTTCGGGTCCGGTGACGGCTACTACGCCGCCAAGGCGTCCCGCCAGCTGTCGGGGGCGATGAAGACCATCGCTTCCGCCCCGTCCGTCCCCGCGGGGGAGGGACGGAAGCTCAAGGACCTGGCCGACGAGTTGTCGATGATGTAGAGACCGCGGTGCGGGGCCTCCTTCGGGGGGTCCCGCGCCACTGGCCCACTTCTTAGCTGTTTCACAAAAAGGGAAGATTCCGCGCCATAAGGAACTCGAGGGAGGGGCACACTACCTGCTGTCTTCCAACAAGCATTCGCACCTCCTTGGGTAAGCCTCTCCCTCACCCCGGTAAGGCGCGACTCCCCCCCGGAAGAGGGATGAGTCGTGGCCTTTTCTTAGCCCATAGAAAGAGTACGAAAAGAGATTTCAGTAGGAAGCAGTGCCTTACACCGTATAGGGGGGGGTCTGGAGTACACTTATTCGCACCCTTCCCATCGGGGGAATACAGGCTCTAACCGCGTGTCCCATCGGGGAATGGCCTATAAAGGGTCCTAACGGCCTTTAGACTTCTAAAGGGCATACTGATTAACTTACCTTTTCCCCTCATTCTTTCCTCGCCCCCATCGGGCTCTTTCCGGTTCTTTTTCTCTGCTCATTCCTCTACATCTTCCTCTGCACCTTCCTCTACACGCAGCCACATCACGACAGTCAAGGCACCCCCCACTGGGGGATGCCTCGTGTCGTGGGGACGCTTCGCATCCTCTCCTGGTACCTCTTGGTATAGGTATCTATTGGTAGATCACCGAGAGGGTGCGAAATTTTGTTTGATCGGTGGAGGACGTCACCCGCCAGCGAAGCCTGTCCTGGGTAGGCGCAGAGGCTGAATGGCTCCCTTGAGCGTCTTGGATGCTTTCGCGACGTGTGGTGCGGTGGCCTTGGCGACGTGTGGTGCGGCAGCCGCCACTCCTGCCTCGAAGATCCCTCCATCAGCACCGCGCAGCCCCTGGGCGAACCTCTGCGCAGTTGGGGTGGCCGCGAGTCGTTGTGCGGTATCCGATGCCTTCTGCGTGCCCTTCACTGCGCTCATGCCTGCCCTCGACACCGCTCCCCTGACCCCCAGGGCTTCTTTGGGTACGGGTACCCCATCCAGCATCTTGGAAGATGGGACGGCGGGGGGCCTTGCCCGGTGAGCAGACATCCAGGAGTTCGACACGGCCGTCTGAGCAGGGCCTTTCGCGATTCTTGGAATGGAGTTGGCCATGGCGGCTCTGCCTGTGGGTGTCTTACCCAGCACGGACAAGGCCGCCCTGGAGACCGGACTGCCTTTGGCCGCGTACCTCCCGAGGAACCCCAGGGTTCCTGCGATCACTGCGATCTTCTCGAGTTCATCACGAAAGAAGTACATCTGGTCGTAGTCCATGATCTCCACTCCGCTACTCTGTGCCACGAGTATACCCTCTCTGGTTACTGGGGTCTCTTGAGTACATGGAGGGTGTGTATGTACTTGGGGTGTTCTCTGGTGGTGCGAAATTTTGTTTGACGCGAGTGATAAGGCTGGTGGTACAAGACATAGGAGGTACCCGATGAAGCAGCGAGCCATTGAAGAGCTTGCTCGAGCGCAAGAAGAGAAGTTCGTGGAGGGAGTGTACCGGCAGGAGGTCACTCGACTGCGCGGATGCTCATGGGAGACGCCTGATGTCGGGGCGCGGCTGGATGGGTTCACGAAGTGGGGGCGGACTCGTCTTCTTCTGGAAGCGAAGCTGGACAAGGACCTGCTCAGTCGGAAGGACGCGTGTGAGGTCTTGGCTCAGGCCGTCTTCTACTTGCGCGCGTTCGTGGGCGCGGGGCATGCGCCTCCGACGGTCGTGATGGTCGCGGACAAGAACGAGTGCTTCATCGTGTCGTCTGACGTGTTGATGCCCCACACGAAGATGCGGATTGACTGGGGAGCGGCGGCGTCGAAAGGGAACAAGAAGCTGACGGCTGCGCTGTTGAGGGACGCACAGCTGGAATACTTCGTCCATCCCGTGCGAGAAGGCTTCGACCTCGAGGACGTGCTTCGTCATGCGGAGGCACTGAGCGGGGGCCAGAGCTACGCCATCTGCATCACCCCCTCGAACCTGTCTCGGGTGTACGAGGTGTGGAAGCAGAAGGGAGTGATCGTTTCCCCTCCTGCGAATCCGATCGAGCGCGTGATGATGTTCTTTGCGATCATCGAGCGGGGAATCTCTGAACTTCCGCGCACGGGCGGGCAGATCTACGTGGACGGCTTCGGCAAGATCAAGGTGAAGGAAATGCAGCTGGCGCTCTTCGGGAACACGTACAAGACTGGCTACTCTGAGGAGGAGAGCACTCTCCTCCTTTCGCGTCGAGATGAGCTGATTGAAGATGAGGCACGTCGCTTCCAGGGTGCCTTCTACACTCCTGAAATCTGGCGTAATGAAGCCGTGAAGGAGATCGAAAAGTCACTGGGGTCGAACTGGAAGGAAGAATGCGTGGTGTGGGACTGCGCTGCCGGGACCGGCAACCTCACGCGCGACCTGGACTGGGGGTGCCTGCTGTCTTCGACGGTGGAACGCACGGACGTAGCTGTGATGCAGCGATTCGGCTGGGGCGGCACGGTCTTCCAGTACGACTTCCTCAACGATGGTGCGGAGAGTCCCTTCTTCGACGGCATCAGTCAGGTGCCTGCTGATGTAGATCGTCTTCTTCGCGAAAAGGCCAAGGCCGGAAAGCGGCTGGTGTTCTTCATCAACCCGCCGTATGCAGAACACAGCACAGCAGGTACGTCAGGAAAGGCAAAGACGGGTGTGGCCCAGACGGCAGTGAACGCCGCCATGAAGTCCCAGAAGATGGGCCTTGCTTCCCGCCAGCTCTACGTCCAGTTCATGTTCCAGTGCCGTCAGATCGCAGAGGAGTTCGGGTTCGAGTACTACACGGTCGCGCTGTTCTCGATGCCGAAGTTCATGTGTTCCGGCTCATACCGGAAGTTCCGCGAGTGGTGGTACGGCGCGCACCACTACGACGGCGGCTTCATGTTCCAGGCGTCGCAGTTCGCGGATGTGAAGGGGAGCTGGGGTGTCTGCTTCACTGTGTGGGATGGTCACGGCATGACCCACACGGATGTAGATCTCCCGATGTGGTTGTACTCCCGGGACGATGAGCACGGAGTCGTACACCCTACGGGGCTGAAGCAGGTCTACAACAGTGACGGTCGAGAGGCCTCCAAGTGGGTCCGCGAGCCCGTCAGAGGGCGCAAGGGTGTGGACGCCCCTCAGATGAGCAGTGGGCTGAAGGTGAGAGACAGCGGCACAGGCAAGGCAGACCCGAGTGGGCTCCCCTGTCTCCACAACGACTCCAACTCAGTAACCAAATCGGATACTGACGTGTACTGGATAGGTCCTTGCTCCAATAGAGCAAATGGGGAGGTCCGGATAGCCCCGAGCAACTGGCGTCGTGCGGTGTCTCTTTGTGGGGCCCGGCTGTTGACTGAGAGCTCATGGGTGAATCGTGCGGACGAATACCTCGCCCCCTCCGGAGGCGCCCCTGGCTACGAGCAGTGGGTGAATGACTGCCACGTCTACGCGCTCGTCTACCCACGGCGGAACAACTGCACGGCCATGCGCGATGTGCCGTACAAGGGGGAGGACTGGCAGATCCACAACCACTGGTTCTGGCGAACTCGAGAAGACGCGCACAAGCTCTTGAAGCAGAGCGCGTACACGAAGAAGATCTCGAAGGACTGCCGAGAGCACAAGAACGACCCGTACTTCGCACAGCTGCTGAAGGAGGGGCTCACGCTCTCGCCGGATGCGCAGAAGGTGCTCGATCTTCTCGATGACCTGTGGGCAGAGAGTCTGGTCGATCGTCAGCGGTTCGCAGATGAGCATCCCGAGCTCCACCTGGTGGCATGGGATGCAGGCGTGTACCAGCTCAAGCACCTGTGGCGTGAGCTGTACGAGAGCGAATGGAATGCGCTCAAGGAAGCGCACAAGACCTTGGCCGCACGGCTCAAGGATGGCGTCTACAACTTCGGATTTCTGAAGTAAGGAGCGCGCACGCCCAGGAGCTCTCTGTTGAGTGCAAGTACCTTCAGGGGCTCCGAGAGCAGCTGCGAGGAGAAATCACGGCCTTGGCGTGTGCCCCTGGTACGGAGTGACTTGGTACCTTCATGGAGGATCACTGAACAGGTGCGAAAATCTGGGCATCGTCGTTCATATCGTCGAGCTCGAGGCAGAGATCGAGGAGCTGCGTGAGTACGCAGAGTGCGAGTAGAGGTGGGGGTCCTTCGGGGCCCCCCCTCGTGGCACTCTCTTAGGGTGCGAAATTTAGGTCATTAGGCGCCATAAGCTCTCTGCTCAATCTAAGGAGGTGTGAGCATGGACATCACGCTGTGTACGAACGCCGGGTGCGATGTGCGGAACAAGTGCTTCCGCTACCGTGCGGAGTGGGGGAAGCGACAGAGTGTCGCTCACTTCGAGGGAGGCAAGGAGTGCCCGCACTTCATGTCGCTCGATGAGGAAGAAGTCGCCATGACGACTGTAGCTGCCGACAAGAGAGTGGGGGACTTCATCCTCTCCAGCGAGCACCTGAGGGTGCGGGATCTCATGGTCGGCGCCGCGGTGGGGCTCTTGGAGCCCCGGAAGCCGGAGACGGACGAGGGTGATGTGACCTCGTGAGCGCCGCCGACGCCGTGACCGCCGCCGAGGCGCGGGCGCTGCTGGACGCCGTCGAGGGGCTGTCTGGTCCGGCACTGTTCACGCTGAAGGAGTGGACGTGGACGACCTCGCCCGAGGAGGCTGCCGCCTTGCGCGCGGCGGGGGCGTTGTTCGCCGCCGCCCCCGCCCTCGCCCGCACAGTCATCGCGCTGCACGAGAATATCGAGTTCCTGCACAGCAATATGGACTCCGCCCTGGGGCACATTGATCTGGCCAGAGCGGAGCGCGCCCGGGAGCGGAAGAACGCCGCCGCGCGCGAGCGACTGTTGACCCGGCGGACCGATGCGCTGCGGGCGGCCGAGAGGGAGCGCGACGCCCTGCGCGCCGAGGTCGAGGGACTGCGGGCCTGGAAGTCGGCCACCATCTCCGCCGCCTATGAGGTCGTGAAGATGCACGACGATGGGCCCGAATGCTGGCCGGCGTGGTTTGAGGGCTACGGGGTCGATGGGCTGTGCGCTGCGATGTACCCGGAGGCGCCCCATGGCTGACCCCATAACCGCGCCCCGCATCCTCGTGAGCGACGACACCGGCCGGGCGCTCCCGGTCCCACGCGGAGAGGACGACTACTGATGTCGAAGAAGCGCCCCTGGAGGGTGGAAGTCAGCGATGGGAACGCAACCCCAGCTGGCAGCGATGGGGTTCCTACACGACGTGGGAGCGTGCGAATGATGTGGCTCTGAAGGTGTACGGCACCGCCCGGATCATCCACGTCGGCAACATCCACAAGCCTGGACAAGACAAGGAGGCCCCACATGGCTGAGTTCAAAGAGGGAGATGCTGTCTGGTTCCACTACAGTGGGGAGACGAGAGTAGGGCATGTCCTGGATGCCGTGGAGGCGAGGGCACTGAACGATGGGACATTTCAGGGGCTGGGCCTTCGCGAGAACATGTCCGACATCTACAAGGGAGTGACCCAGGTGGAGCGTGCGACGCGCCGCCTTCACTACTACCCGGACTGCGTCCCAGATCAGGCACAGATGAACCGACACCCGCTGTCCTGGGAGATCACACATACGACATGCCGCAGATGTCTGCGCCGAAGGGCCAGAGACCTGCGAGGCTGGCGCTGGACCATAGACTTCAACCGGGAGCATGTGGAGTACCTCCGCTCAGTCCTTGGTCCGGAGATCGACAAGATGGCAGACATCCCTGCCTTGGACGAGCACACCCCCCACGTACGCAGGATGCGCCAGACGTATTCGTGGAGCAAGAATGCAGACGACTGACGTGGTCAAGAAGATCTTCATCAAGAGTGCCGACCACCTGATGAAGCAGGGAAAGAAGGCCATCGTAGGCCTTGATACGCCTCTCACCCCGCCCTCCTCCTGCAGGTACCGATCCCCAGAAGGACTGAAGTGCGCCCTGGGCTGTCTGATCACCAGTGAGTTCTACACTGAGGACCTCGAGGGACAAGCCTCCGTAGAGTCCGAGGTTCTGCGTGCAATCCAGAAGAGTCAGGGCCTCCCCGATGCGGAGATCGACAGACACGACCTCGTCGACCTCCTGAGCTGGCTCCAGTGGCTGCACGACTCCTTCTCTCCGGTTCACTGGAAGGAGCGCCTCGTAGAGAGGGCGCGAGAGCTCGACATCGACTGGGCCCCAAAGGAAAAGGCATGAACCAAGAAGAGGTGGCCGCGGCCATCGGAATCCCCCTGGCCACATGGCATGGCAAGTGCCACGAGGTGAGCCTGGCCATCGCGCAGAAGAAGCTGTATGGCCCTTCTCGGGTCGCGAGAGGGATGTGCTCGGGAGTGGGCAGTCAGCACAGCTGGGTCGTCCTCTCTGGGCGTCCGGGTTCCATGTTCGAGAAGAAGGTGCCGATCCTCGATCCGACACTGTGGACCTACCGAGATGATGTCGAAGGTCTGTACTTCAACACTGCCGGCGGGACTCCTTGGCACACCCCGAAGGGTGCGGGAGACTTGTGGGACTTCAGCTGTCCGCAGTCTGTCGGCGGCGATGAGCTGATCCCGCGAGAGCCGATCACTGGCGGGGCGACCGCCTTCCTGGCGTTCCTGAAGGCCCAGGTGGGTGGGCCCCTGAGCTACGGATGGTGGATGAGGTTCTTCTCCCAGTGCCCGATGGCGAACCCGCCCATCTTGAGAGAGCTCATCGACGCCTGCTACCGAGATGAGCGCATTCGTGGAACGATTCCCATCGACATCGTAGGGATGCTGACGGACCACAACCCCGGTGGTCTGTACATGGCGGATTGAGGATGCGGGCCCTTCGGGGCCCGCATCCTCGCGGCAAAATCTTAGTCCTAATGAGGCCATAAAGCCCTCAGAGGTCGGACATCCGTAGCCGGCCCGGAGGTGCAAAATGGTAGAACAGAGCCTCTCTGACAGGGCGAAGAACATCGCATACGACCTGATGGACGTCGCCTCGAGCTTTCGTGAGGAGCAGGGAGAGGAGGTCCAGCAGATGTTCGGCTTCCTCATCGACAACACGGTGCAGCTGGTCCCTGGCGCCGTGTTCCCTGCGGCGAACAAGGACCACCTGGCGGCGATCGTCCAGTCGATCGCAGAGGAGAAGGGCGCCAAGTGCGTCTTCATGGTCTCTGAGGCCTGGTTGAGCATGAACCCACTCTCTGGGGCACCCAGTAAAGACCCGGCGAGGATGGAGATCATCATGATCACCGCTTCCGGGGAGGGTGTGAACCTCATGATGACCCGGCAGATCCTGGGACCCAAGACCCTCGGAGAAGTCGAGATCCAGGAAGGAAGTGCGGTGAGTGGCCGCTTCCACAACCTGAGCGGCCGGGAGGGGATGAACTGATGGGATCCCGAATCATGAAGCAGCCCAACGGCAAGTTCTGCCGCTGGAGCTCCATCGTCGACAGCTTCACTCACTACAACTACACGCGCGAGGAACTGCTGGCCGACCTCGAAGCGCAGATGCTCAAGGAGTGGCGAAGGGACATGAATGCCACCTTCGACCGGGCCAATGAGTCGGGAGACGGCAGCCGGTACCTGAAGTCGTCGGTGCGGGAGAAGCTGATCGGGTCCGTGTTTCCTCACGGACCCGAGGCAGTCTTGGCCCGCGCCAAGGCGATGGGTATTGAGATCGAAGGCGACCCCAAGTTCCAGTCACTCTGCAAGGACTACGCAGAGAGTCGGAGAGGGCCATGAGCCTTCCCGAGGCGCTGCTCACCGAGGTGACCGGGCCGATCTACGTCCGTGCTGACGATCGGACCCACCTGTCGTCCGACTACTACTATGGATCCCAGGAGTACGCGGCCCTGGAGATGGATGAGCCTGGGGTGCTGGAGACCTTGAATGCTGCCCCCTGGGAAGTTGTGATGCCGGGGGAGCTCGAGCGGAGAGTGAAGGCCAACAACAAGTGGTTCTACACCCACCGGTACTTCTGCCAGGATTGCCATCGAGAGGACTTCGACATGGTGATGCTGAAGGATGCCCTGTGGGAGCGGCTCTACCCCAAGAACGGGCATGCGTGCCCGAGATGTATGGGAGTGCGCCTGGGGAGAGAGATCCAACCGTCGGACTGCTCTTCCGCGCCGGTCAACAGCATGTACTGGCGCCGCCGGATGACCGGCGATCCTGCGCTCCCCCGCTGGCCCAAACACATGGCCTGGACGCAGACCACCGAGTTCAACAAAGACAAGACCCGGTTCCGTGTCGTGCTCACGCGAGACACGGACGGGGCGGTAGTGCATTCCACCTTCTGGGGTGTGGATGACGGCTCTGCGCAGGAGGAAGCCTACAGACGTGCCAGAGACTTCGAAAAGCACGAGGGCACCCCTCGCGATTCCACAGAAAAGGAGTGAACATGGACGTGAATACGAAGATCATCCTTCGGGCGCGGGGGGCAGATGTCTCCGTAGATGTCCTGCTTGCGCCGGGGTGGAGTGTCTTCCCGCAGGCTCCCCAGGACCTCAACAACCTCGGGGGAGAGCTCGTGAGTCTGATGGATCTCATCTTCACCACCGACTACGAGTTGGAGGAGGGCAACATTGTCCTCATCTTCGTCTTCGAGGGTGATGACGACCCGATCAAGTGGCGAATCCTGCTGACCTGTATGCGGGAGTTCATCATGGAGGGGCTGCGGAGGCTGTACCAGTAGCGTCTTGCAGAGACGCGTAATGTGCTGTGGGGCCCCGTTTGAGGCCCCACACACCTCGAGTAAACTTTAGGTTTTCTGCGCCATAAGCCATCTGTACAGGAGACCCATACTCCTCGTATTCATCCCACGGAGACCCGATGACCCGAGAAGATGTAGACCGCCACCTGGAGCGGCTGATCAACGAGGCATACATCGAGACTGTGCACCTGGAAGAGCTCAGATCCCTCCTCAGCAACCTGCTGCACTGGCTGTTCAAGCTGGGCACAGCAGGCACGATTCTCCGCTACTGGGCGCACAGCCGCTTGCGGGAGGTTGACGCCCTCTTGCGAGTCAGGGAGGTGGAGGCCGAGACTCTGTACGGAGCGAAGACGTACCGGTGGGGAAGCCATGCGGAGGAGCGCAGGTTCGCAGAGGCCTGGGCGGAGTGTACGTCCAAGTACCAAGATGCGCGCGGACACCACCACATCGACAAGCTGATGGCCGAAGACCCCAACGATTTGTACGTCTCTCCTGTGAGTGATGAGGCGCGAGTGGCTGCGGCAACCGCAATCCAATGGCTTGGCTCCCCTGTGGGCCAGTCCTTCCTGTACAAACTCAACTACAGAAAGGAAACCCCAAATGGCACTGATTCCCCCTGATCGCGCACGCTGCCAGGCAGATGTTCCGACAGGGCACAGTTTTCTCAGCATGGGTCCTGGGCCGAAGCATGTCCGGTGCGAAACTTCGCCGCACGTCATCGTAGAGGAGCGGCGCCCCGGAGAGGACGGACACGCGGGGAGCATGTCTCTCTGCCTGGAGTGCCTCGCGGTCATGTCGAGGCAGGCAAGCGGTGAGATCTGGCAGGGCGTGTTCATCAAGGAGGTGATCTGATGCGGTGGCTCTGGGGCCCCGCCACACTCCGCCTCCTGGAGCACTTCGGGATCCCCTGGCGAACCAAAGAGCACATCACCCCCGAAGAGCTCGGGTCTTCCCCCGGGGATACCTACTGGACAGGGAAGGAGCTCGTCATCGAAGAATCCTGCCCCAAGATGTGGGTGGTGCATGAGGTGGGGCACTTCTTGGTGACCCGGAAGATCTCCCCAGAGTTCCTCGCTCTCCGCAACTGGGGAACAGAGCAGGGCGGCGCCCAAGAGCTCCGCGCCGACGGAAATGAGTTCCCTTCGTGTTCCGTGAACGTGGCGCTTCTCATCCAGATGAACTTGCCCTGGAAGGCATGCGCGGACGCCCTGAATCTCGTCGATGACTTCTGGGACAGCGACCGCTTCTCCAGGTACGACGATTTCTCTGACTACCGGATTCGGTATTCGGCGTCCAGAGGGTGGCGCGATGTACGAGAAGGGGTCCTCGAGAGGGCGTCCCGATTCCTCAAAGAAACCCCCTACGCTGTTTAGAGCAGCCACAAGGAGGCCCGGTGGGCTTCAACACGACTGTGCTGGTCTTGAATGACCGGCTGAGAGAGATCGAAGAAGGCTTCGTCCGAGAGTTGAGCCGGATGGCCGGTAGCGGCCAGGCCCGCGGGCCTGTCCCTCGGGACTTCCACGGTTCGCAGAGCGGGGTCATCGAGACGCATCACGCCGACCAGACCGCCGTGATCTTGGTCGGCGGCAACACCGCCACCGTCCTCGGGCTCGGGCGTGGGTACCGCCACAATGAGCCCAGGAACCAGGTCGATGCGCTCGAGATGTGCCTCAATGCGCTGGGGTACGACATCCGCAGGCAGACCCAGAAGAAGCTCGAGGGCGCGATCCGCGAGGCTGAGAGGAAGCTGCAGCGCGCCATCCAGAACGACCCCTCCCGTGGGGGAACCCGGTCGGTCGAGTACAGCAGATTCCGCTCGTGGGAGCACGAGGTCGGGTTCTACGAGAAGCGCCTCGACTGGCTCCGCGAGATGAAGACTACCGAGGAGTCTGCATGACTGCGCCGCTCCGCCCCGGCGACCTGAAGCGCCTGGGCCCCTACGTCAAGGAGTACCTGGGAGCCTACTGGCTCTTCCAGGTCTTCACCAAGAAGCAGTGCGAGAAGCTCGGCACTATGGACCCTCCATGCGCCTAC